CGACGAGTCCAGGGACGAACCCATGTTCAAGACCGAGGTCTCCTGGAACCAGCTGAAGACCCAGGTCCAGAGCCTCCTGGTCCGCAGCGGCCTCAACCTCACCAAGCGCGAAATCGGGGTCGCCACCTACTGGCTCACGGAGAGGATCGCGGGCTACGTAAGCGAGCAAGACACGAAGGAGACGTTGACTGAGACCATGCAGAACCTGGTCTCGCAGTACATCGTCGATAAGTCCCTCCAGCGCACCACCGGCGTGAGCGAGCGCAGTCCCATCCACACCCGGGAGTGGTATGACAAGAACTACGGCCAGGCTCCGGGCATGGACAAGGACGCGGCGGCGGACGACGACGATTCCGGGCCCGAACTCTCCGACGACTCCGAGCCCCAGGTCTTCGTCGGCATCGACGGCGACAACATCGGGAGCCTGGTCGAGGAGACGCTGCTCACCGACGACCCCGAGGCCGCATCCGCGATCTCGCGCTCGATCCACGACGCCCACGACGAGATCGGGGACGTGGTCAAGGAGCACGGCGGTCGCCTGATCTTCGATGGCGGCGACAACATGCTCTTCACCCTGCCCCTGGACATTGACACGATCGAGGGAATCCGTAGAATATATAGGGACAAGACGGGGCACAGCGCTACGGTCGGAATCGGCAAGCGGCCCATCGAGGCCCACTTCGCCCTGGTCGTGGGCAAGAACACGGGCAAGGACAAGATCGTCGTCTTCGGTCAGGAAGTGCTGGACGAGTACGAGGCCATCCACGAAGAGCAAGAGGAGGCGGCGCCCCTGTTCCAGAAGCTGAAGTACCGGGCCAGTGTCAGCGCCGGAGCCAGCGGGGTCGAGGGCGTGGTCGACCGCGCGTTCTGGGACCTCGGCGTCGCCCGCGTCCTCCGCGCGGTCCTGGGCAAGATCGGTCTCCCGGTTAACGACGAGTCCGTGTACGACACCTTCATACGCCTGGTCCACGCCCACGGCCTGGACAGCGTCGCCTCCATCCACCGCTTCTTCACCATGGGCTTCGACGCCCTGGAGAACGCCGTCCGCACCGTGCGCGGCGGTCCCGAGCCCACGGTCACTGCCGGGGTCAAGTTCATGGCTCTGGCCGCCGTCCCGACCTCGGAGCCCCAGCACTTCCCGGGGCAGTCGGTGCCCCCCCTCGGCCAGACCCGGAAGTCGCCGCACCCGAGGAAGGACTGGCTCACTATCGACGACTATAACAAGGACCAGGTCGACGTCTCGAAGACGGACGTGAGCTACGTCGGCGGAAACGTGCCCAAGGACAGCCAGATGATGTGCGGCGGAGACCAGGGCGACCCGATATACGTTCCATAGAGAGGAGAACCAAGATGATCACCCCCTACCAAAACCCCGAAGGCCGCGACGACAAGGCCAGCAGCTTCTGGCATACCCTCGCCAACAAGCTGGGGCTCCGGGCTCCGAATCTCAAGCAGGCCTCCGCCGATGACCTCCGGGTCCAGCGCCTCTCCGACGGCATCCAGACTCAGGGCAAGGCCCCGATCCGGCAGGGCATGGTCAAGGTCGCGGGACTGACCAAGGTCTCGGCGCCGCAGCACCTGGCCGAGTCCGTGTTCGACCGCATCATCGACATGCACCGCCGCGCCGAGGCCCAGCTGAGCCAGGCCGAGCGCGTCAAGGCCGTGGACTTCCTCAGCCGGATCGCGGACCAGGCCGAGGGCGTCAAGGGCTCGGTCGGCGCCTGCGGAGGCGACCAGAAGGTCGCGGACCTCTGCGGCGAGATCACGGCCAAGGCCGACGCCGTGATCGGTGCCGTGACGCAGCTGAGGGATAAGGCCTCGGACATGTCCGTGGCCCAGGCCGAGGCCATCTCCAACGCCTTCCTCCTGATCAACGACGCCGCCAACTACCTCGGGAAGAAGGGGGCGGTCGAGCCCGCCTCGTCCCCGGCCATGCCCGAGATCGAACTCATGGACGGCGGCCTCCCGGAGATGCCGCCCTCGGAGGAGACCCCGAGCCCGGCGTCGGCGATCGCGGGGCACATCCCGGCCATGGTCCGCAAGGCCATGGACGAGGCCTACGACGACATGCGCTGCGTCCACACGAAGATGCTCCTGATCGAGTCCATGCTCAACGAGATCATCGCCGACCTCAACGTCAACACGATGATGACCCCGGGGATGCCCGGGGACGGGATGCCCCCGACCACGGAGCTTCCGGGTCCGGACACCCCGGAGGCCATGCGCGAGGAGTCGGAGGAGCAGGCGGCGGCGAAGGGCGCCGAGGCCGGTCTGGACGGGACGGTGAAGACCGCCGCCTCCGGCGACCCCGGCGACTCCGAGCCCGGCAACTCGATCTACAAGGACATCAACAAGTGCCGGGACTGCGTCTGGTTCGAGTCCGACGTCACGCACGAGACCTACCGCGACAAGTGCAGGGGCTGCGAGCACGCCAAGCTCGGCGGCATCGCCAACCACTGGTGGCCCAAGGCCCAGCAGATGGTGATCTGGGCGCCCCAGTACGAGGGCGAGTCCGAGCACGTCCGGCTCTCGGTCAGAGACACGCTGACCCTGCGCCAGGCACAGCCGGATCGGGCGCAGTCGATCGCGCGCGAGATCGTGGCGGAGTTCGGAGACAAGAACCTGTGCAGAGAATGTGGTCATGATCTGGGGTGGCATACCGAGAAGGCTCGCAGAGACAGAGTTCCATATATAGCAGGGCCTGAGGGATCATGCGCATATCAGGACCCGAGTCTGAAATATGGCACTTGTCCGTGCGATAAATTTGTGCCATACCAAGTGTCGGCTATGGCCTTGGGCCACTCCTTCATCGAAGCCTTCCGCCACCCCCTGATCGCCAGCCAGATGGGGACGATGGCGCGCGCTGTCACCTCCGAGATCGAGAGCCTGACCGGGATCACGATGGCGAGACCCTCGAAGGACGGAAACCTCATCATCGCCTACCCCGTGGACGGACTGTCCCAGGAGGCCAAGGGCGAGCGCGCGAAGATCAAGGAACTTCGGCACCAGCTCGACTCGGAGAAGGACCCGGTCAAGATCAAGCAGCTCCACGACGCGATCGAGGCCCTACACGAGCGCGTGGACAAGGACAAGGAGCGCAAGCAGAAGCGGCGCGAGGACCGGGAAGAGCGGAAGAAGACGCAGCAGGAGGAGCAGGACAAGCAGCACGCGAATATCCCGGCGAAGACCGAGGCCAGTCTCAGCGGCAGCCTCTGCCTGGCAGACGCGATGTGGCCGTCGGACAGCCCCGAGCTGGGGGCTGGCGAGGCGTTCTCGGTCTGCCATAAGTGCGGCCAGGAGCACGCCCTGGACACCCCTTGCACTCCCGAGACCCCGGAGGAGCGCGTCAAGCGCATCGTCGGCCCCGGGCCGGGGAAGCAGGTGGCGACCATGGACGTGCCCCCCGGAGGGGCGGACGTCGCGGTCACCAGCGTCAACGGGATGCCCCAGGCGAGCGCTGGCGTGGTCGGAACCCTCACTTCCAGGGGGTCGCTTTGACCACGTCGCCGATGTCCGGGGCCCGGACTCCGGAATTGGCGGCCAGGGTCCGGAGAATCTCAACCTTGTTGAAGTCGATCAACCGCTCGATCAGAAGAACCAGAAGGATGGTCCGGGCCTTCGTGGACCTATCCGCCCGCGCCAGCGCGTGCGCTTCCGCCCTCCGCAGGGCCTCGAAGGTCAAGAGCCCGAGTTCTTCGAGGGCCCGGCGGGCTACCGCAACGTCGAGAAGGGGTACGGGACGGAGAATCAGCCTGACACCGGGTCCCCATCCTCGATCATGCTCGCGAACCGGAAGAGACGTCGAACGCTGGTAGAGGAGACGATGCCTAACGCGGTGAAGGAGGGGGACCCCCAGGAAGAGGGGCAGACCACGACGGGGAACCCCGGAGACGCGATACAGCAGAGTTTTTACGACATGCAGGCGAGGTAAAATATCTCTATGGCTGACGCCAACGACAAGACCGCGAGCGTGCCCGCCCCTGAAGGGTCGGGTCTCGTCACGTCCAACTTGGACGCCGAGTTCAAGATGATCAAGAACGCGGTGAGCCCGGGGCTGACCGGCAGCGCCCTCGTGGACATTCCCCGCGCGCGCATGAAGAAGATGGCGTCGCAGTTCGGGAACATGAGGCCGGGCCTACACCGGCAGGCGCCGTCGTTCTACCACCCTCTGTTCGAGGCGCTGAACCTACAGCTTCCGACGAAGACACGGGAAATTGACCAGTGGGCGAGACATTTTTATAAAACGGATGGCTATGTCGGGACCGTGATAGATATGCACTGCTTCGCCGCCGGTTCCGCAGTGTATACGATGAACGACGTCGTGAACATTGAGGACGTGAAAGAGGGCGATTCGGTACCTGGTTTGGACGGCAGGGCCAAGGTTGTCAAGCACGCGGAGTCCCACCACTACGACGGGACTCTCTACACCGTGAAGCCATTCTGTCTACCTGAGTTGAAGGTCACCCACAACGAAGGGCTATGGGTCGTGCACGGTCGCTATATGGACCACATGCCGCGTTTGGACAAGTGCGGCAAGATCAGGAACGACTGCGGGAGATGGATGCCGGACGGGGGACCATCCTGGGTTAGGGCCGAGGATGTCAGGCCCGGAGACTATCTGTTCTTCCCCAAGCGAATTCCTACCAATAAGGCGGTGGAGTTCGACCTCTCCAAGTTTATTCGGGAGCGCTCGGTCAAATATGACATGACCATACGCAATCAGACAGGGGTAGGTTTCCCTCAAACCGATAGGTCTCACAAGGTGAGCCTGATGGAGGTCCAGGGCGACACGATCTTGTCTATAAAATCAGGGTCCAGGATACCTCGTAAGGTGATCGCCGATGACGATCTCTGCGAGTTGGGAGGGTGGTGGGCCGCCGAGGGCTACTCCGACGGTGGCGCGATTTATTTCTGCCTAGGTACCCACGAGCCCAATAATATCGCCAGGGTCTCGGAATTGATCCGAAAGGTTTTTAAGATGGAGCCGAAGGTCATGATCACCAAGGAGACCCACGGCGCGAAGGTCTATGTCTGTTCGCGTCTCCTGTCCAAGTGGTTCTGCTCGGAATTTGGACTCGGGGCACAGAACAAGCGAGTGCCTCAGTGGATCATGGATGGGGAATCGTCCTGGATGAGGAAATTTTTGATCGGATACCTCAATGGGGACGGCTGCATGGCCGATGAATTCTGCGTTAAGTCCAACACGGTGTCGCGGACTCTCGCCTACCAAATGGAGGTCCTGGCCGCGCGGCTGGGTTTTCTGTTCTCCATTAAGACCATCACCTCCAGGAAAGACGGGCAGAAGAGAAAGCCTATCTATTACATGCGCGCATCCAAGACCGAGGTGCTCCCCAAGGTCTACGGAATCGCGCATGAGTCTGCTCGATCCCCTAGGAAGACGTATCATGAGGCCCCCGGAGGATTCCTGGTCAAGGTCAGGGATGTCCGGAAGAAAAAGTTCTCCGGAACCGTCTACGACATAACTACCGAAGACGGATCGTTCTGCGCCCCGATCGTGGTCCACAATTCGGACCTCCCGATGACCGGAGCCCACCTGGTCTGCGACGACGAGAAGGTGAAACTCTTCTTCGAGATTCTGTTCTTCGACGTGATCAAGGGCCTCAACCTTATCGGCGACGTCAGCCACGAGTGGTGGAAGCTGGGCAACGTCTTCCCCTTCGGGGAGTGGGACGACGACCGTGGCATCTGGACAGGCTTCAACCTCCTCAACCCCGACTTCGTCGAGGTCGAGAAGTCATCCCTGGTCGGTGAGCCGATCCTCAAGCTCGACCCCGACGACAACCTCAAGCGGATCGTCGCCAGCCGCCAGCCCAAGGAACTCTACGAGGCCCTGGCCAAGATCGAGAACGGGCAGCTGGTCAACCTCGTCGCGCGCGGCGAGAAGATACCCCTGAACAAGTTCCGGGTCAGCCACCTCGCCTACAAGATGAGCCCGTACGAGAGCGTGGGGACCCCGATCATGTTCCGGGCCTTCAAGCCCCTGATCTTCAAGGACCTGGTGCGCCGGGTCCAGCAGGCGGTGTACGAGCGCCACATCACCCCGATCAAGCTCGTGAAGGTCGGCACTGACACCATGCCCGCGAACCCGCAGGCCGTGACGCAGGTGCGCGAGGCCTTCGACGAGCTGAGCCAGGACCTGAGCGCCTGGTTCGTCTACCACCACGCGATCTCGGTCGAGTACGTGTCCAGCGCCGGGAAGATTCACCCCTTCGACCAGGAGTCGAAGTGGATCAGGGAGGAGATCATGGCCGCGCTCATGGGCTCCGAGGCCATGATCGGCGGCACCGGCCCGAACTTTGCCGCCGGGTCGATCGGCCTCCAGGTCCTGATCAACCGCTACATGCGCTGCCAGGAGATGCTGGCGCGCTGGATCAAGGACACGATCTTCCGGCCCGTGGCCATCGCCCAGGACTTCCGGCGCCGCAACGAACTCGGGGAGGACGAGTACATCGTCCCCGACATCGAGTTCGAGTTCATGAAGCTCAAGGACGACGTCCAGATGAAGGGCCTGATGAAGGAGATGGCCAAAACCGGCCTGATCTCGAAGCAAACCTTCTACACGTACTTGGGCCTGGACTACCGCAAGGAGAAGCGCCAGATCGAGCGGGAGAGGGCCGAGGAGAAGAAGGCCGCGATGCAGGGGATGAAGCCCGGAGGCAAGCCCGGGGCGGGCGGCGCCGGGGCCCCTCCGCCCATGGGTGGCGGCGGCGGCGGGGACAGCGGCGGCGGTGAGGGACCGGTCCCCGGCGAGGGCGAGACTGCGGCCACGGTCCCGACCCCGGGCACGCCCATGCCTGCGGCGGAGACCATACCTGGCGCGGGCGCCGGTCAGGGACTCCCGGAGGCGGCATGAGCTTCGACCCCAAGAACTACCGTGGCGCGGGAGACCGCAAGGACGTGCGCACCGGCTCCCCAGAGGACGTGGCCCTGCGCCCCGGCCTCATGTCGGAGAAGACCCACCTCCCCGACCTCGACTACCGCAAGCTCCAGATGGCGTCCTTGGGCCGCATGGCCAAGGCCAAGACCGCCAAGGCCCCGGCGGACCACGCCGCAGGACAGCGGTATCAGGCCCTGGTCAACTACCTGAGCCAGCGCGGGTCCCAGGTCGACGCCGCAGAGGTTGACCGCAGGATGCGGACCTGGTTCGAGGACCTGATCAACCGCGTGCTCCAGGACCCGGCGGCCTGGGACGTGGAGAAGATTCTGGACGGCAAGGCCCTGATGGACTACCTCTCCGGGGTCAAGGGCGGGCAGGAGCAGCCCCCGCAGCAGGAACCCCCAGCCAAGTGAACCCGATCATCTACCCGCACAGGGCAGTCGAGCGCGCGCCGATCCGGCTCGCGCTCCCCGAGTCCGTGCTGGTCCGGAAGCTGGCGACCGCCCGCGACGACATGAGCGCGTTCGTGCTCCAGGACTTCCTCAAGGCCGGTTTCCGCGAGGTGGAGTGGCGCTACGGCTTCGAGCCCTGGCAGAATGAGAAGCTCTGGCAGGAGATGGGTAGCGTCTGTCCCGTGTGCTTCGCCCTGGACGGCCAGCGCTTCAAGATCGACTGGCTGCTCCAGAACATGACGCACAACGCGCCGAAGTACACGATGAGCCACGTCAACTGTTTGCCCCCGGGGACGGAGATCATGATGTCGGATGGTTCTGTTCGCTTGATAGAGAGCATCAGGAAAGGGGACGCGGTCCTTGGGCATGACGGAGAGGCCCACCTCGTGACGGGGACGACGAAGAGGAAATACGTGGGCGACCTGGTCAGCCTATTGTCGTGGGACGGAAAGGAACTATTGCTGACACCGAACCATCGCGTCTACGCTCAGAAGGGCCACTTGAAGTACGCTAATTCCGGCGGGACTGTGTTCTCGGATTGGGATTTTGTCCCAGCCGATGACCTCGAAGCAGGCGTTCGGAGAAAAAGGGGTGTATCCGACAAGGTCTATTTCCCAACGGTGTCAGGAAATTCTGGGTGCGATCTAACGGACGAGCAGGTGGAACTATTTGGGTACTGGATGGCCGAGGGTTGCACGAGGCTCAACAGGGGCACCGGAGAGAGGATAGCCCTGATCTTCACCATAGGCCAGCATGAGATGGATTTCGCGAATAGGATAGGGGCTCTGTGTTCCCGCCTGGAGCAAGATAGCCATCTCTCGATCAGGAAGAACGGGCACGCCACGGTGGTCTACTGGTCATCTAAAAAATGGACCAAGATATTCATGGGACTGGGCGGGCTCGGCGCGCGTGAAAAGAAGATGGCACCCGAGGCCATGAGGTGGCCCATCGATAAACAGAGAATTTTTCTCAACGCCTTCATTCGGGGAGACGGGCACATATCCAACCGGAATTTCTCGGACAAATATCTCGGGAGGACCCAGAGGATATACATCACCACTCACTCCAAGCAGTTGGCGAACCAACTGTACGTGATGCTGGATCGCCTGCACGTCCCGGTGTTAATGAACGAGACCATGACCCCCACCGGACCTCAGGATCGCTTGGCCGGATCAACTAAAAAGTTCCCCCACTATCTGATCCACTTCAACAGGTGGTCGTGGGACCGGGTCGGTAAGCCCCCGCACACCAACTCCAGAGTCCTGGTCGCGGCCAACAGCGTGGTCTCAATGCTTAGGTCAGTGGGCAGGGTTCCGTATTCTGGCATGGTCCACAATATCTCCGTCGCGGGGTCGCAGAGTTACATCGCCAACAGGATCGCGGTGCACAACTGCGAGTGCCGCCTCTTCCGGATCAACCGGACCGAGGAGATGCTGGACTTCTCGGAGAAGGTCACGGTCGCCCCCGGCGACATCGACCCCGGCCTGACCGAGGCGCCGGTGGACCTCGGAGACGTCCCGGAGGGCCAGCGCCCCGGCCTGGGCCTGCCCGAGCAGGAGAACCAGTGGACGGACATCGAGTGGAAGTGGGACCCGAAGCGCAACGAGTTCGTCCCGCTCAAGACCTTCATGGAGGGAGAGACCAGCCCCTGGCTCCTGGACCAGGACACCGGCGAGTTCGTGCCCCACGAGGAGTGGGTTAAGCGCCACGGTCTGCAATGATATGAGCATGATCAAGCAAGGAGCACCGAAGGAGTCAAAGGTACTGGGCTTCGATCCGGCGGCGGGCTGGGTCGACCCCAAGTCCAAGGCCCAGCCTATGATCCCAGAACTGAACGTCTCGTGCCCGAACTGCCGCGTCCTGGCCCAGGCCAGCGCCGACGGCACCGTCTTCTGCCCGAAGTGCGGGATGATCATAAATCCCAGCAGCACCAACGAGAGGAAACCCCTATGAACCAGATCGCGCTCCCCAGCGGCGGTTGGCTGAAGTACGCGTCCTTCGGCGGCAAGGTCGTGGAGCGCGCCGACGGCTCCTGCCCCGAGTGCGCCCTCTTCCGGACGGCGGGCGTTGTCCGGCCCCGGTGCGAGCACCACTTCGTGGAGCGCACCGCTTTCGGTCTGAAGATCGCCGAGGCCCCGCAGAAGTACGCGGCCCTGCTCGACGACTACAAGAAGGCGATCAACGTCCAGCGCGTGGCCCCGATGAACCCCGAGTTCAGCTTCTACCGGGTCATGGGCCTGCACGGGGACTGGCCGAACACGAACGGCGACCTCTTCCGCTGGGGCTCCAAGGACGACGCCAACGAGCCCGAACTCCTGCGCCTGATCCGAGAGGGCAGTATGGTGGGGAAGAGCGTGTACCAGACCTTCGTCGGGAAAGGCAACTATAAGGACCACAACAACTCCAAGGTCGCTGACGCCGTCGGCATCATCCTCGACGCGGTACCGAACCATCGGGTTAAGGGCGTCGAACTCCTGCTCGCCGTGGACCGGACCAAGGACCCGATGCTGGTCCGGGGCATCGACAGCGGATACATCACAGACGTATCGATGGGCGCCGTCCACCCCGAATCCCTCGTTCTCTTGGCCTCCGGGGAGACCGTGATGGCCGGGCACATGATCCCCGGGGTCGAGGTCGTCACCCACTGCGGTCGCCCCAAGATCGTCAAGGCGGTGCAGGTCTCCCAGATCGAGGGCACCGTCGTCTCGATCAAGGCCGAGGGCCTCACCGCCACGGTCTTCACGGGGGACCACCCCATCTGGTCCATCTCGGCCCAGAGAAGGAAAGAGCAGAACATGTGGCGCTCCCGCATGAGCCACCAGCGCCACTTGAAGCGGATGGAGGAATCGGGGTACGAGCGCCAAAGGAATAGGACCGCTCTCTTGGAGCCCCGCGAAGTTTCCCCGAATTTCGTCTCTGCCGCAGACATAAAGGTGGGCGACTACGTGGGCATCCCCTTCCCCACCGAGGTGAAGCCCAGCACCTTCTCCAACAAGGATTTCGCGCGCCTCCTGGGCTACTACATCTCCGAGGGCTGGATCATCACCCAGGACGGGAAGATGTCCGGGGTGGGGTTCGCCCTCAACATCAATGAGGGGAAGATCGCCGAGGAGATCGCCAACCTCTGCAAGAAGGTCATGGGCAAAGAGGCCCACGCCAGAGTCTGCGAGGAACGGAACGGCCTCTACCTGGAGGTCCACGATCGCGTTTGGCCCAAGGTCTTCACGGACCATGCGGGCCGGGGCGCCAAGACCAAGTCACTGTCCAACGAGGTCACCCTCTGGGACCCCTCCGTCCAGATGGAGATGCTCGGAGCCATGATCAATGGCGACGGCTTCCAGACCAAGACGGGGATGGTCTATTACTCAACCTCCTCCGAGGTCCTAGCGCGTCAGGCCCAGTCCATCTTCGCGCGCTGCGGGATCATCGCGAACATCCAGGTCTTGAAGCACAAGCCCTCCAAGAACTCCGTCGTGAGGAAGGACACCGTGGAGTTCCAGGTCGCCGTGGGATGCACCTATTCCCAGAAGCTCTCTTCGGTCTCTAAGGTTTCCATAGTGGAGCCCAAGAGGCCGCACCACAACAAATTCATCCAGGACGGGTGCATCTGGACACCGATCAAGTCCAAAGAGATCGTCAAGTACTACGGACCAGTCGTCGACCTTCAAGTGGAAGGCGACGAGTCCTTCGTGGCCAACGGCATGGCCGTCCACAACTGCCGCGTCGCCTACTCCATCTGCACGATCTGCGCGAACGTCGCCCACAACGAGGCCGAGTACTGCCCCCATGTCAAGAACTGGAAGGGGCAGCAGTACAGCGGCCCCGAGACCGGGTGGAAGAACGTGCTCGCCGCCGAGGACAATCGCGGCGTCGAGTTCATCGAGGAGTCGTGGGTCACCGTCGGCGCCGACACCAAGGCCAAGCACCTGGAGAAGATCGCGGCGCTGCGCAAGGTCAAGGGCCAGGCGCGCATGGCCGAGATATTGGCCGAGGCCGAGTCCGAGCTGAACAAGAACTGCCTCTGCGACTGGCAGAAGGTGAGCAACCTCCTGGACATGGGGATCGCGCAGGCCATCCTGGCGTAGCTTGACTAAATTGAGGACTTGATACATAATATGGCAGAGGAAGTGGCCAAGGACCAAAATACCGAGATCGTGCTCAACATCTACGATCTGCCGAAGACGATAACGCTGCGGCTCCCCAACGGGGAGTCCAAGGTCTACACCATGAATTTTGCGCCGAAGACCAGCGGTCTATACCTGAACAAAGCTATGTAAGATGACACCGCCGTCGTAGCCCCTTAGGCAAGGGCGCCCGCGAGCGAGTCAGCGAGCGCGCGAGACCGAAAGGTCAAGCCAGCAAGCCAGCAAGCCAGCAACCACGCAAGGTTGCTGGCTTTTTGTTTTGAGGGAGGAGCAGATGAAGGACGAGAAGCCGCTGCACCAGGTCATCGCCGAAAAGTCCGGGATGCTCAACAAGATCATCCAGGCCAAATTTGGGGGCAACCCCGATGCGACCGCAGCCAGCGGCCAAGAAAATACTGTGGGGGACAACACCATGAAAGTGACGCGAAGCCAGGCCTCGAACGCTCCCGGAGAAGTCCGGGACGGGAAGCTCGTGGACGTGAAGGCGATGGCCGCCGCTGCGGCCCGGCAGGACGTGCCCGCAACCGATCTCATGGCGCTGGCCCGCGCCAACGACCCCCACAACGGGGACTCCGCGATCCCCGCGACGATCGCCGGGGCCGTGACCGCCGCCGTCGAGGGCCTCCCCGGCCAGGAAGTCTCCCAGGACAAGTCCAATGATGGAGCCCTGGGCAGCGTCGAGAAGACCCAGGCCGAGATGCTGAGCAGCAAGCAGCACCCCGCCATCGAGAAGGCGGTCGAGACCCAGGTCGAGTCCCAGGTCGGGACCACCGACCCCTACAAGTCCCTGCACGCCAGCGCCGAGGTCGACCAGATCGTGGCCCGGGCCCAGGCCGTGCTCTCCGGAGCCGAGAAGATCAGGAAGGCCGCGACCGAAGTCGGCGAGCACCCCGGTGCGGGCAAGACCGAGGACGGCGGCCAGGGCAAGGTCTCCGGAGACCCGGCCAAGAACCCCCAGCAGTCGGCCAAGACCCTGGGCGACGGCGGCGCCGAGAAGGGCGCGTCCCTCTCCGGCAGGACCTCGCGCAGGGACGTGGTCGCCGCGATCAAGGCCGAGATGTCCCGGCGCGCCAAAGTCGAGGGCGCCCTGATCGACCCCGCCGGTGACGGCGCGGCCCAGGACCCCAAGGAAGGCGCAGCCTCCATGGGCGACGGCGGCACGGAGAAGGCCGCCGCCGTCACCGCCGAGAAGAAGGACCGGCCCGTGGCGCCGATGCCCGAGAACAAGCAGCGCTACAAGCGCGACGAGGACAACCGCGACGAGGAGGCCGAGTCCTACTGGAAGAAGAACAAGGCCGACGAGCGCCGCTTCGAGAAGGAGCCCGCGACGGACCGCCCCATCAACAAGGAACTCCAGGAGAAGCTGCCGACGCTCGCGCTGATGAAGCGCGAACTCATCACCCGCGTCGCCGCGCTCCAGGACGTCATCGCCTCCGACGACGTCGCGCTGCGGCTGCACCTGAAGCGCCGCCACTACAACAAGGACGAGGCCAGCGACATGGACTTCGCGGGCGCGGCGGGGAAGACCAAGGGCGAGATCAGCACCGAGCACGCCCAGCGTAAGAACGATACGCACCCGTTCAGCCCGATGATGAGCCGCCTCTGGGCCGCGTACGGTCCCGTCAAGACCGCCGCCGACACCGGCTACGAGGGCAAGCTCCAGAAGGCCGAGGGCCGGGACGAACTCCGGAAGCAGGTCAACGAGTGGAAGACCGCGCTAAAAGGCATCACCTCCGAGGACAAGGGCTCCGAGGAGAAGCTGAACAACCTCAACTCCCAGATCGAGAAGGGGGAGAAGGAGCTGGCCAAGGCCTCCGGCGTCCGCACGGGCCTGCCCTTCGCCGAGGCCATGGCCAATACCCTGGACCGCCTCGCCGTCATCGCCGCCGTCCTCCCCGACATCAATGAGATGGCCGAGGACTCCCACGAGGAGGTGAAGTCGTCCAAGGACAAGCCCCACGGCACCGGCGCCGCCGATCAGACCCTGGACCTCCTTGAGGCCCTGGGCGAGACCGTCGAAGACATGGAGCAGACCATCATCAAGCTCCTCAAGGAGATGGGCCACCCCGAACTCGCGAAGAAGAAGGAGAAGGGCGAGAAGGCGGAGGAGAAGGCCGAGGGCGGGGCCGAAGCCGAGGACAAGAAGGGCCCGTCCAAGCCCGAGGTTGGAGAGGGTCTGCCCGGGGCCAAGGGCCCGATGGACTTCGGGGCCGAGGACGAGGCCGTGGAGATGATCGCGAGCAACACCAAGCTCGACGCCGGGACTCGGCGCGCCCAGATCAACGAACTCCGCAAGGGCTCCGAGTGGAAGGCCCAGTTCCTCAAGGTCGCGTCCAAGGCCGACTCCGCCAAGGCCGACGTCCTGGCCTCCTACTGGGAGGTCCTGCGCAACGGCGAGACCGTGCTCAAGCTCTGCGCTGCGGACGCGTACCCGGTAAAGACCGCCCAGAAGCAGGCGGAAGCCTTCGCCTGGTTCGCGACCCGGGATTACGGCAAGAAGCTGCTGGCCTCGGTCAAGTACGAGGGCCTGGCCAAGACCGCGAGGCTCCTCGGGGTCTCGCCCATGGTCCGGCAGGCTGCCGGTTCCTCCGGCGCCTTCAACGAGTACCAGACCTCGCGCCCCGCTGCCCCGGAGAAGGCCCTGACCTCGGGACCGGCGGACAACCCCGGTCTGGAGGGCAAGGACCTACTGGCCTTCTACACCAAGGCCTACGGCAGCGCCGAGTTCGCCCGGGAGCTGGTGAAGCAGTACGAGCAGCGGCAGGCGATGGCCAAGGAGTTGGCCGCGCTCAAGAAGACCGTGGCCGCCCAGGAGCACCGCAGCGACGCGCTCCAGAAGGACATGGAGATGCGGGCGAAGGCGACCAGGGCCCTGGCCCTGGCCGACGTCGCCATCGACAAGGGCCTGCTCAACGAGGACAAGAAGGCCTCGTTCATCGACAAGCTCATGGTCGGGGACGAGACCTCGTTCTCGGCCACGGCGGAGATCGTGCAGAACATGAACAAGGTTGCGGCGCCCAAGCCCGAGGACAAGAAGGAGGAGGGCAAGGACGGCGAGAAGAAGGAGGCGGGCAAGACCACGGCCCGGGACCTGATCCGCATGGCCGCCGCCGGTGGCGGCCTCAAGACCGCGACCGTGCTCCCCGCCAGCAGCGTCAGCACCGGCGGGTTGCAGGAGCAGCTGGGATCGCTGTGGCGCGTGCCGCCGACTCCCAAGGCAGAGGCGTAAGCGAGAGATATAGGGCGGAAGCCGCCGACGGCACAGTGCGCGGCAACGCCTGAGTAAGGAGGAACGGAAATGCTCAGAACGCAAGGGATGTACGAGGGCGTTCCGATCGGTGACAAGAAGCTGTTCTCCGGAGTGGAAGCTGCGTTCGGCGGCGTGACCGCCGAGCTGCTCGGGGCCTCGGCCCTGGGCTTGCAGAAGCCCTACGGCGAGCAGGAACTCGGCTTCGCGGCGGGCAAGATCGCCCAGCTCGTGGCCGAGACCGACGGGACTTTGGCTGTGACCATCTCCGATGGCACGCAGCCCGAGGGAATCTTCGCGGATTCCTTCATCGACACGCTGAAGTCCGGGAAGGTGACGTACTACGCCTTCTTCGGGGACTACTTCACGGACCAGTTCGACCTGACTCCGGCCAACGCTCCGTACCTCGTGGGCATGGACCTCTACGTCGTGGCTGGCTCCGGCGTCGCCGATCCGGTGCGGGGTCTGCTGACCATCGACCTGACCAAGGCCGCAGGCTACAGCGCCGGACCCCCGATCACCAGCACGGGGAAGAGGGTCGGGCACGTCTTCCAGGTCCCGGACCTGGCCAACGGCGTGCTCCTGGGATTCCACTGGCAGGTCAGCTAGAGCTGACCTGAGACGAGTCTCACGCCGCAGACGCAGACGTCGCACCGCGACGGGCCCGGACGGCCAGTGGCCCGCGCATCGAAGGAGGAGGTCAGCATGAACGCACAAGCAACGATGACCCCCGAGCAGAAGGAGTTCCTGATCGAGGAAGCGCTGAAGACCGAAGCCGGTCGCATGGCGCTGGCCAGCAGCATGGCCAACCCGATCCGCTTGTCCTTGGACTATCAAGGCATCGGACGGAAGCTCCTCGTCGTGGACCCCCTGCCTCAGGGCGCCTTGCCGGTTTACGACAAGGACGTGAAAATCCCCGTGATCGTGGTCTCCAAGCGCGGCTCCGCGCCGGACTCGATCGTGGAGGGCGAGCGCATCACCGTCGGGACCTGGGAGATCGTGTCTTACCCCCAGGTGCGGTTCAGTCAGGTCAAGGAGCGCCGCTACAACCTGATCGACCGCGCCCAGCAGCGCGCGAAGCTCGATCTGATGGCCGAGGAAGACCGGAACGTCTTCAACGCCATCGATCGGTCCAGCAACCTGCTGAACCCCGAGACGACCGTGGCCAACCAGTTGACCCGAGACGCTCTGGTCAGCGGCCTCGCTGAGATCGGGAAATGGGACCTCGTGCCCGGGAAGTTCGTCATGAACTTCTCCGAGTACTCCGACCTCATGAAGTTCGGGCGGGATCAGTTCGATCCCGTGACCCAGCGGGAAGTCCTCCAGACCGGCCTCGTCGGCCACCTCTGGACCCTGGATATCCTGGTCTCCAAGATCGTGCCGCGCGGGACCATCTGGGTCATCGCCGAGCCCGAGTTCACGGGCGTGATCCCGATCCGCCAGGACGTCAACGTCATCCCTGCGGACAAGCCCGAGCGCCTGCGCCTGGGCTGGGTCGTGTACGAGGAACTGGGAATCGCGGTGGTCAACCCCCGCGCCTGCTCCCGGATCAACGTCACGGGCAAACCCACCTTCGTTCCGTTCTAAACGAGGGCGGTTGAAAAGCCCGGGGCCCCGCGAGGGGCCCCGGGCAAAGTCCGCAAACGTGAGGCAGTGGATAGGGGAGACACCCCGGCGAAAGTCAACTTACAACAAAAAAATTCAAGGAGGGCATGAACATGCCGACATCAGCGGGATCGGACGGTTGGGACAACGAGGGCCGGGTCTATACGGTGATCAAGAACGCGACGAGGAACTCGAAGATCGTTCTGTCGATGCTCAACGGCATCGAGATAGGACCCGGGCAGGTTCTGGATTTGAGGACGGCTTTCCGCAAATCCCAGGTCGTGGACGCTGCGCACGAGATCGCGTCCCTGATCAGGACGGGCCATCTCCTGGACATCGGGGAAGGAGCGGCCAAGGGCCCGGCGCCGGTGAACACCGGTATGCCGACCCAGGCCGAGATGCAGGACCGGATCAGGCAGAACCTGATCCGCGACATCAGCGACTCATCGAGCATGAGCGCTCTGGAAGACTGGATGGCCAACAAGGACCCGGAGATCGCGAAGGCGGCCAAGCTCCGCGCCGACATCCTCCTGGGAAACCGCACGGACTCCGGGGAGCTGATCCCTGGTTCCGAGGAGACCTCGGCGAAGCCGACGGAGCTGATCCGCAGCGGCAGTGTCAACGGCGCGCCTGAGGCGGCCACGGCCACAGCCACAGTCGGGGCCGGGATCGTCCGCAGGGCCGGAGTCGAGTCCGGGATCATCGAATAGACGCATAGGGGGTGTTCACATGCCTACGGATTCGCTGCCAGCACCGTTCTTCGCACCCGGGGACTACGACGGCGTTCCCAAACAGGTGCCGACGCAGTTCACCCCGACGGCCCCGTCCAATGTGAACACCCCCAACGTGCCCCTGCCCCTGCCTGAGGGCTCAGACAACCCCAAGCACGTGCAGGTCTTCGCCTACGACCCCCTGAGCAGCCAGTTCAAGCCCGTAAACTGGGTCGACGGTCAGCTCTCGGTCGACGCCACATTCAGCGGCTCGATCTCGGTCGGGGCCGTCACCCTGAAGGACGGGGCGAGCGGAACCCTGGGATCGATCATCCCCGTGGGCGCCGTGAACGCCCAGGTCGTGACCGTCAGCGCGACGCAGGCCGCGATCCCGGTCACGATCGCCGGAGGCTCGTTCGACGTCAGCGAGAACCTGGCAGAGGTCGGTGGCGCTCCCATAGCCCTGGGCCAGGCCGCGATGGCCGCGTCCCTGCCCGTGGTTATTGCCTCTAATCAGACGGCACTGCCCGTGTCTGGGACCGTGGCAGTCTCTAATTTCCCGGCCAGTCAGCCGGTCTCGGGGACGGTGACAGCGAATACCCAGGCCGACGTCGCCCTGGCTTCGCAGACTATAACGGTCCAGGACACGGGGTCGACCTCGACCGTAGTCGCGGACGGCCAGACCTGGTACTCCGGGACCCCAACTGCGGGGAGCGCGGCCACATTCGCGATGCCCTCGTGCGAAACCACTCAATTGGAGATCACGGGGACCTGGACCGGGACCCTGCAAGTGGAAGTCTCAGGGGATGGCACGACCTGGGTCACCCGATCCCTCCACGTCGGTGGGACCGCGATATTCGCGTCCTCGTTCACGGCCAACATCTTCGGTGCGGCCAATGTCGGGGGCAAGTCCTATATCCGGGTCAGGGCCATCGCCGCCATAACCGGGACCGCGACCGTATCCTGCCTGGTCTCGAGCAACCCCACGCTCTTCTACATCGCCAACCCCCTGAGGTTATGCGACACCTCGAACCCGCTGGCGGTCCAGACCATGGTCATCAAGCCCGCGAGCACGCCAGCGGCGGCGACGGACCCGGCTGCGGTCGTGACGACGCAGCGGGCCTCGACTCTGAACACGAACCAGGTCTCGGTCGGGAACACGCCGACGCTTATCATCGCCGCGAACACCAGCCGCAAGCGCATCGTCATCACCAACCTCGGGACCACCAATGTCTTCATCGGGGGCAGCGCCGTCACCACGACCACGGGCCAGCTCCTACAGGGCCTGGCTGGGTACCCACTCGCCCTCTACTGCACGGGCGCGATCTACGGTGTCGCGACCCCGAACCAGAGCGTCGCCTACTCAGAGGAGGCCATCTGATGATCCAGTACAAGGTCATCGCCGACCCGGGCCAGGACGGGGTATCCGTCGGAGACGCGTTGCAGGGAGACGGCGTCGCCCCGTTCCAGGACATGAGCAATCTCGGCGTCTACGTCGCCTGCAACTTCGTGACCGGAAATCCCCAATTCTTCCAACCGGTGAACTGAGATGGCACTCACCAGCGCGGTGGCGTGGGAGGTCAGGACCGGGGGCAGCGACTCCAACGGTGGCGGATACACCGTCGGTGCCGGGGGCACTGACCACAGCCAGCAGAATGCCGCCCAAGTCGTCTTTGACGGCTCGACCATCACCGCCACCTACAAGACAGGCTCATCCTTCACGGTCACGGGCTACACCGTGGCCGCAACCGACGTCGGGAACATCGTCAATATCACGGGCGGCACTGGCTTTACCCCCGGGAGATACGAGGTCACGACCGTCAACACGTCCGTCAATACATGGAGCGTGAACGCCATCTGCTGCACCACCGGGGCCACGGGCATGACCGGGAGGATGGGCGGCGGGTTCCTGACCATAGCCCAGGGGATAGCCGCCATGACTGTTCCCGATCAGACCATCTACGTCGCGTCCGGTACCTACAACATAACCTCAGCGCTGGCCCCCTCGGTGACCGCCGGTAACTACCAGAACAGCCTCATAGGCTATGTCACCAACCACAGCACGATCCCTACGGGCTCGAATCGGCCCCTGATCTCGACCGGGTCCAACGCCATAAACGGGATCACGTTTTCGGCGGCCACCGGCTGGTGCTTGCAGAACCTTATCTTCAGCAGCACCTCGGGCGGCGTCATCGGAATCTCCGTGGGCTCGGACGGTACCCAGATATCGAATTGCAAGGTCACAGGGTTCGCGTCCGGGATCGTCACCACCAACACCGGCTACGTCTACAACACCGAGGTCATGGGCTGCACCATAGTCGGGATTTCCAGCAACTCCGGAGGAAACAACTGCATCATGGGGTGCTGGGTCCACGACAACACCTGCGTCGGGATATACCTAGGCGGCACTAACGCGCAGAATCAGGTCATAGACTGCCTGATCACGAACTGCACCGGAGCCTCCTCCGACGGAATCATTTATGCCACCAACCTCGGGGTCGCCACCATCGTCGGGAACACGATCTACGGGAGCGGAAGGGATGGGATCAGGTTGTCAGCCACCGTCTCTATCTCAACCAACATAATCGTTAACAACATCATCAGCAACAGCAGCGGGTACGGGATCAACGTCGTGACGGCCCAGGCTCACCCCGTTTCCGCATCCATCAATTACAACGGGTACTACAGCAATACCCTGGGGGATACCAATAACCTGAACACCGGACCCAACAGCATCGCGATGTCAGCGTCCCCCTTCAACAACCCCGGAGGCAACGACTTCTCCCTGAACTCCGCCGCCGTCGGGGGCCTGGAACTGAAGAACGCCGGGTTCCCTAGCGTCATGCCCGGCCAGACCACCCCGGTCGGCTACCCGGACATCGGGGTCTACCGGCATCAGGACGTGACCTCGGTCACCAACATTCTCAATGTGTTGAGCAGCTGAGACATGGCCTATGAACTGATCGCTCCCCCGGGACTGAGCGCGACGCTACTGCCCAACCGCAATAGCGTCCTGCTATCCTGGTCCCCGTACGCGCCCGCCGACGCCGCAGGCCACCACGTGATCGGGTACCGGCTCTTTCGGAGCCCGGTTGTCAGCGCCCCCGGGCCCATGATCGCCAGTGAGTTTGACCTGGGCCCGAGGGCCACGTCCTACACCGACGTCGACGTCGACGACCCCATCTTCGGGCAGGACGTCTACTATACCCTGGTCGCCGTCGAGTGCACGGACTACGGCGCGCGTCCATACGGCGAGGCCGCAGCCCCACCAGCCAACGCCGAGGTCCCCTACGGAGTCTGATCTATGCCCGATACATTCACCCCGAACCTGAACCTAGACCTGCCCCCGATCAGCGCCTACGACCTGTTTGGGGCCAAGATCAACGCCAACTTCACCGCGATCGACACTGCGGCGCTGATGCTGGCCGGTACCCCGCTGTCGCCAACGGCACCGACTACGGGGCAGGCCCTGGTCTTTAACGGGACGTCCTGGGCCCCGGGTAGCGGGGGAGGTGGGGCAGCTACGAGCTTGGCCACTACTGGTTCCCCGGTCGTCGTAAGCGCAGCCGCGCCACCGGCCCCGGGGCAGGCCCTGATTGCGACGTCAGCCACGACCGCGACATGGCAGGCCGTCGTTGCGCAGTCCGTGCTCATGCCGAATGGCGAGTCGGTGTCGTCGGATGCGACTCCGGTTATAACCGCCGCATCATTCCCGGCGCCGCCATTCCCCGCCAGTGGCGCGGCTATGTACGGGGCCACGCTCTTGTCGCCCAATCCAAAGGGATACTTTGCAGGCGGTTTCCTGGCCCCCGACGTGGATGCCGATGGATACTCGTATCCGGCGGTGATGGCTCCTTCCATGGGTCAAAACAATCCTAGTGCTCTCGGATTAAGCGGCGGGGCATGGATTTCGGGGGCGCCTGTCTTCGGAACGAACTTCACTCAATCCGGGGGCAACGCTTTCATTTCTGCTGGTTCCCCTGACTTCAGCGGCGGCGGGATGAACATCGCGGCTGGTATCAGTGGAGGCACCTCAGGCGGCGGCATGACTTTCTTCTCAGGCAATGTGCTCGGATGGGAATCCGATAGCGGCGATAGCCCCGCAACCTCGGTCTCTGCGGGCGCGACATTGACCATGTCTATCGATGGTGAAGCTGCGCAGACTATTGTCCTGGCCGCCAATAGCACGGGGATTGCGATTGCGGCTGATATCCAAGCCAAGGTTCAGGCCTTGACTGCCGCGACTCCCACGAATCAAATCTCGTATTCTGGATTCCAGTGTCAATTTTCTGGAGGCGCGTACCAGATGGTGGCCCCAGGGGATGTTCTAACCCACATGCAAGCCAGTCTCGTGGTCAGCACTGGTTTGTCTAGTCCAGACGTGGCGGCAGCTCTGCAATTAGGAATTGATAATGGTGGGCAAGAGTATTTCGGAGGCGTGGGAGGCACTGGTGGATTTCACTTCATCGCAGGGAGCGGTAGTCCGGGGACATCTACGATCGGTTATTGGGATGGGGATGGTCTAAATATATTCGGAGGTTCGAATTCGGGTCAGAATCCTAACGCAAGAGTGTTTCTTCATGCCGCCAATAGATCAGGAATGTGGGTTCTTGAACATTCGGATTCCGATGGTTCTTTCGGGTTATATAAAGCTGGTTCCGGTTCCGGTTTTGGAGTCCCACCAGCACTATTCGTCAATTCCTCCGAGCAGGTCGGCATAAACACATCATCTCCGGCACATCCTCTTGACGTGAACGGTAGTATCAATGTAGGAGGCTCGCTATTATTTGGTGGGTCGTCCGCTCTTGGCGGAGACCTCTCAGGGACATTACCTAATCCCACAGTCGCAGGTATCCGAAACACCCCAGTAACAGAGGCCACCCCAACCGATGGCCAGGTTTTAACTTATAGTGCCACCGATTCCCAATGGGAGCCAACTAATCTACCGGCCCCAATCACAGAGGCCACCCCAACCGGCTATGCAGGCGGTGATTTATCCGGGGAATACCCGAATCCTTCGGTGACTTCCGTTCACGCTATTCAGGGTGAGACCTTCTCTAGCGACACGAACAATTCAATGCCAATCTTCAATTGGTCTCCAGTGGGTCCGGCGTTTCTGCCAACTATTTTTGGACCTGGATATGGTGCGGCCATCTCAGGGGTTAATCTCAAATCCAGCAATCCATTAAATTCACCAGGCGCTATCCTTGTGCCGTCTATAAATGCCAGTGGGTACTTGTCTCCGGTTGAAATAATGGGCCCCTCTGGAGCAGTGGCTCCAGGCAGTGCTGGGGATGGAATTATACTTATTGGCGGCAGAGCTTATGGGACTAGCGGCTCGCTTGGGGGCGGTGCTATATACGCGCTCGCAGGCGACTCCGATTATAATGGCGGGTCTGTTAATATTCTTTCTGGGTCAGCAGGGGCGACTGGTGGCGGTTTGTCTCTCTGGACGGGATCTATCTTTGGGTGGCAGTCCGTAGGGGGATCTGGAGCCGCGACTTCGGTGGCGGCGAACTCCACGTTGACGATGACTATCAATGGGGAATCCCCATTGACCATTAACCTGGGTTCATCTGCTATAACCGGTGGGGCCAATATTGCAGCAGCCATCCAGAGCGCCGTGCGCGCCTCTACTCCGGCTTCCGTGGATAGTGTATCGAGCGTAGTCATACAGGACCTCACGTATACTTCTATTTCGACTGGGCTTGCGGGACGTGCCATCGCAATCTCTTACCAAACCGGCGGCACCGCAGGTTCAGAGGTCGTGACAGTATCCTCGGCGGCCATACATGTCCAGATAGCATCGGGGGTCTCGACGGCAGCGCAGGTCATGGTGGCAGTTTTGTCATACCCCGCCGCCGCGATTTTGGTTGGCGTTGCGGTGAGTGGTGACCCAAGTCATGCTCAGACAGCGCCAGTTCCTTCGACGCACCCCACGGGGGGTGCGTACTCGCATTCTTACGCATCGTTCACGGCGAGTTTTACGAACACAATATATACGCTTACCACTCCCGGAGACGCCTTCAATAAGTACAATGCTTCCCTGGTCGTGACTACTGGCCTCTCTGGCCTGGATGTCGCGGCGAGCCTTAAGCTCGGCGTAGCCAACGGTGGTGTAGAGACCATCCCAGGCACTGGTGGCTGCGGTGTGTTCACAGTTCAGCTCGGGCATTACGGCCATTCCGTGGGCCTCGTGTTTCAGGTCGATGCCGTTAATGGAGCTAGTATCAGCTCTAGCGGTAACGCAACATATGGGCAAATCCTAGACGGCTCCTTGACCCTTACCCCATACACCTTGGCGACTACTAGGTGGCAGGTTGTGGCCAGAAATACCGGTGGAGCTTTTGAACTAAAGTCTCTTACCGGCAGTAATGGATTTAACGGTGCAGCTGTGTTCCACCTGGACCATGCGGCGCCAGCATCGTCGATCTTTGTCAACTCTACGGGCCAGGTCGGCATAAACACATCATCTCCGGCACATCCTCTTGACGTGAACGGTAGTATCAATGTAGGAGGCTCGCTATTATTTGGTGGGTCGTCCGCTCTTGGCGGAGACCTCTCAGGGACATTACCTAATCCCACAGTCGCAGGTATCCGAAACACCCCAGTAACAGAGGCCACCCCAACCGATGGCCAGGTTTTAACTTATAGTGCCACCGATTCCCAATGGGAGCCTACGGTACCGAAGGGAATCGTAGTCATCGATAGTGCACCGGGTACCGGTGCTACCGCGACCGAAACCATGTCGTTAGCGGGTCTTTTGACTTCAGATACCATAATGACCGTGGCGTACAAGGTTCCGGGGGCAGTCCCGACGATCATCGTGGGATTCGCCAATCAGATCAGCGACTTCCTGGACGTGACTTGGACCTCGGCTCAAGGTGCAGGTGCAGTTGTCCGTGTTTCAGTTTGGCGGTAGTGTGATATGGCCAACCAATCAGTGACCGTCGGTACGTTCACGCGCTCGGCAGCCCCGATCTCAGCGCCGACGATCATGGGGGTCAGCTAAGTGGGCGATCCTATCCCCGACCCCCACCAGGACCAGCACCCGCGCCAGGAGCACTGGCGCCGCAGGCCTGTCGGCGACCGCATGGTCGAGCACGGCTCTCCCGGCAGCATCCAGTACCCCGCGACGGGACCCCAGGGCAGGCCCATCTGCCAGAAGCCCATCGAGCGCGACGACCACAGGCTGATCGCTCCTGAGGAAATCCGGCTCAGGCCCATGATGGACCGCGAGGTCGAGGATAGGATCAGGGCCGAGGACATATCCTGGGACATCAACGACCGGGGCTACCACTGGCGGCACTGGTCCGAGCACGAACTCTGCCACCATTTCGATGGATCGTACCACCGCTGGGGGTTCTACTTCCGCGACGTCTATACCTGGACGGTCTACTACAACGACTGCTTCTGGTGGTACGACCCCTACCGGCACCGCTGGTGCTACCTCTATGACTGGACCTGGTGGTGGCGGGACCACGACAACGCCCTCTTCAGGTACCGTGACGGCGAGTATCACCGCTGCGACGGCGAGCCCAGCCCCTGCGGCGATCGCCGCGAGTGCGAGCCCGAGAAGCCGGTGCCTCCGCCCACGGCGCTCCAAGCCGTCTACACCTCCAACCCCCTGGACCGGAACAAGCACCGGATCAAGCTGACGTGGAGCGCGGTCGCGGCCATACCCGAGATCGTGCTCTACGAGGTCTGGCGCAACGAGCACAGGATCGGCTGCGTCAGGGCCTGCGAGCGCCTGGAGTTCTGCGACGACTCTGTCGGCGGCGGCGTCGAGTTCTTCCCCGACTACTACACTTACTTCGTCACGTCCATGGACAGGTCGGGCCGGTGCAGCGCCCCCTCCGAGTCCATCTGCAACTTCTCGCCGCAGGCGGAGAGGTACATCGTCAACCTCCGGGCCCTGCTCAAGGACAACCCCCCGGACCCCAGGGTCAGGCGCTGGTCCGACGACGACCTCTGGCTGGCGATCAGCATGGGTCTCAGCCGCGTCAACGCCATACCCATGGTCACGGACTTCAACCTTGAGACTGCACCGAAGGATTTCTTCAACTACATCCTCGTGGCCGCGCGCCTGGCCGCTCTGAGGTCTCAGGCCGCGCTTGAGGCCGCTAAGGAGTTCAACCTCGGGGCTGGCGGGACCACGATCAGCATCAACCGGACCATGCTCTACAACAACATGGTCCAGGCCGAGGAGTCGGCCTTCGCCACAGAACTCAAATCCATCAAGCTCTACTGCACGATGCGCTTCGTCCACGGCGAGGGAATCCTCACGAGCCCGCTCTCTTTCCGTATAAGGGTATACGCGCCAAGACAAATGAGGATTCGATAGGAAGATGAACGGAAAATTCGAGAAGCCGTTCGGCAGCGTCGGGGGTCCTGCGGACCAGGCCTTCAGCCCGGTCGCTCCCCCCGAGTCCGGCTGGCGCCCGCCCGTCCCCGGGGCCGTGGACCCGGCGTCGGCGTTCCCCGACCCCCTGGGGCCCTACCAGGATCAGCCTGACCAGATCATGGCCATGGACTTGGTCGTGAATCAGGCCCTGAACACGCGGGTGCTGGCGCTCAAGGCCGTGGGTGAGGACCTGCTGATCTACCGCCAGAAGCGCTTCGGCGAGACCTGCGCCTGCGTCGACCCCGTCACGAATCAGGCCCAGGACGGCTGCCGCATCTGCTGGAACACAAGGTTCGTGGGCGGCTACGACTTCATGGGCCGCAGCGTAGGAACCATCGGCCCCAACCCCATGGCCAGGAAGCTGACGGAGCTGGGGATCACCCTTGAGCAGAAGCCGATGCTGACGCTGATGCCAAACTTCCCGCTTCGGGACCGGGACTTCGTCGTCTCCCTATCCCGGGCCCCGGTCACGGACTGCGTCAGGTTCCAGGCCGAGCCCGTGATCCGGGGCGCCCTGGACCCCAACGTCGATCCCCTATTGAAGCTGAACGCGCGGAAGGTCCTCAAGATCAGTAGGACCCGTGACGGCTCCACCCTATCCGTCCCCAACCCCGCCCCGATCTCGACGCCGGACAACGGCTACGACGTGCCTCCCCAGGTCGGCGGTGGTGAGGACTTCGTCGACGGCGTCGACTACATCCTGACCGGCGGCGAACTCGCGGTCGCCGACGCCCTGACCCCGCCCCCGGACCCGGATTCCCGGGTCCTCCGTGTCCTGGGCAAGGTCGCGCCCCTGGACCCACCGGCGCACGACAACCTCCTGGGGGTGACGCAGCCCAAGGTCACGCTCTACGCTGACGCTGGCTTCGCCCCGGGCCTGACCGTCAGCGTCTTCTGCCAGGCGGCCAAGCGCAAGCGCGTGACCGCCACCCTCCGGAAGGGGACTATGGCCGACGCCGGGTTCTTCATCGTGACCTTAGACGGCGGCTACGGCTCCGGGATATCGGACCAAGACAAGTTCCCGGCCTCGGGCTTCATCGCGACCATCGTCGGAAGCGGCATCCTCTGGCTCCCGGAGGGCCGCCGACCCCAGAAGTCCTCGACCTATTACGTCAGCTACGAGGCCGCCATCAACGCCACGCTCCGGTACCAGATAGGTTCGGTATCCCCGTACCGGGTCCAGGGCGTCATGATCATCCAAGAGGCCAACGTCGAACTCATGGATCAAACCCACCCCATTTACGGCGTGGAGTCGATCTTCGACCTGGGCGCGCCCCTGGACGTCCAAGCCGGTGACCTCAACAGGCTCCGCGTCTTGCAGGGAAAGGAATCGGGGCTAGTCACCGACCCTCAGAACGTAAACGGCACGATATTCGTCAATCCCAAGGATTTCCTGGGCTAACATGGCTGAAATCCACCTCTCCTTCGCGGCGACCAGGATCGTGATCTCGACCCTGCGCCGGGCCCTGTCCTCCGACGCCCTGTTCCAGCCCGACAAGACGGGCCCGTCGCGGTCAGAGGAGTCGATCGTCCTCGACGCCTGGGGCTATCAGGTCCGGGACTTCCCGTGCCTGACCGTCACCGGGAAGCCGGGCAAGTTCCGGCGCATGGGCATCGGGGACGCCATGGGAAACTACTTCGGGCTGGCCCTGGTCGAGGAGCCCGGGGGCACGGCCACGAGGAGGGTCTTCGACCTGCCCCTGATCACGACCCCGGGAGACGACATAGTCCTCGGCTACGCCGGTGACCACTCCGCGATGGAGCCGAGGCCCAAGTTTTCGCTCAAAGTCGAGGAGAAGAGGGCGGAGGGGAAGGTCATCCACTTCGTGACCCTGCTCGGGACTAGGATCGGCCCCGAGGAGTTCCCGGCCAAGAATTTCCGGGCCTCCTCCCCGCATCATCCCACGGGTATGGTCTTCGGCGGCTTCTACGACATGACCATGGAGGTCACGGCCTCGGCCCGGAACACGCAGGCCCGGGACCTGCTCACGGATCGGGCCATGGCCATAATGTGGATCGAGAAGAAGCGGGAGCTGCGCAAGCACGGGGTCATAGTCCTGGACGTCGCCCACGCCGGATTCGCCCAGGCCCCGTACGGGGCCGACCAAATCTACCAGTCCAAGCTCAGCGTCTCCGTCGCCATTGAGTGGGCGGCAGCCGCCCAGTACCTGGAAACCGTTTCAGAGATATCCGTATCGGGGAAGGCTGAGCATTCACTGATCAAAAAACCACAGGAGGATTACCATGGCATTGCCTAGAGTCACGAGTCAGTACACGCCGTCCCCGACCGGAGCCCCGACCTCGGCTTCCCAGAGGGTCCTGGCCATCATCGGAGAGGGGTCGACCACGTTCACGGTCACGGAGGAGGACACTCGCTTCGGACTCCTGCCCCCCGCGTCTCAGACCCTGACGGTCATGGGCACTGCCGGAACCGCGACCTGGACCTACGTCATCACCGCCGCCAACCCCGGCGGAGAGAGCGTGGCCTCCGCAGGCGCGACCACGTCCTCGGGCAACGCCGTGCTCAGCAAAACGAACTACAATGCCCTGTCCTGGACCGCGATCCCCGGCGCCATCGGCTACAACGTCTACCGCACGGTCGAGGGCGACTCCCCCGCGACCCTCGGCCTCGGCCTGATCGGTCAAGTAACGGGCCTGACCTTCAGCGACACCGGGATCGTGGCGACGGACCCCGTGCCCGTCGGCAGCACCGATACCCTGGCTCACCCCCCGCTGGTGATCACCCGCGTCGGCAACTTCCAGACCACGACCGACTACGCCCTGGGCACTGACTACGTCCTGGGGCCCACCGGCATCGTCTGGATCGCGGGTCACGGACCGGCGGCGGATGCCGTGTATTGGACAACCTACACCTATGCCAAGGTCGCCTCCGACTACGTCCCGATGTACTTCTCCGGAGGAAACCTCGGTCCGATCATATCCCAGTACGGACCCATCACGTCCGTGATCAGCCCCGGGACCTTGGACCCAGCCTCGCAGCTGTCCATGGCCGCCCAGATCGCGATGGACCCCGGGATCGGCGCCAGCCAGTTGATCTTGTGCCAGATCACGCCCGCGACCCCCGGCGCCCCGACCCTGGCCGACTTCCAGGCGGCGCTGCTCAAGCTCCAGCAGCCGGTGGCCGGGATCAAGCCCTACTACATCGTGCCCCTGATCGGGAACCTCGCGGACGGGTCCGTGAACCCCGTGATCGCCGCGTGCTTCGCGCACTGCATCCAGATGGCGGACCCGCAGTTCCTGTCCGAGCGCCGGTGCTACGCCGGTCTCAAGAACAACTCCACGTACAACTCCCTGATCTCCGCGCTTCAGGGCTTCAACGCCATCAACAACTGCCGCTTGACCATCGCCTGCAACTACGACCCGCAGCTGTCGATCGTGTCCAACAACGCGGCGTTGGAACTCACGCTCGACGGCTCGTACGTGGCCGTTGCCCTCGCGGCGTACCGGAGCACGCAGCAGGTGTCGCTGACCGAACTCAACGTGATCATCCCCGTCTTCGACGACTTCGTGACCGTGTTCAACCCCGTGCAGATGGACACCATGGACGACAACGGCGGCATGGTCCTGGAGAGCTTCAGCGGGGTCGTAACCACGGCCAACGACGTCACCGTCGACATCTCCAGCGACATCGAGAAGAGCATCCCCACGGTGGAGACTAGGGACGACATGATCTCGGGTCTGCGCAACGAGCTGCGGCGCCAGGTCCTGGGCCAACGCGGCAGCCCCACGGTCCCGTCCGAGATCGAGGACATCACGGACTTGTACCTGACGACCAGGATCGCCTCCGGCGATATCTTGGCCTTTGCTCCGTCGTCCGCGTTCCTGAACCCGGGATCGATCACCAAGTACACGGTGTCGTTCTCGTACAAGCCCGCTGGCGAGGTCCTGGACATCCTCATCAACTTCACGATCGACCTGAGCCTGGCCTAAGCCGTCATCTTTGAGAGAGGAGGAGTACCATGGCAGACGTGACCGGAAACCACGCAATAACGAACGCAGTCCTCAGCCCGAACGTGCAGCTGGCCATCGGCCAGTTCACGATCGGCTACGCCAGGCAAGCAACCGAGACTCAGTCCCGAGAAGTGACCCCGATCTACGAGATCGGGAGCGTCGGCGTCGTGGAGATGGCGCCGGGGCAGCCGAAGCCGGTGACCCTGGCCCTGGAGCACATCGCGATCTACGGCGCGACGATGATCAATATCGTGGCGCTAGCGATCGACAGCGGGAACCTGGCCGGGATCAGCGCCGCAGCGGGCCTGACCATGGCTCAGACCGTGACGGCCCTGACGACATGGCTACAGGCCCAGGGCACGACCATGGACAGCATCTTCGACCTGGCGCACATGCCCATCGGCTTCACGGCCAAGGTCTACGAGCAGAGCCCGGTCGACCCCACCGCGCAGCAGATCACGACCTACAACAACTGCTGGATCACGCGCTACACCAGGCCGATCAAGGCCACGGGGGACCTCCTGGTCGTCGAGACCATGGACATCAGCGCGCAGAACACGTCGACGGCGCAGTCGAAGGTGACCGTGACCCAGAATCAGATCGCCTACTAAACAGTGGGCGGTTGCCGGGAGCCTAAAAGGGCTAGTTACGACAGAATAAGGAGGGAAATCTAATGATTCCCGCAGAAGAATTGGCCGCAATCGGAAGCGTCAAGGACGCGCCGACCGTACTCGGGCACAAGTTCGCGATGCAGACGCTGGACTCGGACGCGGAGGTCATGGCCCATGCCGCTGCCACGCCCTTCGCGGACAAGGCCAAAGAGCACGTCCTCAAGATCGAGAAATTGGCACGCGCGATCAGCACGATCGACGGCGTGCCTTTTTCCGTGACGGAAGAGGAGAAGTCCCAGAACCTGACGGAGCTGGGCAAGGCCAGGAAGCTGATCTATAAGTGGCACCCACCGGTGATCAACCGGGTATACGAGGAATTGGTTAAGTTGGAGGCCAAGAGGGACCAGGCCGTCGCGGCGCTCGAAAAAAACGCACCGACCCCGACTACCTCTACTGGTGCTGGAAAGTAGTCGGGGCGCTGGGTCTCGGAGGTTTCGACCAGTTCTACCGGCTGCCGCAGTGGCAGAGACGCATGTACATCCGGTGCGCTATCATGGAGGATCACCGGGAGTGGGAGAAGGCCAGGCAAGTCGTAGAGGCCATCTCCAGGATCATGTGCGGGGGCGGTAGCGACGATGACCCGACCCCGGAGAAGCCGGTGACGGAGACCTCGTCGATGTCGAAGACGGCTGCGGGCAGCACGCAGGTGAAGGTAAAAAAGATAGTGGACTTCGATCATGAGCGCCGGGTACAGGAGCTGATCACGAACGGAAGAAAGGTCGACGCCGAGGGCCCTGTGGCCCTGGCGAAGCTGAGGAAGAAGTGGGCAGAGGAGGCTGAACGTGGCTGATCCGGAAGTGCCGAATATGCCGGGGCCGGGGTCGCTGATGCCCTCGAACCCAAAACTGGAAGACTACATCAAATCCGTGGAGAGCGCTTCCGAGAATACGGGGAAGGCCTCGGACGCGATGGGCCGGGCTGCCGATGCCATGGACAAGGTCTCGGAGTCCCTAGGGAAGATGCTCCATGCTACCGATGCCGAGAGGAAAACTAGGGAGGAGTCAGACAAGAAGCTGCGGCAACTGGCAACAGCAGTCTCTGCCACCGAGTCGGCTCTGAACACAATCTCGTCGGTGATCAATGCGGTCACGGTAACAACAGGAACAGCCTTAACCAGGAATTTGGGAAACGCTATAGATAATGTGGCGAATGGTCTGGCGACAACCATCAGCGCATTAGTTCCTGAGATGGCGCCCCTTGCGACAATAGCTGCCGCAGCCGCTAATGCCTTGACCGCCCAGGTCAGGGCAGCTGATGACGCGACTATGGCTCAAAGAGCAGCCGGGGAATCTGTTCTGGCAATGGGCGGCTCCGCCGAAGAAACCGGACTTGGGTTTAAGACGATGGCTGATAGCATGATATCAGCTGGAACCCAGCTCAACATAGAACAGGAACAAGCGGCAAAGATGGCTCAATCTTTCTCTGAGGCCGGAATAGCTGTTGGGGCCACAACGTCAAGCATGTCTCGCGGTCAGGCGGCGACCGATGCTCTTGCCCATTCTGTTGGATTGGCAGCCCTGATGCACTCTGCCAATGGATTAGAACTAGGCAGAAGCACTGAGATAGTGTCGAGACTCGGAACTCAATTCCAGCTATCTGGACCAGCCATGGATAGCGCCTATGCGTCGTTCGTGACCGGAGCGCACAAGGCCGGTGTCGGGATCACTGTATTCTCAAAGGAGTTCGATTCCGTATCAGATTCCATAAAGACCCTTGGGGGATCGGCAGATGAGGCGTCGGCATTGACGTCAACATTCGCTAAGCAACTTCAGCGTGGCACGGTGACTGCTCAGCAACTTGCAGCAGGATACTCGACGGAAGCCGGTGGCTTTGACAAAATGATCGAGCGCGCCACGATGATAATGCAACATTCTCCGGACATGGCCGCCAAGATGGGCCTGCGTCAAGGCATGTCCATGGACGAGATTCTGCACACAATGATGAGCGATCGTGGGAAATCGGCCTACGAAGCATCTGGGGGGGCTGCCGGATTAGCCCAGACCATGGCCAAGGAAATGGGCGGGCAAAATCAACTGCTGGTATTCCAAAAACTCTATGACCTTTTCTCGGGCTCCCCTCTGGCAAGCCCGGAAGAATATCAGAAGCAATTTGAGCATCCAGAAAAACTCGATCTAACCAGAAAAGAATCCGTAGCCGACACCATGGATAAGCAGCGCGATGCTTCCACAGTCGCACTAAAAAATCTTTCAACAGCTGGTGAAAAAGCTGCTGATTCTGCCAGGAAATTATCGGATAGGATACTGGAAATAGATAGGGAACTTGGGATACTTGGTAGGGAAGGGTTAGTATCGGCCATGAAAAAAGCAGGGGATTTTGCTGAAAATCCAAAGAAAATGGTTCCCAACACAGGTATCGGTACCACTTCTTTCGGAGAGGGATTCAAGAACGGATGGAATGAAGCGGCCCGCGAACAAAAAGAAAGGAAAGAACATCCGGAAGGAAGTTGGGAACCGATGATATTTACCAGTGATCCGAATCCGGATAAGAAATTCGGTACCAGAAAACCAATGCCACGCTCTCCTGTTGGGTATATCAAGGAAGAAGCCGGATCGTCGACCACCACCATACATGTTCAAGCTCATGTCACGGTGGGTGCGAGTCGTCGGGAAATAGGCGACGACATAAAACTAGCGTGTTCCGAGCTGGCAGATAAAATAACAGAACAAGCCAGCAGAGCCATCTACTCGGTATAGATATGGCCATAATCCCGACAGCATCCAGCCTCCACGTGACGAAGATGGCGTTCACCGACCTCGTGGTCGCGACCCTAGGAGCCAACGGCTTGACGGCCCAGGTCGGGCAGAATGCCACCAATTTCCTGAAGGCCGCCGTCCCCAGCGCCAGCCAGCTGAAGAACTTCAGCAGCCTGACCGCAAATTTCAACTCCGCAGACTTCTTGCTGGGGCAGGTCCAGAACCCCGTGGTCCAACTCTACCTGAACCCGAAGACGATAGAGGTAAAGAAGAACGTACTCCTGGACAAGAAACCAACGCGCGGCGGCTTCGTCGTCCAGTTTTGGGGCCACGACCTTGAGATCATAACCGTGACGGCGGCCACCGCCTACTTCCAGGTCAGCAAGCAACCTCTGGCCGCGTTCGAGCTGCTCAAGCGCCAGTGCTACCAGAGCCGATTCAACGATGCCCAGCCATTCCTCGGTAACCCGATCCTTTCCATGCTATACGAGAGTCAGGTCCTGAACGGGTACTTCAACGATTTTTCCTATAGCCTTAGCGCCGACGTCCCGTACCAGTTTACCTATAGCTTCACGTTTACCGTGACCAAGAACGTGACTTCTGTCCTCAGCAGCAACATCGCGACGACGGCAGCGAATCTCATCAACATGAACAAGCTCGGCAACATCAATAAAACTAACATAAGCGCGATCGCAGCGTCTCCCGTTCAGTACGGCAGCGGCTGGGGGGTCCAGCTCTTCTAATATGCCGAACGTGATCACGCCGCAACCGGACATCAAGGTCTTCTTCCGGAGGCTCCTGGTCCCCGGAGAGCTGACCTATGTTCCTGGCGTTACGCTCGCCCCGAGCCAGATCACGGGTTCGGCCTATTCCCAGGACGTGACGATGCCCTCGGATAAGCAGATAAAACAGGCCTTTGCATCGTATCAGCCAACGCAGTTTAATAAGCAGGTCACGATCAAGGCTAGGTCCGTGGCCACCGAATTCGAGGACAACCTCGCAAAGGCAATCGCGAACGTGGCGAGCCTGAGCGCCCAGTTAACCAGTTTCAAAAATGAGTTGGCTGGCCTATCAATAAACCCCTCCGAGTTCAGCCTCAGCACGGCGCAGCAGAACCAGCTCCAGACCGACCTCGCATTCTACCCGAAGTTGGTTACGAACATAAATAATTTCAACTCGATTCCGAGTAGCCCGACTGCACCGTCCCCTCTTTCCCAGGCCTCTTCAAATTTCCAGACGACCTTAAACAACGTGACTTCAATATCAAACACCATACCATTGCCGATGGCCGACATCCAGAACACATGTACAGCCATAGAGGATGCGCTCACGACTCTGATCAAGAACAACGTCGCCAGTGCCTTTATTAATAGCATCGGGACCTCGGCAATCCCCGGACAGCAGACCACGGGGACGCTGCTCAGCAATTTGATCACCAACTTGAATGCCCTCCAAAATCTGGTCGGGGTTTCCACCGACAAACTCGGACTCGCAATAGACCTCCAGCAACAGATTGCGATCCTGAACACTCAGCTGAACGACGCCAAGAGCAACCTCTCGGTCCTGAAAAAGTCCTCAGCGCTCCAACCCTTCTACGATCCGATCCTGCTCGACTGCCTGCTCGGCCCCTACTCGATGCAGACCTCGATGAACAGGAAGGGACAGCCCGGCACCGGGTCCGTTACCTTCCACTTGCCCCTGGCAGCCAACGGTCAGGTTCCAGACCTCTTCTTCGGGCTCCAGGTCAATGACGTCTTTAACATGGCGAACCTTGAGAAGCAGGTGTCTAGCGGATCAACGACCACGCGCGGGTCGGCGATCCCGGCTCGGACCCTGAGCATCTTAACCGCGAACATGCGGGAAACCACGATCGCGCCCTTCGACATGATTCAGATTTGGGCCAGGAGGCGCTACTCTGTGAGCGCTAACTTCCCCACCGATTACTACCCCATTTTCACCGGATTCGTGACTAAAACTAGCGTTTCCTACTCAGGCAGCACCGTGGCCGTAAAGGTCGATGGCGAGGATGTCGGGAGGATGGTGCGCCTCGCCAGGATAAACATCGACCCCCAGTTGGATACGACCCTGAACAGCCTCGGCCTACAGACCACGGTCTTTGGAAGCAGCCTGATCGCCGCCGAGAACCAGCCCAATAATCTTACCGGCGGCGAAATGGTGCAGAGCGTAATCCAGGGTCAGACGGGCTCCATCCTGGGAATGTCCAACGCCACGTTCGTGGCTACGACGGTCAATGTTCAAAGCGGCCCCGGATACATGCCAGCCACGGTCATGACCGCGACATCGACTTCGGCTTCCGCGACCGCTTTGTCCAATCAAGCGACTACTCCAGCGCCAGTACTTGCCATCCCCGGGACGACTCCAACCGCGTCCACCGCCGCGACATCGACCGCGACCAATGCGGCGGCGACTAAGAGCACAACTACATCAACCGTGAGCATCGGGAACCAGGTCGTGAACTTGGCCTGGGATTTTAAGGACATCAAGGTCAACATCTTCAATGATCTGGCCAATAACTGGCCACCGTACGCGACTCAGCTCCGGGACGCGTTCAGGATGTGGGAGACGGATGAACTAACAAAATGGGAGGTCTGCGCCCAGATCGCCGAGGTCCAAGAATTCGAGTGGTACGCCGACAACATGGGGGTCCTCAACTATCATCCGCCGCTCTACTATCTGAACCCGTTCGCCCCCCAGTACTACATCGAGGACATCGACATTATTTCCGAAGCTCACTCCGTGGACGAGAAGGCGGTGGTAACCGTGATGGAACTCGACACGCAACCGAGCTTCTTCGCAAACGGTAGCACGATCGATCCTATTATCCAGGGCAGGTCCTTTGTCCAGACTTCAACCCCAGTCCTCCAGAGGTACGCGGTCAGGTACCAGAAAAAATCATCGCCAATTTTCAGTGGCACGACCCCGCCCCCGTCTGGGCAGGTTGGTCCGAGCCAGGCCAACCAAGGTGACCAGTATAATGTCGATCAGGGCCGCGCCAGTTACTGTCGCGCGCTCCTGAACCGACGCAACGCCGAGCTGAAGTCGGCGACCGTGACCATAAACGGGACTCCCGAGCTGAGGCTGTGCAACACCGTAGCCTTTGTCGGAAACCTGGGGGGCGCCCTGCAATCGGTGAGCCTAAACCCGTTTGCGACCTCGGCTCCAGGAGTGTCCTTGCCCGCCAACTCCACGGTCTCGACGGCCACGTCTACGTCGACGGCACCCTCGACCACGACCCCGAACAGCACTCTCACGTCGTTGCAGCAGATGCTCGTCTACTACATATCAACCATTAACCACAGCTACACGCAGGGCAAGGATTTTACCACAACCCTAGGGCTCACCCATGGTCGGCATTGGACAGACGCGCTTCCCAGCGGTAGCGTGGGATATGGGACGTCCGGACCACAGACGGACGAAACGTACACCAGCATGTGTAACTTTTACGGCCAGGGGAACGCGGCGGTGAACGCCACTAATTTCGTGAGCGTTGCCAGCGCCAAGTTGAACTTCATCGCGACGGGAAATCCCGCAGCGTTAAACCCCGGTACCTCAAGTCAGTTCGGATTCACCTGTCAACCGGTGAAGGCCTCAGCCACGAGAACGTTCATAACCAAGATTTCAGCAGTGCTCTCGACCTCGGTGATCCGATCCGCACTCTGCAACAAGCAAAGCAAGAAGAAGAACCCGAAGCAGTCAAAGCCCAGAATCGTAGCGGCCCGATCTCAAGCCTGGTCTTCGGTGGTAACAGCGTATAATAATGCCGTGACCGACATCGAGAACGCCCCGGGTAAGATATGGAATTTCCTCAAAGATGTAAAAAACAAAGGCCCGGAGCTGGTCGCGGCTTACTTAACTAAGTTGAATAATTTCATAGGGAAGGAAATAAATTCCGCCGAACAAGAGCTTGCGGCCCTGATCGCGAACCCCGAGGTACTGGCATTCAAGGCCTATCTAGGGAGTTCAAAGATAAAGTTCGTACTCAGGGAGACGTTCCCAACCGGGGACATCCTGCAAAAAACTGGGGCCTCCGCCTTCCTCGCGCCATTGCAGCAGGCCGGGATCGACACTACGCCAATAATATCGTTCAAATTCCCGATCGCGGCATATATCTATGTAGCCCAGTCCCCCTACAGCCTGGGCCACGCCCTGGAAGTCGTAGCGGCCCAAGCAATCATTGCCGACCTCCCAGAATTTCTGGGGAATACGATAAAGGGCGTCCCCACGATCTGGATCAACACTAACTCATTCCTGCCCAGTGCGATAGACAGGAACCACGTCAGCATATCTACCCCATCCGCGCCTCCGGCCTCGGTGCCACCATCTTTTACCTCTATGCTAAGCTCTTTTTTGGGAGCGGCTCCGTCTTCTGCCGCTCCAGGTTCCTCCCGGTTGCCCGCTCCTGTCATAACCAGTCAACTGTCGGCGTCTGCAAAAGTTGGGGTCCCGTTCACGTACGCGATCGTGGCTCTGAACAACCCCACCTCATATAACGCTCTCGGTCTCCCCGAGGGATTATCGATAAATAAATATACAGGAGAAATATCCGGTGTCCTGACCTCAAGTTCTGCCCCAGCGGCGAGGTCTGTACCCACCACAACAACGTACTCCGCCCCAGTCGGTCCGAGTGCAGCAATTACGACGAGCACGGTCATGAGCGGGCAGACCAACACCATTAATTTTACGATCATCGCGACCAACTCCTCAGGCTCCGTGCAGAAAAATCTAAGCCTGACCGTGACCCCGTCCAACCAGCTGACGCAGCAGTATTACATAATGGGACTGGCGATCGCATACATCGATCCAAAGTGCTGATATGATCAAAAATAATTTATCTGACCTATTCTTTAACCAGGGCAACCGGCAGGCGGTCGAGGAAGTGAAGTACCTGAGGCTCGCCCAGATCACGAGCGTTGACACCGTGAATATGATGTGCAGCCTGAACATCTTGGATAAGACCAGCACGAGGACCACGGTCCCGATCCCTATGCCCATGGCCTACCCCGGCGGAGGGATATTCGCCGTTCCCACGGTGGGGACACATGTCGTGGTCGGGATCAGACCGATGCAGATGCCCCTGGTCCTCGGCTACTATCCCCTTAACACCATGGCCCCGGACTCATACTACCAGATGTACAAGCAGGTCTATGGTATGCCTGAGGACCTGCAAGAGGGAGAGGTATATATTCGAGTTCGCGGGGATTCCGCCAAGTGCCTTACCTGCGGCGTAACGTCCTTGTTGACCGCCTGGGAAGCGAATATCAACGCCACGACATTGATCGAGCAATGCCCGAACTGCCATGCTCCGGCTTTCCTGATGGACCCAGTCACGCAGTTGCCGCTCCCGGCCTCGATCAACAAGCAACTTTTGGGATCGACTCTGTACATGACCAACCAGGCTGAACTCAGCTACATGGCCGACAACCTCATGGATCAGTCTGCGGGAGATAAGACCAGCTTGTTCCAGCTCTACATAAATGGGAAGACCGGAGAGGTCACATTCGCCAACGCCGGGGACGTCAGTTTTGAATCAAATGGCACGTTCTCGGTCCAGTGCCAGAATTACATGGTCAAGGCCGATAACGCCGTGACGGAGATGACTCAGAACAAGAGCTTCGACACGAATCAGTCCCTGGTCGAGGGCTCCCAGGACCGAACGATCAACGCCGACAACAGCATAAATCTAAATTCGTATAGCCTGAATGAGACGCTGACCGGGCCCGCGAATCTAAGCATGTCCGACAGGTACCTGAGCATAGACAATTCCGATTCATACGAGGCCGCGTCGGCGACGGTGTTTATCAGTGGCGATCCCCTGGGCAACGGGAGAGTCACTCAGATCGGGACCGCGACTGGATCGGTTCCGGATCAGATGATCCTATATGGAAACGAGTTCCGGAACGTCTACGGGGACTCCACGGTGGAGATCACCGGAGACATCAGCACCACGCTCGCGACCGGGGACTACGAGTTAATAGCACTCAAAGGCCACATTAGCATCGCCGCCGCCACCGGAACCCTGAACCTGTCCGGGAACCAGATCGTGTTGAACAGCTGGGCAGGCCCCCCAACAATACCTGCGTCAATGGGATATACCGGACAAGGTATTTCCAGAATCAATGACACCGTGGTGTCCGATGTGGCATCGGACCCAAAATTTTGGCCCTTCGTCCAGGCCCTAACCGCGTTCCTGAATTTATTCATATCTGAAGCCCCGTCTGTGCTTCCCCCCGGCGCCCTGTCCGGATCGATTGCGGCGGCGGCGGCGGCGGTGAATCTGGCGCCGTCGTCCTTGACTTCAAAAATAACCACAGGAAACATAACGGTACTCGCATGAGCTACGACCTCCAGCTCCTCAACGGCGACATCTCCTTCGGCTCTGACGGCAACCCCATGATCGTCCAGAACACGGCGAAGCTGGCCCAGGACGTGTCAAAGATCATGCTGACCCCACTCGGCTCCGACCCCGGGAACGTCCAGTACGGGACGAAGCTGAGAGGCCTGATGGGCAAACCCATGGATTTCTCGACGGTGCAGGGGATCGTGGCCAACACCTGCTCGCAGGCCTTGTCCCTGCTCCAATCCCTGCAAGCGACCCAGACCACGATCCAGACCATGACCTACTCGGAGCTGATCGACCACGTCGACGCCATCGCCGTGATCCCGACCTCGAACACCGGCATCGAGGTCCAGATCGCGATCGTGAGCCAGGCCGGGGAGCGCCTGGTCTTCGCCCAGCAGCTCGCAGGTCAAGGGCAAACCCAATAGCAAGGAAAAACCATGGCAATCCCTCTTATTAACCAGATAACAGAGCGGGTGTTCAAGGGCGATCCCGGGGGGATCGACGCCCTGGCCTTCACCGCCCTATCCCTAGTCAACGTCGGGTACTCCGCGTCCGAGGCCGACTTCACCCTTGGCGTCGACTATCAGCTGACAAGCGGAGGCGTGGACTGGTCGCTGCCGGGCAAGCAGCCCGCCACCGGCGTTGCCTACTACGCGACCTACACCTTCCAGGGGGACTCGTCGTTCAAGGACTTCGTCACGGTCAGGACCGAGATGCAGACCAACCTCGGGGCGCTCCAGCCTCTGGCCTCGACCCAGGACGGGTCCGTGACCATGAACCTGTTCTGCGACCTCCCGAGCACGAGCCTGGCCAACCTCTACTCCTCGATCCAACGCGTGGCCGACATCTACTCCCTCTCCAACGTCGACGAGTTTCAGGGCACCGAACTCGCCGACTACGGCGCCAACTTCAATCTGACCCCTGGCGGGCCAACGTTCAGCACCGGGTTCGCTACGTTCAGTGCGCCTCAGATCACGACGATTCCGATCGTCGTGCCCCTGGGAGAGGTGGTGTCCACGCTCTCGACCACGGCCCAGACGTCACTGGGTTTCATCACGACCGAGAGCGGGACCATTTACCCGGGGCAATCCAGCGTCACGATCCCGATCCAGGCCCAGGTCGCGGGCGCGGCGGGCAATGTCGGCCCCGGGACGATCACGCTCCTGGGGTCAACGATCACGGGCGTGTCCACGGTCTATAACCAGAACGCGACCACGGGCGGAACCGACTCCGAGTCCGCCGCCGACTTCGCGGCCAGGATACAGGCCACGTTCTTGGCCAATGACGCCGTGACCTTCCGTGGCATCCGGCGCCTGGCCCTGACGCTTCCAAACGTAATTGATGCCCTGGTCGTCGGCGCCGGTGACCCTCTGCTGACCAGGGCCGAGGGCGCGGGAGGCTACGTCGACCTCTACATCCAGGCCGAGGCAAACATAGGTCTGACTCAGGTCGACACCATCACGGTCCCGACCTTAGTCGGAACCCCGATGGTCCTCAGCCTACAGCCCGTGCTCTCGATCACAAGCGTCTACGACACCACGACATCCGTGACCCTGCCCCCGACCCAGTATTTGCTGGCCAAGGACGTCAGCGACGTCTCCGAGAGCACGAGTTCCACCGATTCTCTGGTCGTGATCTCCGGGGTCAGCGGTGGCGACGTCCTGACCGTGACCTACCAGTACAACGGCGTGTTGCAGAACGCCCTCGACTTCTTCATGAACCAGAACATGAACGCGGTCCCGGCCAGGAATTTGTTGCCCAGGTCCGCGATCGAGGTCTTCATCGACGTAACGGATACGATCACGCTCGTGCCCGGCGCCGATCCCGTCGCGACCGTGGCCCAGATTCAATCGAACATCGCCGAGTACATCGGGGGGTTGACGCTCGGGGCCACAATCAAGTACAGCACCAGCTTCGATCTGATCGACAGCGTCGCGGGGGTCAACGATACCGAGCCCCTGGCGCTGCTGGCGATCAGGGGCCAGGCCACGGCCTCGACCATCGTCCTGGGCCGGGATCAGTATCCGCTGGCCGGGGATATAACGATCTACATCGCGAGCTGAGAAACCTATGCCGATAGTCCAGTCTCTGCCGTCGCAGGTAAGCATCGAGGTCCCCGTGGGGCCGACGCCGATCATCGACATGATCGTGGTCCTCCCTGAGGCCTCGAACAAGTTCTTCGTGGCCATGGCCCAGCTTATCCCATACTACGTCTACAACTCCTCGACGGATTTCACGGTCCCGGAGATCGAGTCCGTAGCGGTAAGGGGCACGGCCACCCCAGGGTCCACGATCATCGTCCTCGTCAACAACATCAACCAGTCTCCGACCACGAGCATCGTCGCGGATGCGACCGGGGGCTGGTCCACCACGATCGTGCTCAACCCCGGCCCGAGCCTGATCCGGGCCCAGTACTACGTGCCCTAGAACATGCCAACCCCAATAAACTTCGTACCGGTGTCGCTGACCTCGTCGAACATCCTGCTCACGATCTGGCTCCAGGCTGACCAGATGAACGCGGCGGACGCCGAGATCAACAGCGTCAATTCCGACCGGAACATCGCCACGGCCAGGCCCGACACCCTGCAACCGAACTGGGGCACGCTCCTACAGGTGGCGTTCGATCCCAGCTTCACCACGGAGCAGTACCGGAACATCCTCCTAGGCACTATCAAGTCCCGCCTGGAGGCCCCGTTCAAGCAGTGCCTGATCGACATGGTTCACGCCTACGCACCATCGGCCACGGTCGTGATCCGGGACTACTTCAATGACGCGGCCAGGTTCATCGGCCCCGGCGTGCCCCCGGACCCGACCCAGTTCTTTATCCTGAACAGCCCCCTGCCCAACAATACCTGGAACAACCCCTTGGCCGAGTGGATGCCGGGCGTGCTCCTCAGGAGCCTTGGATTCGACCCGTTCGGGACCCAGGTCCAGGTCGTGAGCGTCGCCAATACTGCGGATATAAGGATGCTCACCTTCGTCCCGCCTGCCCTGGCCTTCGTCACGCCCGCGCACCAGTTCATCGCCCTCATATCCCAGCAGGAGATACCTGGCCCATGAGCGTCATCAGACCCGTACGCAGCGGCAACTTCTTCGAGCTGTTCGAGGTCGATACCTTCGTCCCCCTCCAACCGGTGTCGATCACCGGGATTTCCGCCTCGGGGACGTCCCTGATCCTGGGTCTCAGCGACCCCAATTCCGGGGCGGACCTGACTCGGTACTCCTACTTCCTGAAATACTACGTGGATGGAAACCCGGATAACGGCAACGATGGTCACAGGATCGATACCGGAGCCGTGGAGTCGTCCCTGACCCAGTACTTCTACACCGTGTCCGCCGGAGCCGGGACCGAAGAGGGGTACACTTTCTCGGGAATCTCCTACGCATTTTCCGACGCAGTGATCCCCGCCGGGGTCCTCGCCTCACCCACTCCCGTGATCATGTCTCTGGATACGGCGGCGGCCACCGATTCCGGGGCCGTCACGGTCACGGCGGGAACCCCCGGGATGACCATACTGCCGGGGGCGACCATCGCGGCCTCCGCGCCTCCCCCCGGACACACCTACTCCTACGAAGTCCAGGTCACGAACAAGTACCAGACCACGACGCTCAGCGCCCCGTCCTCCATCACCGTCCCATCCTCGTTCTCGGCGCAGACCCTGGCGGTCCCGATCTACACCCCGGACTTCACGATCTCCCCGCCGCTGGCCATCCCCGCGATCAAGGTCGGGCTCATTGCCCTGGCCTGGACCGACCCCAACACCTACGGCGCCGGTGACCAGGTCGAAGTCTGGAGGAGCGTCGGAGCCGGACCGTTCCTGCTCCTGTCCTCGATGACCATGGCCGCTGGGCCAGCCCCAACCGGGGCCTACGACGACGCCTTCGGGTACCTGGGCATGGTCCCGGGGACCTACACCTACAGGGTCAGGGCGGTGTCGCCGTCCACGGGCGACGTCGGACCATTCTCCGCAGCCCAGAGCGTGGTCGTGCCGCAGACTATGGCGGCCCCGGTCATCACCTCCGCGACCATCGGAGGAGGGACCCAGATCACCTTGGTCTGGACCGACCCCAACTACCCGGCAGTGTCCGACGAGAAGGGGGTCCGCGTGTACCTGGACGTCGGCAGCACCACGGTCTTCGACCAGGTCGCCGTCGTTGCCCCGGGGACGCTGACCTACGTCTACTCCGTGGTCATAGTGCCTGGACAGATATACACCTTCAAGGTCGAGGCCTTCAACCAGGACTTCGCGGGGCCGACGTCAGCGGCATTCAGCGTCACAGCGCCCCTGAACGCGCCCGTCCTCGTCTCCGTGGTCCCCGCCGCAGACATCGGCGCGATCCTGACCTGGACCGACACGAACCTGGTCATCAACGAGGACCTGGAGACATCGTACTCGATCCAGCGCACGATCATGGAGGCTCCCGCGTTCTTGCCCGTGATCGGACCCCTGATCACGGTCCCGGGGGGGACCACTTCCTTCACCGACGTCTTCGACTACCCTGTAGGGACCTTCGTCTCGTACCGGGTTCGGGCCGATAACGCGACGGCGGTCAGCCCCTGGTCGAACTCTATCCAGATCATCATCGTCCAGGAGCTGGTTGCGCCAGACAACGTCTCAGTGGCGATCACCGGGGCCGGGGTCATCAACGTGTCCTGGCAGAACATAAGCCCGTTCGTGCGCGGGACCCTGGTCTACAAGTCCATGGACGGAGCCCCGCTGACCCTTATCGCCAGCGTCGCGGCCTCGGTCACGGAGTTCGTCGACGACGCCCCGATCATCTCCGGGGCGGTCTACGCCTACTCCGTCCAGAACTTCGACAACCAGGAGCAGGGTCCGGCCTCAATCCCGATCATCGTCACGACCCCGTTCGACCCCCCGCAGGACCTCCAGGTCGTGGGGACTCCGGATAACATGGCGACCCTGACCTGGACCACGAACAACCTCTACATGGACTACACCGCGATCGAGACCGCGTTCTCGAACAACGGCACGTTCGTGGAGGTCGCGCGCGTGCCCCCTGGGCAGACGACGGTCACGGTCGCCGTCAACGGCGCCCCCGGGGCCCTAGTCTCGTTCAGGGTCAGGGAGATCAAGCAGGCCTACCTCATACTCAGCGACGTCGCGGTGCCCAAGAACCTCGGGGCCTATTCCCTAACGGTCTCGACCGACCTGGCCTTGTCCGCCCCCACCGGGGTCGCGGTGACTAGGCCCCTGTCGACCCAGAACCTAGTGACCTGGTCCGACGCCAATACCCTGGCCACCGGCTTCGAGGTCTGGCGCCAGAAGTTCGTGACCGGGTCCCCCACCTCGTACGAGGCCCCGATCCTGGTCTGCAACGACGCGAACCCGGCGCTGAGGAGCTACCGGGACACATACCCGATGAACATGGGCGACACCGTGCAGTACTGGGTCTACGCCGTGGACGCGGACAACACCTCTCCGCAATCAAACATCGCCGTCTTCACCTGCCGAATGGGCGCGCCCGTTATCACTACGTCGCAGACGAACAGAACCCAGGTCACGCTCACGATCACGCCCCCGGCGGGGTACGCCTACGCCGCTGGCGATCAAGTCTTGATCAGCCGCAGCGTCAATGGCTCGGCCATGAGCGCCATCGCCACGATACCGGCCTCGGCCTCCCCCATGACGTACGTCGACAACGCCCTGGTCGCCCCCGGGAACATCGGCGACGTCCTCAGCTACTCGGCGTCGATGTTCTCCGCGATCGAGTCGGGCCCGAACTCGGTGACGGTGCATCAGACCCTGTACGACGCCGTTTTCATGCCCCTGGGCATGGTCAACGTCGTCAGGACCTTCGGCTCTAGGGATGCCCTGACCGAGAACGGAAACGGCGTGTTCGCGGGGTGCGCTAACGGCATCGTCAAGGTCACGAACAACCCCGTGGGCTACGAGCCGATCCTCCTCGCGTCCTCCTCGGACTACGCCGGGACCGCGTCGATCCAGAGCGGGGACCTGACGAGGGTGGTCGCCGCCGGGGCCGGGGACTCCATGTACCTCATAGACGCGGTGACCCTGGCGCGCGTGGTCGCCCCCATCAGTACCCTGGCCTGGTCTGGGGCCAGCAACGACAGCGGCCTGTTCGACGTCGGGATCGCGGGTCAAGGTGCGGGGTTCTCCGGAAACTCGCAGTCCTGGGGCGCGCTTGGCCTGGGAATCTACGATGGCTGGACCTTCGCGACCCAGGAAGGCGCGGGGGTCAGCGGCATCGCACCCTGGGACTCGGCCCCGACCGAGTTCCAGAACTGGGACAGGACCCTGGCGATCACGCACCCGATTGAGCCCTTCATATCCCTCCCCTTCCTGGGAGAGGTCGGAGCCTCAGCGCAGCCCCTGCGCATCGAGGCTGCTGGAGGCAACGGCCTGTGCATGGTCCTCCAGACCGACAGCTCAGGCTCGACCACGTCCTACAACACTACGCTGTTCCAGGTCCAGCGCAGCACGAATCAGGCAGTGGAGATATTCAACATCCAGAACTACGTCCTGGACTTCGTCTCGGACGCCGTCTCCAAGGTCCTGATCGTGGACCTGGCCGGGAAAATCTGGCTGGTGGACATGAGCCTCGTCCCGCCCAGCGCCAGCGCCGGGTACCTGGGCTACAACCCCCTGCCGATCGGGGCCGTGGTCGGGAGCATACCCCTGCCGTCGGTGTACGTGCCTCCCACGGTGACTGAGGACCCGGTGGGGCACCCAGGAGACCTCATCAACCTCGCCACGGGCTCGATCTCGATCGAACTTGGGGGCGGCTCGCTGGTGGCCACGGCCCTGTATAACGGGACCTCGACCACGGTCCATGTCTTCTCGATCCCGAATCCGCCGATCACCCTGGGTCAGACCCTGGTCTTGACCAAGACCTACGTCGTGAACGAGCGGGTGCAGGGCCTGGCCTTCGACGGCGGGGTCTTCTTCTATGGGCGCTCGCTGGACACGGCCAAACTCTTCCGATTCAACGCAGGAATATAGGGGAAATATCATGAGCGGACTCAGCACGCAGCAACAGATGAGCAGAGACGGAAGGACCCTGATCTCCCAGCTCATGGCCGGTACCGCCGAGCAGCAGCTTACAGACTTCTCGATCCCGGCTCCGGGGTCATCGGCGGTGGCCAACGTCGGAGCCGCCGGTTCCTCGACGTGGGCATATGTGATAAAGTCCGTTACCGCCTACGGCCAAGGCCTGCCGTTCTCTATCGCGACGACGGCGACGGGCAACGCTGGCCTAGGGTCAGCAAACTACAACTCGATCTCATGGTCAGCGGTGGCCGGGGCCCTGAGCTACAACGTCTACCGCACCGTATCCGGGAACCCAACGTATGATCTGGGCCTCATTGGGAACACCACGTCTTTGACCCTGTTTGACATGGGCCAGACCCCGGAGAGCGCCCTCGCCGGGATATCACACGTCGCGGTCGGCTCCGGCGTCGGGGGCGCCTACTCCTCGTTCGGGACCAACCCCCGCCTCGGGAACAACTTCGAGATGACCGGGATAGACCCGGTCATCCTCCACAACGACTTCCCCGTGTACAATTTCGGTCCGAATGGGTTCCCTAACACCTTCTACTTCATCGAGGTCGCCAACACCTCCCACGACTTGGCCCTGAGCTTCGGGAACAGCGCCACGGGGCCGAACTGCTTGCAGCAGGACTGCTTCAACCATCTGTTCCTCATAGACACCGGGACCATGTCCGGAGCCTACGGCATCGGCGAGGTCCAGAACATGCCATCGCTGGGAAAGACGACGCCGCCGACGCCTCCGAACGGGACGATCGTGTACATCGGGTACGTGGAGTGCGACATCGGGGCCAGGACCTTCTACAACCCCACGCGGATGTTCCACGAGCTTGGCAGGGTCTCCCCGTCCCAGGTATCGTTCCTGGGCGACCGCGCCATCAATGGACCGGTTGCGCTCGAACTCCTGCAACCGAACCTGCTCGACGTCTCCGATCAGCCGAACCCGAACCTTCTGGTCCGGGCCCAGTTCAACCTCGGGATAAACGACACCATCAGGGAGATCGCCATCATAGGGAACGCGGGCACGAAAATACTGGCCTGGGGCGTGCCGACGTTCACGAACATAACCACGGGCCAGGGCGTTTTCATTCGCTGGGCAATAGCGTTCTAAAGGAGCCATTACCATGCCAGAGCTGAGCAAGAGAACCTTCGACGAAGCCAACCGCTTCGAGACCGTGGTCTTCCAGGAGGGGACTCACCCCGCCGACTTCGAGATGGTCGAACTCCAGGACATCCAGAACAACGAGAGGCAGCGGTTCATCGAGAACCTGATCACTGACGGAGCCCTGGGCGAGGGCTTCCTCGTCGTCGCCAGCGGCCTGGACAATGCCGTGAACATCACCCTGGGCGCGATCTACACCCAGGGCCAGCGGCTAATCCTCCCCGATGGCCTGCACCAGGCCATAGGCGCGCCCCCGCAGTTCATCTACAACATGCCTGTCGGTGTCCCGACCGCACCCAGGACAGACTTGATCTACCTCACGGTCTCGATAGCGGACGTCACCGCGACCCAGTACCCCAATATCGAGGACCCGACCCTTGGCCCAGGCGCCTACCGCGAGCAGGTACAGTACTCCATCAACATAGCGCAATCCGTCAACGTCAACAACCCCTTGGCCCCTGCGGTCCCGACCGGGTCCTGGACCTTCCCCTTAGCGATGGTGAACCGATACACGGCCCAGACCGCGATCAACGCCTCAGACGTGATTGACGTGAGGCCGATCGCGGCCCTGTCCAAGAACTTCTCCCCAAACAACCTCATTACCGTGTCTCAGACCGGGGGCCAGTTCACCAGCGTCCAGGAGGCCCTAAACAGCATACCGATGTCTGGGCCGACCGCCGTAGGATACGCGAACCAGTACGTGGTCCTGGTCGAGCCCGGGACCTACGTCAGCGAGTTCCCGATAACGATGGTCAATCCCTACGTCACGCTAACGGGCCTTGATCCGACGACGACCACGATCAGGGTCGCGCCCATCGTTGGCGGGAACTTCAACGCGCTCACGATCTCGGCTAACAATGTCACGGTCTCGAATCTAGGCCTGGATATCGGCGTCGGCCTAACCGGGAACGACGTCATCGTCAGCGTCGGGGCGTCGGTCCTGTCGGCTACGATCAGCAACTGCCTGATCGGCCAAAAGATATACGGCGAGAGCCAGGCCACGGCTCCTGTTGGCGCCCTCGGAACCGTCGGGGTCCTGGCCAATATCGGGTCGACGCTCACGATCCAAGATTCCTATATCTGGTGCGGGAACTGGGTCGGGGCGACCTCGGCGGCGGGCGTCGTGAACACGACCGCGACCGTGACCATTACCGACACCGAAGTAACCGCCTTCAGCACGGGCCCGAACCCCGGGATCGGAGCCGTGGTCAACAACGGGACGATGATCGCCAGCGGGTGCTCGGTGACATCCAATGATCGGGCCCTGTATAGCAGCGAGTCGTTCACTGCCGTGGACATGGACTTTAACATCGCCCCGATCACGTCCTTGTCTAGCCCAGTGGCGGGGACGGCCACGGACTGCGTTAGCCTCAGCGGTTCGGTGAATACCCTGACCAGCAGCGACATCACCTCGACGATCAACCAGATCGTGGTCTCGGGCACGTCCTTGACCTGGACCGACGTCGTGGTCGGGGCTTGCATGTTCATCTCCGGGACATCAACCTCCGCCTTCTCCGACTGCACGGTGACGACCGTGGTCATGACCGGACTCTCGGTGAACGCCACGTTCACGGCCTGCCTGATCCTAGGCGGAACCGGTGACGCCGCAGACACCCCCGTTGGCAATAACGCCGCGAGCCTGGGTCTAGTAGTGAAGTCGGGTGCCCTTTGCAGCATCACTTCGTGCACCAACAACGGGAACAACGCCGTGGTCGCGAACGGATCGAACCCAGTGATCTCAAACTGCACCTTCAGCTCGGCGGACTGCACCTCCGGGACACCGGCGGCAGTCGATATCATCGACATAACGAATATATCCAATCCCCTGATCATCGACACCACATTCATTATGGGTCCGGGCTCGGCATCTGCGGCGATCAACATCCTCGACGGAGTAACGCTGCCGACCCCGATCGCCAGCAACCCCACGGTAACGGGCTGCTTCTTCCAGGCGCCGAAGACCCTGCTCCCATCCTACTTTATAAACGGCGTGGTCGGGTCTCAGCTGAGCTACGGGATCAATACCCCGTCACCGGCTGCGACCACGGTGGCCATGTACAGCCCGAACATCTCCCTAGTGGCTCTGGAGAGCGGGTTCGTGAGCTATACCACGCTGGCGGCAGTCGGGCCTGATGAAGGCGCGTCCCTAGTCGGAATCCAACCGGTCACCGGGAGCAACCCCAACAACTTCCAGATAACGTCCACTACCGTCCAGGGAGCGCTTCAGCAGATCGAGATCGGGATGAACGCGGCCATGAGCACCAACGGTTTCATCTCCGAGGTCGGCCTCGACCAGCTGCGGCCATACGCCTCGGCGACACCGGATATCAACCTGAACGTCGCAACTGGTCCCTACTTCGTTGCTAGTGACGGTGCGAACAAGGTCCAGTGCTCTGGAGGCAGCATCGCTCTCCCGTCCGTGCCTCTGGCCCTGGCCGCCAACAGCTACGTGGGCCTGGTTTATCTGGATGATTCCGGGAACCTAAACACCGTACCCGAGAATTCTGCCGGATACTCGCTCTTGACTCCGTCGACGCCTCCGCCATACCCGACGCCGGGTCTGGTCCTGGCCGAGGTCGTCTGCGTCTACAACAACGGATCATCTCCGATCGTGACCCAGGGGAATATCAAGGACGTCAGGCCCTTCCTTAGGTCGTTGTCGATACCCGTGACCGGGACCCCGACGGTCGGCCAGGTACCGGTGGCCACCAGCCCGTCCTCCGCAGCGTGGACGACCCTCGCCTCGGTCCCGGTCGGCTCGATGACCATGTTCTGCGGGCCGAACGCGCCTGCGGGATGGATGGAGTGCGACGGGACGAGCCTGCTCACGGTCTCGTATCCCGACCTCTACGCGGTCATCGGAGACCGGTGGGGCACCCCGGACGGGACCCACTTCAACCTCCCGGACATGCGCGGGTGCTTCCCTAGAGGTTGGAGCCACGACTCTACCGACTCTCTCACCGACCCCGATGCCGCATCTCGCTTCAACCGTCTGCCTGGCGGCCGGAGCGGCAACACTGTGGGCTCCTACGAGATGGACGTGGACCGAGGTCATCTCCACCCGATGAATCCCGCCTCCGGAAATCTGAGCGGCGGCGCGGGAGCATACTGGCCGTACCCGCAGGCCGCTAACACGGGTAACATCATCGACAGCCCGACTGGTGGGAACCAAGAGTCCCGCCCGAAGAACGCCAACGTCATGTTCATCATCAGGTATCAATAGGAGGTCTCATGGCCATCATCGTCCCAAAATCCGTCGCTGAAAACGTCGATTTCACCCTGGCCCCGGGCCAGTCGCTCTACGCCGTCGTCAAGAACGCCGACGGGAGCGTCGCTTTGACTCTAATCAACGACCAATGCGACCCGGCAGGAGGCAAGACCCTGACCGCCAGCCTCAACTACGGTGGGAGACTCGGTTGATTCACCTGCTCATAGAAACCATCAAGCTCCTGGTGGTGGTGGGCGGCTCCGCAATGGAAGTCGTCCGCGCCCTGGCCGACATCCGGGAGCTCTTGGTCAAGGTCATGACCGAAGTCCGAGACCATTGCCGCAAGGCGATAGGCCGAGGTAAGGACCACTACAAGAAGAAGAGGAGGAAGCGCAATGCGTGACGACCAATCCCTGTCCACGCACTTCTCTCTCTATGAGATGACGCGCACGGACAACGCCAAGCTCCAGGACGCGAACCGCGACGTTACCGACGACCAAGTCGGAAAGCTCACCATGCTTGCCGGGTGGCTCGAAGGCGGAGCTCGTCCGCTCGTCGGCCCCATGCGCGTCCATAGCGCGTACCGGTGCGACGCCCTCAACGGGGTCTTGCCCGGCCACAGTTCGACTTCACAGCACCCGAAATGCGAGGCCGTCGATTTCGACCGGGGGCTAGGAACTGAACCGTCAATAGCCGGAGGGCTGACGGCGAAGACCCTCTATGGAGCATACGGGGAAGAACTCCATACTCTAACCATCGCAGAGATGCCAGCGCACACCCACTCCACCTACGCGCTGAACGCGTATACTCCGAACCAAGGTGGGGGCTCGAATTATAACACCAATTATGGGTCGCAGGATTCTAGCAGCACCGGAGGCGACGGGTCTCACAATAACATCCAGCCATGCCGCGCCTACACCCCAATCATCAGAACTTAAAGGAGAATAAAAATGACTGACATGACATTGAGCCAAACCACAAAAGCGTTCGAGGTCTCGGGGTTGACTCCGGGGCAGCGCATCGTCATACAGGTGCTCAACTCCGACGGTACCGTGGCCACCACCCTGTGCGACGAGTCGGTCCCTGCCGGGAAGACGTACAGCGGAAACGTCGGCTACTTCGGGACGCTGGCGTAGGCGAGTCCGCTTCGTCCGAGACGAGAGGAGGCGCTATGTGGGCTAAACTCGTGGAACTACTCATTGGAATCTTCCGGGTCCTAACCGGGACCTCGGGAGAGGGCTACATCCCCCAGGGCGCGATGCCCAGGGCCAGGCCCCCGGCGATCCCGGCGCTGGCGCCCGCGCCGAGGCCAGCGATCGTGGCCCCGGACCGGAAGCTGATGCGGCGCACGCTGTACCAGCTGACCGTGACCAGCAACGCCGCGCTCCAGGCCAAGAACCGGATGCTGACCCCGGAGCAGATCGACAAGCTCCTGGCGGTCGACACCCTGCTGTGCCGCGCCGAGGACCTGATCGGTAAGAGGCTGGTGGCCAACAGCGGCTACCGCTGTCCCGAACTCAATGGCGTTACCCCGGGATCGGCGACGCATTCCCAGCACATGCTATGCGAGGCCGCCGACGTCCATGAAGACGGATCGGCAGACACAGCCGCAGGAGTCGAGGACGCATTCCAGAAGCTGTGGAAGTTCGGTCGCCTCAAAAAATTCTTGTTCGGGCAGTTGATCGTCGAGACTGCGCAGAGATCGTATGGCCGCGTTTTCTGGCTACACCTGAGCCTCGGGGCACCCTACCGGGACCCGAAGCGGTGTGGTCAGGTCCTGAGGATGCAGAACGGGGTCTATACGATGATCGGAAAGGTCTGAAGACCTGGGAGGCAAAATGAAGAAGATATTCAACTTCCTCGCCAAGAAGGCGAAGAAATTCACTAGGATAAACCTGGTGCAGAAGTTCATCCACGACCTGGGATCGCTCAGGGCGCTCTGGAACTATTTGTTCCTAGCGCTCTACACGTGGATCATCGTCTACGGCGTAGTTCACTACGGCCACGACTGCATCACGACCGCGATCACGACCACTGGCAGCCTCGCGGGGTGGGTGTTCGTCCACTACGTGTGGAGCGGACAGATGGACAAGCATTCGGCGAACGCGTTCCCAATCCCGGGGACCTCAGGGTGGGCGGGTGATCAAGCCCAGGCCCCGGTAGGAGACGCCGACAACCCCGTGGTTGCCTTAGAATCCCCGAAGGACGACACGGCTCCGGACTCGGACACCCCGGCGGCGGGAGGCGACGACAATGGATGAGATACAACTCTGGGTCCGGCGTATCGAACACATAGCCCTGGCCCTAGCCGTATGCGTCGCCGTCTTCTTCATCCACCTTCACGACAAGGAGGTGGCGGTCCAGGACACGATGAGGCTCGCGCAGCAGGGCCTACCCCCGGACGTCCTCGCCAAGTACATGCTGAAGCAGAACCAACTGGTCCAGCTCGTGCGCGACGCCCAGGGCAAGACCGTGGTCCAGACCCAGTACGTCCCCAGCGAGGGCGGGCTCCAGATCGTGGTCAAGAAGCAGTCTGAGCTGGAGGCCAAGTACCAGGCCCTCCTCGCCGAACTCCACGGCGCCAGGACCTCGTCGGATACGGCCAAGATCGAGGCCCAGATCAGCAGCGCCACCGCGCAGATGGCCGAGGCCCTGCCCCAGATCACGGTCCAGGATCACGGCTTCACCTCGCGCTTCGGCTTCGGCCTGGTCACCAGCCCCGGGCACGTGATCCACTACCGCGTCAGCAGCGGCGGCGGCCTCGACCTCCCGATCAGCCCAGTCCTGGACTGGAAATACTACTATTGGCACCGCTGGTCTGGGCTGGTCCAGGCCAATCTCTTCTACCCGGGTCTGGAACTCACACGACACGTCGACGACTTCACCCCGAAGTTTATGCACATGGACAACACCGAGGTTGGGGTCAGCGGTGGCCCCGGATGGACCGGTGGTTGGGGCGGCGGCATCATCCTCAGGACGAATTGGTGACAAAGATGAACGACATCAGAGGACGCAGAATCCTGCTCGACCCCCTCGGTGGGCTCTATCGGGACGACAAGGCCGAATGGCGCTACCAAAGGAAGCCCGTAGTCGGGGTTCCAGGAGACATCATCACGTCAGAGATTTCCTCCACCGTCTACGACCTCCTCAGGATCATCGGCGCCGACATCTTCGCGACCCGGTGCATGAGGCGGTCGCACTCGGAGATCGGGAAGTCCCAGTACCCGCTGTTCCACGAGAGCGCGAGCCACTACCTGCGCTACGCCAGGATGAGGCCCAGCCTCAGGCCCAACCCCACGGAGGAGCACCTGTCGCAGGACGTCTGGGGGCAGGGGAAGACGTGCCTGGAGCAGGATCAGAACGCCAGGATCAACTTCGCCAGGCACATCCGCGCCGATATCGTGGTCGCGATCAACATCACGAACTACGTCGAGGACGACGGCCTGGAGATCAGGCACAACGGCGTCGGAGGTGCTGCGGAGCTGGCCGACGGCGTGATCCGAGAGGTCTCGAAGCGGACCCGGCGCAAGCCCAAGCCTGTGGCCGGTCTCATGGAGGACGAGCAGGCCTACGCCGGTCTCAAGGTCCCGGTCGCGATCCTGGACTGCGGGAGCGCCTTTGACCCCGCGTCCACGGACCTGCTGAGGAAGGCCTGGTATCGGGAGCTGATATCCAGGGGCGTTTTCGCTGGAATTTTCAGGAACTACTGCCAGGATCAGATCGGGGAGCCCGACAGGGCCCCCGCAGCCTGAGATTCTGTCGGTAATGGGGTAATAAGTCCAGAAATGGGGCAATTTTATATTGTATCGACGATTATCGGCGCATCCCCCGACTGAGTTTAGCGATCACCCCAGGAAGGGAAATATCGCAGGCCAGCACAGTCCTGCGCCGGTCCGCCTTGGCCATGACCTGGTACTTGACCAGCATCTCGCAGACCTCGCGATCTAGGGATTCTAGGAACCCAGCCGATGTACGCAAGCCACGTTCCTTAAAGAAACTTCTGACCCCCGATGCCCTGACATAGCGTAGCTTCATTGTCCCCCTCCTACATCCACTGGCGCTTCAGCGCGTAGCCCCCATCGCTGTGCAGGTGGCCGACCTCGTGGTTCCGGTCGCCGTTTACGTGGTCGTTGCTCGGGCAGGCTCCGCCGATGCACGGGAACTTGGCGAAGACGATCCGGCTCAGGGTATAAACCAGGTGAAAGCCCATGTCCATGCCGCCGCCGCTGATCACGATCCCGCCGGTGTCGCGGTCCATCTTCCAGCCCACGATCTTGGCCACGTTCCAGGTGTAGTCCACGATCCGGGGCTTACCGCCCTCGACCTCTATCCCCAGGGTCGAGATGTGGCTACACGTCCCGGACGACGACCGGCGCCGGAGCACGGTGTAGACGGTGTCTCCGGGCTTCAGCCAGGCCTTGATCCGCTTCACGGCCTCACCCTCCTCGGACCCGACCACGAAGCGGGAGTGGTACTCGTAAGTGGAGGCCACGTCCCAGAGCAGGCGCTGGGCCTTGGTCAGCTTGCCATATTCCACCTTCGGGCGCTGGGCGGGCTCGTGGGCCACGCCGCAGATCGCGCAGTCGTAAGACGTGTGGCGCTTCAGCCACATCTCGGCCTTCTTCTCCTCGGTCATTGTGGTCTCCTCCCTATGTCTTCTTGAGCAGTATCGGATTGTGCTTCAACGAAGTCCGGACGTAGAGCTTCCGGGCATAAAACAGCCTGTTCATGTGGGTGCGGCAGAGCCGGACCTGCTTGTAGGTCACGGACGCGGTCTCGCCGCAGACCCGGACATGGTCCTCGTCCACGCAGGCGAAGCACCTGTTCCCGGTCGGGAACTTCTCGGGCTTGATCATCTTCTGGACAGCCGCGACCTCTTCTCTGGTGATGGGCTTGGCCTCGGGCTTCGGCTGGGGCTTCGGCTCGGGCTTCGGCTCGGGCTTCGGCTGGGGCTCCGTCTTGGGCAGCGCGGGCGTTACCACGGGCGGCGCCGGGGAAAGAACAGGCTTGGGTGCGGCCTCCACTCCAAGAACCACTGTCTTGGCCGGGTGTTGACCGTGGACCGGTGCGACTTCGGTCGCGGCTGCCTTGGCACCAACGATCCTATAGGTCGTCTTCAGACCATATGGTCCTGTCCATTTCACTGAAGTGGAGACAACTAAGTTCTCCACGAGCAGGTCGCCAATAGCATTATCGAACTTTTTGCCCTCCTCGGTGCTCCGTGTGAATTTCTTCCTGAGTGCGCTGTGAGCTATGCCGGGATTTTTCTTGATAGAGGTAAGGATGCGCTCCCGCATCGGGACCTTGACCAAGGGCGAACGATGGGTAATATCCTTGGGGGCCTGGTTCTTCTTACCATTCTCGACCTTCGGACACGGGACAGGTTCGGGAGCGATGATCACGTCGAAATTGATGCCCTTATCGACCCTGTACCCTAGATGCCTCAGTTCTCCCATACAAAAGGATCGGGAGATCGCGTCGCGGAACAGCGTCTTCGGGACTGGGAAACTCCCACCCCTGACCTTGACCTCCTCGATGATCCTGTTGATGCTGCCCCGGTCGGTGTCGTAAACGGGAGAATCGGGCTTTGGTTCTGGGGCTGGCGGAGTCAGAAGCTTGTCTGGAGCCTGATGAGCTGGCTTCGCAGCTGGCTCAAACTTGGGTTTGGCGGCGTCCCTATAGAAGGTGACGGACTCATCTGATTCCTCGTTCAGGTGCCACGGGAACGGAAGGGGATCGCGCATGAGGTCGACGACAAGCTGGCCGTAGTTGCGCGGTAGATCAGACCGGGGGACCTGGACGCCTTCTCCCGGCTCCAGCTTCTTCATCAGCTTGACGAGGTCATCCCTGAATGAACCCCTGCCAGAGGAGCCGCTGGAATCAACAATCTTCATAACCATAATATCCTCCTCACGGTATGTCTTCCGCCATCTCCACGAAGATCGGGGCATTATCAACTCCGGTCCCTAGGGTGTTGTAGCCGAAGTAGTCCTCGGCGTCCTCGTGGGTCATCTCATCGCGGTCCATGAGGATGGCGATGCACGTCGAGCGGTCGTACGCCGCGACCGGCTCCATTCCAAAGCGGTGGGCTATCCCCACGAGGGCCATCTCGTAGCCGTGGTAGACGACGGCCTCCTCGTTGGCCTCGGACAGGGCCTCGACGATGCGGTCGTACTTCTTCTCCGCCTTCTTCGAGGTGAACCAGAAGGCCTTCTTGACGCAGTACCACTTGTTCTTGGGCATGATCATTCCCCCTGCCGGTACCTGAAGCCTGGGTTGTGATTGACGAATTGGCTCCTCAGGTCTCGGCGCCACATCATTACGGTTAAGTCCACGGCCCAGTCTCCGTCGGCGATTGGATGGACGTAGCCGTGGGCGCCGATCCCCGGGGCAGCTCTGCGCCACCACTCCAGGATCAGGGCATACCCCCACTTCTCGATTATCCATCTCCCGAGGAAGGCCCCGGACGTGACTCGGAACAATTCCATGGTCAGGCCTCCAGGACCTTGGGCTCGGCGTTCAGCGTGTAGCCGAACCGGTTCAGGATATCCTCCAGGGACCCGTCCTCACGCGCGGCCTTGAGCCACTTCGTCGGCTTCTTCTGGCCGTGCTCGCGCTTGATCTCGGCGCGGGTGGCCCGGTCCATGCCCATGATCCCGCCGATATAGCCGAAGGACACGGCCTTGATCGGGCGCCAGTGTCCGGGAATCTCCAGGACGATCGACATCTGGTTCGACTCTCTCCAGTAGATCACCAAGTCCTTGAAGGCCACGGGCTGAGCGACCACGGCCTCGACCTTGAGGTCCGCGAGCTTGACGTCTGCGGCCTCGATCTTCCCGGGGCAGGCCCAGGCGTGGTTGGGGCAGCAGCACTCGGGGTTCGGGGAGAAGTACGTTGTCAGGCACGAGAGGTCCTGGCACAGGAAGTGGTTGACGACGCGACCGGCGTCTGCCCACTCCTTGATCTTGGCGTAAACCTTGGACGTTACAATGATCGGCTTGCTCGCGATTCCGCTCATTGTAGTTCCCAGTCCCCAATGGAATTTCCATTGATATCCATGCACTTCCCAGACGTTTCTCCGGCGCAGACCCTGACGGCCACGCGCTGGAGAATCCTGTGGATTTCCTGCTCCCGGTCATCGGCAGCGATGCAATCAGTATCGATTTTTATCTTGAACACGCTATTTCCCTCCCAGGAGCTTGGCCCCGAGCGCGGCCACGACGTAGTCGTCGACCCCGGCGCTCGCCGGGTCCTTGCCCGTGATCGCCGTCATATTGAACCGGACCGGGTCCCGGAAGACGTCGGCGAGCTTGCGCGACGCCGCAGTCGCCCACTTCAGGAACTTCTTCTCGACGAAGTAATCGACCCCAGTGGAGCAGCAGTTCGAGGTCCTGAGCGCAGCCCGGATCAGCCGCACGCCCTTCGCGATGAAGGCCTTGCGTACTGCGGCGTCGTACTTTTCCAGCATCGCCGAGTCCTCGGAGGCCATGAGCGAGCAGTCGGAGTGAAACTGAGCCCAGTCCTTGGGCGGGATCAGGTCGATATAGCCGCGCCAGGCATCGGTTCTCACCCACTTGGTCCGCCAGGTCCCGATGTCGCCGTCGCAAGCGGTCATGTTCTTGCAGGACCCGATCTCGAAGATCGAGGTTCCATAGTCTCCCTCGCCTTCCGGGTTATCCGCATCAAAGACCCTTAACGTGGCCTCGGCCTCATCCTCGCAGTAGCAGGTCTCACAGATCGGATCGCCTTCGTACTGGGTGGCCTCCTCACCGCAGGACGCGTTCTGGTGTTCGTCGTACGTCATCTCCTTCTCGCAGATCGCGCACCGGACCGGGACGTAGTCCCGGCGGTGCTCGGCGTCCTCGATCTGGTAGCGCAGTGGTTCCATGCCCGGCAGGACCGGCTGGCCATCCATGTTCATCTGACCTCCCCGGACTTGATCTTGGACAGAGGCGTGGGCCGGAAGCTCAGGTCGCGCTCGATTCCCAGGCCCATGCGAATGCGGTTTCGGATTTCCTTGGTCATCAGTTTCATGGTCATGATAGTATTATACCAGGTTGAACTCAGCTTGTCAAGACCCAGACGGAATCATGATCTCGGTTTCCTCCACGGCTCGGCCTTGTCCACGGCGAGGCGGGCGGCGGTCATTCTGTCGGCGTTGATCGGGTCGGCCAAGTACTTGTCCGAGAGGAGGCCCTTCAGGGCCGCCAGTAAGTCCTTGGCCGCTGCTTTGACGGACTCGTCCCTATGGTAGTCCTCGCTGAGGCGGGACAGCTCGTCGTTCATCAGGTAGGCTTCGTCCTGATCCAGGTCGATCTTGGTTTCAGTCATATTAGTATTGTACCAGGTTGAACTGATCTTGTCAAGACCCAAAAACTGGACATGGGACCTCAACCGGATCGGGGCCCAGATTCTGGCCCGGGTCTTGACAGCATCAGTATTACCTGGTACAATACCACTATGAATACGGAACCCGAGATCGAGAGCGCCGACGAGGCCCTGAGCCTGATCCAGGATCGGATCGCCCAGGGCCTGACGCCGGTCATGCGCGGGACTTCATTCTACAGATATAATTTCTCTGCCTCGCAATTCGGGAATTATGTCTGGTACCTGGACGAGCGCGGGACCAAGGGCTGCTGCCAATTCCAGAACGTGGAGAAGGTTTTCGACTTCATCGACCTTGGGCGCCCAGTCCCCGGGGCCCTGCCAGAACTCCAGGCGCCCGGCGTCGCGCCCATGACCGTGGCCGTCGCGACCGTTCGCCAAGAGGTCCCGACCCTGCTCCAGGCCGCCGTCGAGGCCCTGGTGACCATGGACGCGTGCGGGATCACGGGACCGGCCAGAGACGGGCTGGCCATGGCGATCGCTAGGGAGAGGGTGTGATGCTAAAGATCGAGGCCTGGGCTGAATTCCTTAACGATGAAAGAGGATGGTTCTGGAGGCCGATATCTCCGACCGAATCCGAGCCGTGGCACGGCCCCTACTTCTCTGAGGTTGGAGCAGAGCGTGACGCCAGGGACGCCCAAGAGAGATCATGAAAATCATCGTCCGCCACGCCGCGATCAAACTCGTACCGAACAAGAACGGCGTCGACTTCTGGGGCAAGACCCGCCACTACGAGAGGAAGTGGCAGGTCGAGGTCGTGCAGCCCGACCCCGATGGTTCCCTAATCCGTGATATCATGCGCCTAAATGGATCGGCCACGACCTCGCGGTTCAACGGCATCGACTATGTGCACACCAATTTCTGCACATTCCCGAACAAGCGCGCGCTCGATCAGTGGATCAAGGAAGCCAGCCCAGAAATTCTGGAGTACGGACGGAGGCGGCGATGACCCATGCTATCCACTTCAAATACGAGCACCCGAATCCTAAGCTCTTTGTCCCCACATGTGGGCTGTGGCAGTATCGTTTTCAATCCGTGGTGAACCCGCCGTATCTGACCACAGACCTGAGCAAGGTCACGTGCCGGATGTGCCTCAGGAGTCTTGGACTGCTGAAGTATCCGGAGGGGGCCCAGGCTCATAGTAAAATGCGGATCAAAAAATCACTCACTGACCTAGTCGTCGACTCCCTGCGCCGGGACCTTGGTCCAGACAACGACGCGTGTGAGGAAATGGCCCGGAGGGCGATTGCCGTTGTCAGACGTTGGGATAAAGTTCATGGGAGGACACTGTAATGGACCCAAACGCTAAGCCGGAGACGCACCCCGCCTACGGCCTCATCAGCATCGCCCGCTGGACGGCTGGCGGAACCAGGGTTCGCGGCGCCTACCGGCTTTTCGGGTCCTCTGTAGACAACCACAGCGGGATCAGCCTGGAGATCAGCCGGTGCGAGGTCGTCCACGATCTGGGCGATGACCACTACTTCGAGCGCGACCACATCATCGAGGTCATGATGAGCGAGTCCCAGTTCGCGTCCATGATCACGACCATGAACAGCGGTCCCGGGACCCCCTGCACGATCCGGGCTCTCGCGGGCAAGCCCGTGGAGCCGCTACCCAACGTCCCGATGCGCGCGGAGAAGATCAGGCAGACCTTCGCCGCCGACATGGCCAAGTGGAAGAAGCAGTTTGACGCCATGGGCGCCGAGGTCGAGACCCTGATGAAGAAGAAGTCCCTTCTCGCCGCCGACAAGAAGAGGATCATCGATCTGACGGCGGAGATCGCCCTGAAGATGAAGAGTCACATGACCTTCCTCATGGACCAGTTCAACGACAGCGCCGACGAGATCGTGGCCGAGTCCAAGGCTGAGGTCAGCGGCTTCATCGAGGCCGCCGTTCGCCGCACCGGCCTGGAGCAGCTGCGCCAGCACGCCCAGGGGCTGCTGGAGCACAAAGAGGAACCCAAACCATGAAGATGAGACTGACCGTCGAAGTCCCGCTGCCCCCCATGGAGGGGGAGAAGCCCGGCGAGTTCTATCCGGCCCTAAACCACGACACCCGGCGCGTAGAGAGGTCGCTCCCGAAGGAGGCCGTCGTCACCCACGCCGAGTACGTCCCCGAGGTCGAGGACGCCAAGGCCTACTTCAGGAAACTCCTCCGCCTGAAGCTGGAGGCCCCGCCGCTGCGCGGGTTCAAGAGCGCCGACGGCTACAGCAAGGGCGATGAGGACCAGCCCTTCTTCAGCGAGGCCTACCTCTACAACCTCGTGGGCAAGGACGACGCCAGGACGATCCTGGGGACCCTCCACCACCTCATGAAGTTCATGGGCCTCGACCCCCTCATGATCAAGCGCGAGGTCTGCGCCGAGATCGCGGCTGAACAGCGGGCCGAGCAGGAGCGCATCGAGCGCGTGGCCAAGTACCAGGCCTTCAAGGACGAGTTCGTCAAGTCCAGAGGATGGAAGCGAGACCAGAAGACCTTCACGGGCTACACCGATGAGCAGAACAAGGAGATCAGCAAGGCGCTGCGCGAGGCCGGGTTGTAGGAGGCGCTAGGGAGGCGACCATGGACCGCATCAAGATCAAGGCGGGGCCCACCAGGGCGGAGTTACAGGAGGCCATCCAAGCGATGGGCCACGACATGGGCTTCAAGGGCTGCACGGTGCCCTTCTGGGCGAAGGACCTCATCATCGATCTCTACAAGAAGGGGTGGCGCCACTGGGCGGGGCTCAATGAGCGCGACCAGAAGGAGCGCTGGGCCGAGGCCATGGTCCGCGACCTCAATGGCCTGCAACCCGGGACGATCTGCCCAACATCGATGTGGGTCCTCAACCTGGGGATCAGGCTGGTGCAGGCGGGGTGGTCGAAAGAGTAGGAACATGTTCGAGAACCCAGAGTTTGGCATCTGGATCGATGGCTGGTCCGAGTACCGAGCACCAAGACTCATTACGAGCAGAATTGAAAAAATCTTATCTAAAGACCAGATGGACCCATTGGATATTTTAATCGCCAAGGAAAAAAGGACGGAGTAGACCATGCCCAAGTTCAAGGACGTCGAGTTCGTCGCGAAGAACGACGCCGGGGCCGTCGACAAGTTCAAGGTCTCGGTGGAGATCAGCGCCACCGGAGCCTTCTACGCCCACGTCCCAAACAAGCTGAAGGTCTCCTTCCCTGAGAGGAAAATCGACAATCGGCGGCGGTGCCGCGAGGGGTTCTTTAAGACGGTTGGGATGGAGACCTTCAAGGAGCTGGAGGACGCCGTGAAGAAGGCCCATGAGGCCTTCATGGAGCCGACCGTCACTAAGGACCCCGTGATCCGCTACAACATCGAGTCCCACGTCTCCTTCGCCACGGATAAGGAAGGGCGCATCTTCCCCAACGCTAGGTACCCCGGCGCCGAGTGGAGGGATGGCATAGGAGACAAGACCTACGGGGGACACTGCGCCAGCCACCGATCGAAGGGAGGCTTCTCACTCACCGTGGGGGCTGAGGCCTCCCTCAAGGTCACCACGACCTGGGGAGACCAGTCCGAGGTCACCTACGAGAGCTACTATGGGGAGGGCGGAGACCACCACGGCCACGACAACCCCGCAGAACGCCTCAATTCCTGGGTGTCGTTCAGCCTCCCCGAGGACGCCAAGGAGATGCCATACTCGGACGAGGCCGCACTCTTTTTCCACGGCCTGATGATGGCTATGGCCGAGCTGAACCGCCGTATCCAGGACTTCACGAAGACGCCGGATCGTCTCGCCCTGACGATCGCCAAGCACAAGTCGGTCCTGATGCTTCCGGGTCCGGAGAGCAAATCCTGATAATAGGTGACGAGGAGGGACAGTGATATGTGGTCGCCGAAGATGACGAAGGAGCAATTCCTGGACAAGTTCTCTAAAAAGAGCAGGCTGTCCAGGGTTCAAATGCGACAAGCTGGGCTGCGGGCGACCGCCTGTCCCTGCGGACTCGAATGCTGTGATGGGTTCTTAATGGTCCAGGACCGTGAAGAAATCGAAGCCTGATCTGGAGGTACCATGGAAAACAAAGTGAGGCCGGTCTCCCGCCAGGTCCTGGCGCAGGCGATCGCCAAGACCGAGGAACCGGAGCCGCAGACAAAGCTCTACTCCTCGGGCGACGTCGCCAGGATCGTGGGCTGGAGCCAGAGCTACGTCATTCGCCTGGACAAGACTGACCCAGCCTTCCCCAAGGGCAGGCGCATGGGCAAGCCCCAGGGAGCCAAGGGCAAGGACCACAAGCGGATGCGGCCCCGGTTCTGGGACGAGGAGGGCCTGCGGTCGATACTCGCGTTCAAGAGGGAGCAGGACCGGCGCCTGGGCCGGTTGTAATCGGAGGGAAGTCATGCTACAATAGGGACTCACCCATCCTGAGTCCCGAGGGTAGCTCCCTGCGACCTAGAGGCCAGCGAAGGGGGGCTCCAATCGAAAGGTTGGGGCCTTTCCTTTTTTATCCTGCTCGATCTTTTCCAGCATCTCCTGCTGGTTCCGGGGCAGGTAGTAGCGTTGGATGTGCAGCGGCCCATCCTCGGGCCTGCGCCAGGGAAAATTTTCTTCCCATTTTTTTACGATCCATTCCCTATCTCCCTCCCCGACCAGCAGCTTTCCCGCGAGGTAGCTGACGTGGGCCGTGAACGGCACGGGCCTGGGCTCCGGCAGGATCAGCCACCTCCGCAGGGCCTCGTACTGGGCCGCCAGGTGTAGGGCGTCGAACGCGTCCCGGACGTTTATCCCCCAGCGCTCCGCCGCCTTCCTCGTCACCTCCCCGTTTGAGGGACCATCGAAAGTCTCGGTCATGGTCGCGGTCCCGGTGTTGCGGTGCGGTCGCCAGGCCTCTACCCAGGACCAGGCCTTGTCCATGGCCCAGCCGCAGACCCAGGCCCTGACGTTCAGGCGCTCCACGATCTGGGTCAGGATGTCGGTCGAGACCCGGTCGTACCAGGGCCACGGCCCAGCGTCGAGCTTGGCCAAGATCATGTTCTCGACCTTGACCAGGGGCGATGCCCCGGGACCCTGGGTCTCGATGGGCAGGGCCGCCCCGGGCCTGGGCAGGCCAGAGGCGAAACGGAGGGTGATCATGCCCATCATCGCGCCGCAGGGATCGATCCTGATCTCGTTCTTGTTCAGGACGTCCTTATCGATAAAGTCGACGAAGGCCTGCGGCTCCATCGGGGTCCTGATCAGGAAGAAGTTGTTGATCCTCGGGGGCTGCCCCTTGGGAGCTACCCGCTGACCCTGAGCCGCCGCCTGCTCCTGTAGTCCGCGCTCCTGAGCCTTCTCCTCCGCGATCTGCTCCAGGCCCTTGCTGCCCACCGCCTGAATCTGCTTGTTCTCGTCCATCGGGAAGGCAACTATCCCTTCCGAACACGTATGGATTTCCTCTTTCCACGGGGAAGTTTACGACCTTCCTCTCCAGAGGCGTTAATTCCCGGGTTGCCCTCGGTATTTAGATTAGAAAACTTCAGAATGTTCTGGGCCGCTAGGATATCCCTGTCATGCGTAACCCCGCACATCCTGCACGTCCACGTCCGGTCAGCCAAACGCAAGTCATCATTTACTGCACCGCAAGAGCACATCTTAGACGACGGCATGAACCTACCAATCTTTATCAAGTTCTTACCACGCCAGTCACATTTATACACTAGCTGACGTACAAACTCCGACCAGCTGGCATCATGAATGCTTCTCGATAGGCTCCGCAGTTTGACCATACCGGCTACGTTCAACGTCTCGATGACCCAGGTGTCAACTTGGTTTTCGTTTACCATCTGTGTCGTCAGTTTATGCAGGAAATCTTTTCTGCGGTTAGCGACCTTCTCGTGAGCCAATGCCAAATGTAACCGCGCCTTGCCACGGTTCTCTGAACCTTTCCGCGTCCGACTCAGATGCCTGTTTGCCGTCGCCAGCTTTTTAAGACTCCATTTTAGGAAACGCGGGTTAGCGACCTTGCGCCCGTCAGAGAATGTAGCGAATGTCGTCAGGCCGACATCAATGCCAACCGCACGCGACTTATCGAGAGGCTTCTTCTCAGGGATATTATCAGGTAGTAAAACCAGGACCTGCGCGTAGTGCTTACCCGTCGCGCTACGCACTACGGTCACGGTTTTAATCTGCCCGTCCATACTGCGCCCATCGAGGTAGCGTACCCATCCGATGCATGGGAAATACAACTGACGCTTTTCGGCGTTAACCTTAACGTTCTCCGGATACTGAAATGCCTGACGTCCGTGTTTGCGCTTGAACGCCGGATATCCTTTCTTCTCCTTGAAAAACTTCTGGTAAGCCGCGTCGAGATGCCGGATAGAAGATTGTAATGGAGCAGTGGCTACCTCACACAGCCAATAGGTGCCCTGCTTCAATATGGTTAGTTCTTTGCAGAGAGCGACCCATGTGGAGGACTTCCCAGTTTTCTCATATTCGTCCCGTTTCTTTGCCAGCCCCCAGTTGTAGACGAAGCGGGCACAGCCGAAATGTTTGGATAGCAAGCGCGTCTGCCGACGATTTGGGTAGAGCCTTAGCTGGAAAGTTTTAAGAATCATAAAAGTGGGTCGTCCGTGGCTCCCGATGGTTTCCCGTCGGCACGGACGACCCGTAAATAGAAAATCCACCGGGAGCATTTATAGTATAGCATATTATTTTCCGTTGTAAAGTCCTATTTGTTTTAAGTGTTGTCAAGGGATAATTACCATCGGGAATCTCCCGGCCCATTATCAGGGCCCTCCTCTCTTCTTCGCTCTTGCTGTTGACGCAGCGCGCGCAGCACGAGTGCTTGTCGCCCATGCACACCGCGTTCGGGAGCCTGTCCCGGAAGCAGTCGTAGGACTCGCTCATGATGCCACCGTCAGAACCCGGAGTGGGACCGGCACCTGGCCGCGAGATTCCGGCGCTCCCGCCAGGCCCGCTTCTTCTTCTCCGACCACTCGGACTTGTCCAAGGCCTTGGGGATCGCGCGCCATGACTCGATCCCGCGCTCCCTGAGGATGCGCCGGACCACCGCCTTCTGGTGGTCGGTGGCGTGGTGGTCGTCGTCGACGGTTACGGCGATGGCCTCGATCCAGTCGCGCTGGCGCTCGCCCAGGGCCGGTGGCCTGTCGGCGACCACGGCCTTGACCTGGGACACCAACTCGCGCCAATCGCAGCGGGAGCACATTCTGTCAGAAGGGAATTTCTTCAATCTCGCCCGTCACAACCCCCGGCATGGGCTCAGAGCCCGGAGGTGGCAGGCGCTCGGCGAAGAACTTCCTCACCGCCTCCAGGTCCGCGACGACATAGGTCCTGGGCAGGGACTGGAGCATCCTCTGTCCGTAGGATTTCTTGGTCACGATCCTGGGGTCGAGGATGGCGATGACTCCGAAGTCGGTCGAGGTCCGGATCAGGCGCCCGAAGCCCTGCTTCAGCTTGATCGTGGCCTCGGGCACGGACAGGGACATGAAGGAACCGGCCATGAACTGCTGGCGCTTGCCCAGGGCCTGGGCCGCGCGGTCGATCTTCTCGGACTTGGCCTCGAACAGGGGGTCTGCTGGATTAGAGAAGGGAATCTTGATGATGATCACGAGCACCAGGGCCGCGCCCGGGATGTCGACCCCGTGCCAGAACGACTCCGTGGCGCAAATCACGGCCCCAGGATTTCGCTTCAGCTCGTCGACCATGGCGTGGCGCTCCAGGTCCTCGCCCTGGACCATGATCTTGAGGTCCGGCAGCATAACCTTGAGGCTGGCGCCCATGGTCTTCATCGCGTAGTTGCTGGTGCAGAGGATCAGGGCCCGGCCCCTGGTGATGCTCAGGAGGTCCACGACCCTGCCCGTTATCTTCTGGTAGTATCCAGCGTCCTGCTTCGCGCCCTTGACCTCGGGCATGTCTGAGGCAACGTAGATCAGGGAGTTCTTGTCGTACTCGAAGGGGGAGTCCAGGACCATCTCCTCGGCGGCCTCGGCCCCGAGCTTCCTCTTCATGAAGTCCATGGACCGGCCCGTGGCGATCGTCGCACTAGTCCCGATCACGGGTACGCCCAGGCCCCAGAGGCAGGTCCGCAGGTACGAGGAGACGTCCACGGGGCAGGACTTGGCCACTATCCGCTTGCCCTTGGACTCGCTCGCGACCTGGTAAACGTGGTCGGGCTCGGCCTGGGTCAGCCACCTCCGGGTCTCCCCCGCGATCTTGGCCGCGCGCTTGGACAGGGACCTGACCTCCATCAGCCTCTGATCATCTCCGATGTGCGGGGCCGCGTCTGCCAGCCACTGCGCGATCCTGTCCATCTGCGTGATCAGCTCCACGTTCTGGAGCTGGTCCATGGCCAGCATGGGCTGGCGCAGGCGCAGGACCTCCTTGTCCTCGGCCCTGAGCCTGGTCCGCATCGTATCGAACAGGGTCTCGGAGCCGCCCTCGATCATGTCCAGGATTTCCTGGGCCTCACTGGCCTTCACCATCCCCGACTCCATCGATCGGAAGAACCGGCGGCTGTCGTCGACCAGGTGCTTGACCTTGAAGTTCGAGACCTCGATCCCGAAGACCTGGGCGGCGATGGCCTCCAGCTGGTGGACCTCGTCGATCACGAGGTAGTCGAATCCGGGGAGTATCTTCACGTTCTCCACGGTCAGCCCCAGCATCAGCAGCCAGTGGTTGACGACCAGGACGTGAGCCTGGTTTATCTCGGCCCTAGCCTTGCGGTAGAAGCAGCGGTTCTCCTCCGTGAATTCCTTGCACTTGCAGAGATCGGCCTGGCGGTTCACCGCTGACCACACGCTGTGATCCACGGTCTTCGGCAGGTCCATGCGCATTCCGGTCTTGGTCTTCCGGGACCAGGCCTCAATCATCTTCAGGTCATCCACGGAGCTGAAGAGCATGGGGTTATTCGCGACATCGGCCAAGGCCCTGTCCAGGCGGCATCCGCAGAGGTAGTTCTCGGTACCTATGGCCATGGCGTAGGTCAGCCACGGGAAGAGTTTGCGCAGCATCGGCAGCTCCTTGTCCATGAGCTGCTGCTGGAGGTTGATAGTTCCCGTGGATATGATCAGGCGCCGGGGCCGGTCCTCGACCTTGACGTCCCCGGTCTCCGGGTCCTCGACTTCGACGTGGACGTTGCGGTCCTCCTCGATCCTGGTCAGGAACGGGATCAGGTAGCCCAGGGACTTGCCGACCCCGGTCCCGGCCTCGATCAAGGCGCACCTGTTATTGTCGGCGGCGTAGGCCACGCCCTCGGCCATCTTCAGCTGCTGGGGCCTGGCCTCGTACTTGCTGAACTGTGACGCGAGCAGGCCGCCTGGGGCAAAGAACTCCTTGATGTCCCTCAAAATGCGGCCTCCGCGACCGGCACCGGGTTGTAGGATTCCGCGACCTCGACGATCACGGCATCGTGGACCACGACCCCGCTCATATGGGTGGGTCGGATCACGCTCTTGACTACGACCCGCCACGCCACAGACATCTCTGGCTTTCCGTAGGCCGGGCACATGACATCGGGCTCGGCATTGTAGAAGCCCAGGAGCTTAGCGATGGACAGGACCAGGATCAGACCATCTCCGACCTTGAGTTCCCGGCGCATGACCACGTTCTCGCAGAACAGGGTCTTGGGGTCCGCCTTCTCGGACCAGAACCGGAGCACGTTTGAGCCCTGGACCGAGTAAGGGACCCGGTAGTTCTCGTCGATGCTCGCGACCGCAGCGATCGGGGACTCCGTCACGCCCTGGGCCGCCGCCTCCTCTACGCTGATGAGTTCGCTCATGACGCGAGGTCGCAGATCGTGCGCGACCGCAGGGTCTCGAACGCGTCCAGCTCGATCGTGCGCATCATCAGCTTATAGGGGGTCCCGCGCGCCTTTGGGCTGCGTAGTCCTCGGGGAAGGATGTGCCGGTGACCGTCCACGACCTCGATGACGCAGGCGGCGGTCATGTTCGCGGGGCCGTTGATCCGGTAGCCGCCGCGCGGGCCCCGGGCCGACACCACGAGGCGGCCCTTGGTCAGGCGCTGAAGGATTTTGGACATGTGCGCGGGGGAGCACTTGACCCTGCGCGCCACCTCCTGGGTGGTCATCGAGTCCTTGGCCTCGGACAGGGCCATCATCGCCTTTATCCCGAGTTCTGACGCGAACGTGATGTTGATCAAGCGCATTATCTGCCTCCTAGTTTTGGTCTGGATCGAACACGCGTGAAAAGTATCCCCCGGGCTGGGGTTCACCCAGGAGAGAGTCCATGGTCTCGGGCTCCCCGAAGACGATGTCCCCAGAGAGGCTCCTAGACATGGGCCTGACTACGGAGAAGGTCCTAACCGGGTTCCGGGACACGACGACGACGGCATCCGGGCCCTTGGCCACGGCATCGGACATGGCCCTGACGATCTCGCCCCTGGTCAGTGAAGATTTCTTGGACCGGACGGTCCTGACCGGGGCCGAGAAGACTAGGCATTGGGGTTTGATCCGGCGGAGCACGCACTCGACGTCGTGGGTGAAGTCGGCCTCGCTCCCGCACGAGGACATCTGCATGGCCAGCAGCGCGAACTCAGTACCCATCCTCGCGATCAGGATCGGGAGGGCTGCGGGCTTGGCGACCACGCTCTTCCCCATCTCGGTGAACATGAGAAAGGACATCGGCACCGAGAACTCCTGGCCGTCTACGGCGTAGGTCAGCATCGGGTAGACGGACTTGGTCTCCTCAGCGCAGTCTACCAGGGTCTGCCAGACGTGATCCGCGTACCCCGTGACGTAGTCTGAAGTCGGAATCAGCCTCGTCTTCTTCTTGGCCATGGCTCCCTCTCAGATGAGCTTGAGCATCCCCTGCTTACCTAGGGCCCGGAGAATCTTCTTCTCCTGCTGCTCCTCGGACTGCTCCGAGACGATGAGGCTGTTGATCATCCTGGACTTGCCCTCCAGGATTCCTAAGATGCGCTCCTCGACGCTGTCGCGGACGACGAAATCCACGACCAGGACGTTGCGCTTCTGACCTATTCGGTCAGCCCTGGCCACGCACTGATCGTTGAGGATCGGGCTGACCCAGCGGTCGAGCCTGGCGACGATGGACCCTGCGGTGAGGGTCAAGCCCACGCCACCGGCGCCCAGGGTCGAGATGAAGAGTCGGCAGTCGTCCTCGGTCTGGAACCTGTCCACCAGAGGCTGCCTGTCTGCCTGCGCTACGGCCCCGTGCAGGTACGCGGGGTTGTACTCCTTCATCTCCCGGTGGACGATGTCGGTCATGCCCTTGAACCGGCTGAAGATAAGGATTTTCTGCTCCTCGGAGTAGTCCTCGACGAACTTCCTTAGCTCATCGATCTTGGACGACTCCTTGCCGTGTCCTCCGATCTCCAGGGAGCAGCACACCTGCTGCGCGCGGATGAACCAGGTAAAGAAATTGTCGACCCTGTTCTCCGAGTCCTCGTCCGCGACCCCGGCCATGGCCTCGGCGAAGCGGGCTTGCAGCTCCTCGTAGACCTTGCGCTCCCGGGGCCCCAGCTTGATGCTGATCGTCTCCTCCGTGGTCTCGGGGAGGTCGGTGAGCACGTCCTTCTTCAGCCTGCGGATCAGCCACGGGCTGATCTTGGCCCGGAGTTCGCGGAGTAGGATCGCGTCGGCGGGTTTTTTCGGGTTCAGGTTCTCGAACTTCTTCAGGGGCACGAACTTGGCCTTGTCTCCGGACCCGTAGGTGGTCCCCTTGGGCTTGACCTCGCCCGTGGCCTTGTCCTTGTGGTATATCAGCTTCTCCCTGGCGTACCGCTTCTCGAACAGGGTCGGGGAACCGGCGAGGTCGGCGTTGACCAGGCGCAGCAGGCTCCAGAGGTCTATGGGTTTGTTCGCGATGGGGCTGCCGCTGGCCATTATCCGGTACTGGGGTCGCGCGGCGTCGACAAAGTCGAAGAGCCTGATCGCGGCCTTGTTCTTCCTGTTAGAAATGCGCTGGCAATTATGGACCACCACCCCAGACTGGGATTTATTTGACGGAGAACAGATCACAAAGTTATGGTTCTCATCGATTTCGATATCGAATAAAAAATTCTCTGATTCGATTCTTGGCTTGTCATCCTGCTCTATCGTTGTAACTAGCCCTAGAGACACCTCTGGGTATTTTGGACTCCATTCATAAATCTCACTGCCCATGGGTATTTTCTTTTCCATGCCAAGAAAGAAAAATTTCCCGCACAGCTCCATTGTTCTTTTGTAGCCCCTAGCCGGTATTCGTATATAGTAGAAGAATCTGCCATCGTGCTTTGCCGTGATGGAGCAATAACAGTTCACGCCGAATTCCCTGAGTCTAACGCAAAGCCTCTCGACTAAGTATTCCGGGAATCTGTTGGTATGGATGACCACCTGCTTTTTTTTGTGATTGAATGACGCGTCGTCCAAGAGCCAAATAGCTATCGCCCTCGCATCCATCTCTTCGATCATCCAGTCGGGGATAAACTCTTTTTTTCCTTTGGGAATATCCTTGCAAAAGAATGCCTGGCTGGCTGCCCTATAAGCTATCCCGCCGGAATATCCGTTGTTTTTTATCTTGGCTATTTTATTACAGCCAAAAATTCTAGACTTCTCAACCAAGTACCTCCGCTGCTTGGCGCCATGCAGGAATCTGATCCTATATCGACAACCTCCAAGTCGATGGATATTCCCATCTCCCAAGAATGATCCTATCAAGACCTGTTTCTGGTCGCTGTTCAACATAGGAGCCAAGTACCTTATTCGGCCAGAGATGTCAGCCCCAGTCGTCACAAAGTCTCCAACACGCAAATTTCCTGCTGGCACCCACCCCATAGAAGTGAGAATTAGATGGCCCGGAGTGCACCTGAAACCGAAACCACTTCCTCCTACATACACCATGGGCTTCAATTCTCTCTTCCACGCCTTCAGAATACTCCTGTACTCAAATGATCCGCTGTCGAGGTTGAGGCTCTTTATCAAAGGAGCCTTCCCGGCCAGCCACAAGTTATATAATCTCCCAATTCTGATGGAGCCATTTTTAGTAGCTACGAATTGATTATAGGGGAAGCACTCATCACAGATCAGGGCCTTTGGCCGGAAGCTCTTGGCGACCTCGACCATGTCCCGCATGAAGACGTCGTAGCTCATGAGCAGGAACTCGGGCTTGCCCTGATAGACCTTGGTTCGCTTGGCCTTGCTCCCGGTCGCTACCGACACCTCGATCTTGGCGAACTTCCTGAACTTGGCCTGCCAGTCTCCGACGACCGATGTCGGGGACAAGATCAGGGTCTCCAGGCGCCCACCTAATGACAGGCGATGGGTGTACAGAATTCCCAATACCTGTATACTCTTTCCTAGCCCCATGGTGTCCAAGAGCATGAAGGACTTGATCTTGCAGCCGTAGGCGACGCCCCTAGCCTGAAACGGCATGAACTCCACGTCTAGGCCCGGAACCCTGAAGCCTGAGACGTCGGAGAACGTTTTTACCTGCTCCAGGTCCAGGCACCAGAGGTTCCACTTGTCGATCAGGGCCTGCACCTCTGGGGCGTACTCGATCCGGTAGCCCTGGGACATGGCCACGGACTGGATTCCTGGCAGGTCGTAGAACGAGGCCCCGAGGGCCCCCTTCCTCTGGACCCTGGTCGGGAGTCGGCTGATCTCGATGAACAGGTCCGGGCTCGCGGGACTGGCCTCGACCTTGATCAGGGACCCCTCCAGGAGGCTCAGGGTCAGCACCTTCTCCTGCCCTGTTAAGGGGCAGGCACCGGGGGCCTGGGGCGTCCAGGCCGGTGCCCACGGTCGGCCAGGGGCCGGGGCCCCGGGCAGGGACGCCGCCTGCCCGAGGCCCCCCAGGGCCAGTTCCAGTGGGTGGGTGACCTTGATCTCTTCCACGTTCTACTGGGCCTTGGCCTTAGCCAGCTCCGGTCTCAAGTCCGAGGCCTGCGACCCGGCCTCCACCTGCTTGTACGAGTCCGAGGCGTCGGCGACCCCGGCGGCGACCAGCATCTTTTCCAGCTTGTCGCGCTTGAGTTCAAGGAGAACCACGGCGCCATCGTCGGAGGCCCACTCGACCTGGACCTCCTCCATCCCCGCGATCACCTGGTTCGCGATCTCGCGGATGCGGCTGTCCTTCTCCATGAGGCTGGCGACGCTGAGGCCGCCGGTCAGCTTAACCCCGCGCAGCAGCGCCAGGGCTTCGTACCGGGCATTGACCAGCGCGGCGTTGCGGGAAAGTCCACGGCGCTGGGTCAGGCTCTTCGTACCTTCGGGGGGGACACCAATGCCGCGCACGCGGATCGTGTCCTTATCCGAGACCTGCTCCCACAGAGACTTGACCTCACCCTTGCTCAAGGACCGATTGACCTTTGAGCAAGCGGAAGACGACCAAAGAACAGCGAAGATCACGACCCAACCCATTATCCTGTTCATAGCTCCTCCAATTTTGCAGATTGATTTGTTCATAATAGTATTATACCATGATGAATTGAAACTGTCAAGACCCAGGCCAGAGGCTGACCAGGCGCCGCCAGACGCGGCGCAGCCAGCCCGGCGATCCGGCAGCGCCCGGACCATCCTTCGCGTAGACCCGGACCGAGGGGATCAGGGGCTTGTCTTCCGGACCCTTCACGTGGGAACCGATCCAGATTTTCCGGCCATCCTTGTAGTGCCTCCAGTGACCGGTGACGGACCAGCGGTGGCTCCAGTCGATCTGGCGGTGCCCGTAGCCCCTCGTAGAATCGCGGAACGACTTCTTGGGGTTGGCGCGGACGGCGTAGAATGGGACGACCTGGGACAGGTCCGCCGGGGTCGACACCACCTTGACCCACGGGTTCGGCCTGAGGCCACGGGCCGGGACCATTACCTTGTCCGCGACGAAGACCTCGTCCTGGAGAGCCCGAACCAGGACGATCCAGAAGAAGGACCGGCTCTCGATCTGCTCCTGGCTAGGCCTGGCGAATCCGTTGGCCACCTCCCCGTTAGGGTCCAGGCAGTAAGACCGCTCAAATAGGAGTGGTTTTTCTCCATGATTTATGGCGAGGAAGCCGTGGGCGTTCGAGGACCCGAACAGGTCTCCAGGGACGTTGTCTAAGAAGTGCTTGATCAGGTGGTCGTTGACGCCCTCGCTCAGGGAGAAGTAGGTGGATGGGAACGGCGGCACGATCCTGCCCGACTCCCAGTCGGAGAGGAGGCGGTCCTTATCGTACTCCGGCGCAGACCCCAGCAGGTTCCAGGCGTCGAACAGGACCTCGATCTCGACCCTGACGATCTGGGTGCCCTTGAGGATGGCCTCTCCAGACGAGCCCAGGGCCTGGGAGAACGCCCGGAAGTCCAGGGCCGCCTGCGCGTTCGGAGGCATCGCATTATAGGTCACGATCTTCATCATCTCGTCCACGAACTTGGGCCTGGCCTTGTGGATCGAGCGCAGGGCGTTGCCCAGGATGGTCGGAGAGAGCCTGCCCTGGTGGTAAGCCGTGATCATGGACGGGTGTTGCTGTTCGAGGTACTCGACGAGGTAGTTCTTGTAGGCGTTTGCGCACCAGCACTGGCGGCAGTACCTCACGTGCTCCTTGAGCCAGAGCACTCCGGGGGTGTCCTCGCTGGGGTTGCTGACGACGTAGTCACCGGCTGCGCTGATCCGCTCCGTGTGCTTGACCGTGGACAAGCAGTAGCCGTCGCTGAGCATAGTCTGCCGCGTGATCTCAATGTCCCGACCAAGCATATTCACCCTCACTGGAGCCTCCCGCACGCGGTGCAGCGAGCGGCCCCGGCGTGATCCGCGAGGCCACCTTTTCCGCAGAACCGGCACCGGCCCTTTGACAGGGCCTCCCGGCGCTCCCGCTCCTCTACCAAGCGCCGAGCCGCGTTGACCTCGGCGGTCATGGCCTGGAAGCCTATGTCATCCAGGACGATCTTCAGGGAGTGGCGGGTCTTGTTCGCGGGGGTCAGTGGGGGGATGGCCACTTCCTCGCCCAGGACCAAAGCCCGGAACTCGACCTGGGACAGGCTAATCCTAATCTCCACCTTGCTCCCCCAACTCCGACGCCGGGATCGACACCGACATCTCGTGCTCTTCTCTGAGCTTGCGCAGCGTCGCCAGGGCATAGAGGACTGGCGCGCACTGCATGGACCGGCGCCGGACCACGCTGATCCTGAGTTCGTCGGCGTCGGCGTCCGTGGTCCCTGGGGCGGCGGCCCAGCGCGGGCACATGACGCCGTAGACCTCCAGCTTCTGGCGCTCCGGGACGTCGTTGTTGAGCTGGGCGCTCAGGGCCTCCAGGAAGTTGATGCCCTCGATGATGCTCTTCACCCCGGACCTCACTTGGCCTCCGGTTTTGTATCAAAAAACTTCTTGAACTTCTCGGAGCCATAGGCCCCAGTCGTAAGCTCGATGATTCCCGTCCTAATCACGCTCAAGGTCTCCCTCCCCTCGCCGCGATCGACTCGGCGCTGTAGTAGCCGTCTGCCCTCAGCCTCCGCTCAAGATCATCCCACGACCTCTGGGTCGGGAAGTCGCAGCCGCCCACGCGCATCTCCGCCGCCATCTCCTTCACGTCCAGTTCCCTGGCCCGTTCGATCTCCGTCGCCAGGTCGTAGACCACCCGGGGTTGTTGGAACGAGAAAAACTGCATGTCGACATGACCATCCTGGAGGTTCTGCAACCTCAAGGCCTTCTCCTGGATCGCCTCGATGTCGCAGCCGTCCATCTTATTTATCGGGTTCTTGATGGCCTCGGCCAGGGCCTGCGCCAGACTCTGTATCTCCTCCATGTCCTGGGCGACGCGGAGCGCCAGGTCCCGCTCCCTCTGCGACTCCTTCTGGATAAGTTGCTCTACCGTGGAGCGCTTGAGTTCCAGGGTCACGACGCAGCCGCCATCCTTAGTCCACTCCGTCAGGACCTCTTCGCCGCCGGACACGACCTCGTTCGCGACCTCGGCGATGAGACTATCGCGCTCGATCAGCTGGCTGACGGTGATCCCGCCGCTGAGGCGCACGCCCTTGATCAGGGCCAAGAGGTTGTAGCGGGCGGCAACCAAGGCCGCGTCTCGACTGAGGCCCCGGCGCCGAGTGAGGCCCCGGACCTTGGTGTTCGCAACCCCGATCCCGCGCACTCTCACGAACTCACTGCTGCTGATCTGGGTCCAGGCCTCGGCGAGGCGCCCCTGAACAGTGGCCCGGGGTATCGAGGCGCAGGCGCTGAGCAAGACGACCAAGGCGATCGTGATCTTCATATGAACCTCACTTGCCCCAGATTTCCCCCATGCACAGGGGGCCGAGCGGCAGGAAAACTCCCAAGTCGAGGTAGTGCTTGGATTCATCGATCGTCATTTCTGACTTGGTCTCCAGATCGAATCCAAAGCGGGGCCACGTGGACTTATGATCCAGCTTGTTCCAAAAGAAGTAGGGGCGGCCACCGCGATCCCACTTCGCGGTCTTGGACATCCCCGGCCACCACCGCTGTCGGTTCCCCACGGCCCAACCCCCGTAACACTCCTCGGCGTTGATCACGCCGTCAAATGGCCTGCCGCTGAGCGTGAACGGCTTCTTCTTGACCTCGGTCTTTCCCGATGGGGGTACCTCTCCGGGGTCTAGGTGGTGGAAATCGTCGGACACGGGGCCGCCCTTCTTTGATATCCCGGTATTGGCATCTAGCAAGTCGTACCTGCCAGAGTCACCCCATATCAACTCTGCCTGCTGGAAGTGTTTGGCCAGGCCCAAGGCCGTCTGACGGTCGATGCCAACGATGAAGAGGCTGGCCTCACTATCGAGTTCGCCCTCCAGGTTCTTCCACACGCCCTTGGCCGGGAGGAACCCGAGCCCTAGATTATGGAGGCGCACGCGCAGGCGGTTATCCCGTTTCGAGTTCTCCTCGTCCGAGAACCACGACTTCCACGAGGACATGATCGCGAACGGGCCCTCGGATAGATGCTCGTAGACCCGGCTGAGCCCGGCGGAGATCAGGACACGGTGCAACAACTTGTTTGAGGCAAGCTGTTCAATATCGCAACTGGTCCCGACCACCTCATTCTTTACCGCCGAGGCCTTCAGGTACCGGATAAATGTCAGATACTGCGCCTGGGTCATCTTCTTTCCCAGGACGCCCTGATCGCGCATTGTCCGAGCCAGGTCACGGACTTCCTTGATCCTATCTACGCTCTTCGACTCCCGGGCAAAGAAGTCTGCTGCCGCCGCAGAGTCTGGGTTGACCGCTGCATCCCACAGGTGAAGCTCAAGCTGCGCTCGTTTGTCCATGATCTCTCCTCTTAATGAAAAAAAAGTTCACCTTCCCGGCCCTGCACGCGTAAGACTTCCACAAGTCCGGGAACTCCTCGTGCATGATCTCCACGACTCTCTTCCACTGCTCCCAATAAGCCAGATCGTTCTCGCACTGGATAGCCAAAGTCTGGTTGTCTGAAAAGGTTTTTAGCCAGGGATTACCCCTGAGCCAATCCCACAGGAGTATGATGAAGATCAGTCGGTTTCTGACGTCATTATGTGCCCTGCCTTCCACTTTGGTCGTATCAAAGAAGCCATAGAGCAGCGCTCCTAGACCTCGGTCCATCCTGTATCCGTACCAGGAACAAGTTCTGTGCTTGGTCACATAGAACCCATCGCTCTCCTTCTTGTACAGAACCGATTTTGTGGCGCAGGGCACGGTGCCAACCAAGGATAAGAAGTCTTGGGAAAATCTTACGGCTGGAAGAAGCTCAATGCAACGATCCCTTAGCCGGAGAAGTCTCTTGTTCTTGTCCATGTCATCCCTCAAGCGGGTCGAGCACGAACTGCCAGTACTCCTCGGGCCGGTCGTCGTGGACGACGCGCATGGCATAGACGACGCAGCCGGTGACTGGGCACGACCGCGATCTGACGCAGATGTAGCCCGGGCGGCTCGGGGCCATCGGGTCCAGGTGCCGAACCACGCCCTTGGGGCTGATCGCGAAGGGCTCGAAGCGGAGGCGGCTCAGATCGTAGGAGACGAAGAGGAAGTCCTGGAGTCGGACGAACACGGTCGACGTCGGTCCCGTGAACCAGAGGCGCCCCCAGGAAGGACCGACGTGCCAGCCGTCGATCCTTGCCTGAGTCATGGCCACGACCTTCCGGTTCTTCCTCTGGTCGGACTCCAGGCGCCTTTCGGCCAGATTGTACTTGTCGCTCCGCAACACCTTCTCGACCTTGGAGATCATGGCCGCACTCCTTGGGGCCGTGGCCCATACACGGCGTCCCGCCACCATCCGTATGAAATGATGCGCAAACGCAACGTCCAGGTGTCGTAGAACTTCAGCAGGAACCAGCGGTGAAGGACGTGAGTGTCAATCCAGTCTGCGGCGCGCATCGGCCAGCAGGGCTCCATCAGGTGCCCCATAAAGATGTGGAGCTTCCAGAAGAATCGTGCTCGCCACCAACCTATGCCGTACCTCATCGTGGTTTCCTCTGGTCGTACTTCACTCCCTTCGGGTCCACGCCGGACAAGCCTGATTTGTGAGCCTGAGTGCTGAGGAAGCTCGGGAACTTGGTGTTGGGGTACACGGAGTGGATGTGCTCAACGACTTGGTCCCACTCGTCCATCTCCACGGCAAAGTATTCACCGTTGGGACCTCGTACCGCCACCCACTGCCCTACCATATCATTGACGAACTTCTGGGCTTTTTCCGCGTCGTTCGCTACGCGGTCAAACTCGGCGATTACCCCGGCCACGGTGTTACCGTAGCCACGCTTTAGCAAAGAGGCGACCCGCAACTCACCCAAGGTCTTGATCGCTTCCCTTTCCAGGGCCTCGTAGTCCCACTCGTGCTCTTTCATGGCCGCGCCCTCTTCGCCCACTGCTCCTGCAACGTCAGCTTGTCCCCGGGCTTTACGTCGGTAGCGATCTCGCGCAGCAGCGCCGCAAATAGGGTCTTGCCCTTGCTCTTCTTCGCGAGTGCGTCCCAGCCGATCTTGTCCAGTTCCTCGGCCCCGTAGTACTTGTACTCGCCGGTGGGCCAGACGTTGATGTAGACACGGCGGGGGCTGGGAATGGCCTCCAGGATGAACTGACCGTTGCGGTTCAGGTACTCGCGCTGCCCCTGGAGGGCCAGGCCATCTTCCGAGTAAATCTGGACCCTGATCCAGCCGCGCTTTAGGAATTCATCGTCGGCCTGCCACTTGCCCTTGGTGAACTTCTTCGTGACCTTGGGCCCTAGGAAGGTCCAGGCGTAGAGTTGGTGCTCGTCAGTGACGTGATGGAGAGCACCGCTCGGGTCGATCCAATACTTGTCTACGATTCTCTCAGCCATGATGGCGATCTCCTTGAACTGAAACGGACAGGGCCGCGATTCCGGTGTCCATCAGTTGAAATAATTCCTGGCGGCTGATGTGGAAACGACGGGGCTTCTTCCCCATTAGGAGGACGAAACGGTTCTTGCCCTGCTGGGACTTATTGATCTCGATCTTGGTCATACGGTCACTTACTCAGGAAGGCATCCCTGAGCCTGCTGAAGAAATCGTCCTCGCTCTTGACCCCGGAGACGTCGACGTCGAGTTCGATCATGAACCTGACCAATGCCCGGAGGACCTCGGTCTTCCTGATCTTGCGCCCGCCGCTGGCTCTGGCCCGGTTCCCGACGTCAGCGATGGCGACGTCGAGTTCGTTCGGTAGCGTGATGTTGAGGTGAAAGTACGTGCTCTTGGGCTGGGCAAGTGGTCCTGGCTTATTGTTTTTCATATCGGTTTTTTCCTGAGGCGATCCATGGCTTCGTTCACAAAGCCCATGACGCGCTGAGCCTGGTACCTGTTGGCGTCCCGATCCCAATCAAATATCTTCTTCCCTGAATTGAGGGCGGCGTCAGCACTCTCCATGACCTTGACTAGCTGGTCCATGTCCAGGTCGCCTATATACAAGCGCATATTGGCATCCGAGACATCGCTGATCTTCCCGATGATGCCCTGGTCTAAGCGAACGCGCTCCCCAAATTTCAGCATCCGATCGGCTCTGTAGGAAAGGCTGGTAAAAATTTTTTCAGACTTCACGTGGCCGTGTTCCTGGGCTACTTCGGCCAGGATCAGGAACACGTTCGATGCGTCTCTGAGCACTCCCATATTTCTCCTCCTACTATCTCTTGCTTGACGAAGCCACGGCCTCGGTGTTCGCGGCCAGGATCGAGAAGAACCTGGCGGCTCTGGCGCGCTGGATCGTGGGGTCCTTCTCCCATCTGCTCCAGGCATCGTCGGCAACAGACCTCATGCCCTTGGCGAGTTCCTTGTCGCTCTTCGGTTTCTGTTCCATACTATATACTAACATACAAACGCACTTTTGTCAAGACCCACTTTTGTGCCAGTCTGTAAAAAGCGCGATCGGTGTCCCGAAGACGCGGAGCCTGATCCTGGGGCATGGATCGGGCTCGACCGGCTCCGGTCTCGGGGGCTCTCCGTAGCAAACCTTGTATCCGCGCTCGCGCCAGTCCGCGCCCAGAGATCGGCTGGCCTGGCGCTCGGCGGCCTTGGTGTTGAGCGGTGACGATCCGCCGAAGACCGGGGTGCCGTCGGGGTAGGCGACGTAGCTCATTCGTCGTTGTGGCACTGGCAGGGCGCCGCTCCCGGCCTCTCGTAGCCGCAGACCGAGCAGTAGCCCTCGCCGACGTCGCTGAAGACCACGAGGCGCTGGTCGGGGGTCAAGACCTTCAGCAGCTCGTTGAGGTCGGCGGCCAATGACGACGCCTTTTGCTGCTCTTGCCACGTGGCCATCAGGATGGTCTCCGATCTGAAAGGTAACTATCCCATGAGAACACGTATGGATTTCTTCCTTCAACCAGGGGCATTAAGGCACCGCCTGTCCAGAAGCGTTAATTCCCGGGTTACCCTCGGTATCAAAGCCGAACCGCAGAATGTTCTGCGCGGCCAGCACGTCTCTATCGTGGGTGGCGCCGCACATGGCGCACGTCCACGTCCTGTCGGCGAGGCGCAGACTATCATTGATCGCTCCGCAGGAACACATCTTAGACGACGGCATGAAGCGACCGATCTTCACCAGGTTCTTACCGCGCCACTCGCTCTTGTATGCGAGCTGGCGCACAAACTCCGACCAGGCCGCATCGTGGATGGCGCGAGACAGGCTGCGCATCTTCCCCATGCCCTTCACGTTCAACGTCTCGACTACCCAGGTGTCGACTTGGTTCTCGTTCGTCATCTGGCTCGTCAACTTGTGCAAGAAGTCTTTTCTGCGGTTCGCGATCTTCTCGTGAACATGCGCGAGTTTCAACCGCGACTTGCTCCTGTTATTGGAGCCCTTCTGCTTGCGGCTCAGACGCCGGTTCGCGCGGCGCAGTTTCGTCAGGGCGGTCTTCAAGAAGCGCGGGTTCGCTATCTTGCGCCCGTCGGAGAAGGTCGCGAAAGTTGTCAGTCCAACGTCGACGCCAACGGCCCTGGACTGCTCCAGCGGCTTCTTCTCAATGACTTCCCCAGGCAACTCGACCAGGACCTGGGCGTAGTGCTTCCCGGTAGACGACTTGACGACGGTAACGGTGCCGATCTTGCCATAGAACACTCTTGGGTCTCTAAAACGAATCCATCCGATGCGGGGGAGGTAGAGCAGGTGTTTCGGGAAATCCACCTTGACTCCGGTGGGATACTGGAACGACTGCCTGCCGCGCCTCCGCTTGAACGCCGGGAAGCCTCTCTTCTCCTGGAAAAATCTCTTGAAGGAGGAGTCGAGGTGCCGAACAGAGGACTGGAGCGGGGCGAGAGCAACATCCTGGAGCCACATCGTACCAGCGGCCTTCTTGAGACCTGTGATCTCCTTGGCGAGGTCGACCCAGGACAGGCTCTTCTTCGTCTCCTGGTAGACTTTGATCTTTCGCTCAAGGGATTGGTTGTAAATCCAGCGGGCCGCGCCGAAGTGCTGCGCCAGATTCTTAGTCTGCGCGTGGTTCGGGTAGAGCCTGAACGAATAAGTCTTCAACATAAAAAGAAGGCCCTCGTGGCTACCGGAAGCACCGTGAGCGTTTCCGCACGAGGACCTAAGAATGAAAATGCTCACTTCATCCGGTAGCATGATTAGTATAACAGGAGGATGCTTTCTTGTCAAGGCTACGTGTCTTGATGGGATAGTTACTCGACTTTATATTATTCATCAGATCACTTTCTTGCTCAGGCTGGCGCGGTGGTAACAATCGCACCGCGCCAGCCATTACCGAGCCTAACCTAACCCTGTTCCCGCCTCACCGCACCTTTCCTTAACGCGCCTAGCCTGCCGTATCCCGCCCCGCTGGGCCACATCCCGCCCCGCGCCGCCGAACCAGAACAAGCCGGGCCAAGCCTGCCATGCCACACTGCGCCCCACCTCTCCGGACCCAACCACAACATGCCGTGCCTGCCGAACCAGAACAAGCCGGGCCTCGCCTCGCCAGTCCCGACCTCGACATACCTAGCCTGCCCAACCTCGCCCTACCGGACCCGACCAGTCCCAACCCAGCCAGACCAATCCAGACCCCACCCCGCCTGCCATGCCGGACCCCGCCGGACCACGTTACGCCTTTCCTGGACACGCCGAGCCACGCCGAGCCACGCCTGCCTAGACCTACCTTACCGAACCGTGACGCACCATAACAATCCAGGCCAAGCCCCGCCTCGCCTGCCATGATATACGGTACTGGGTTACTTCCCTGATCCAGCCACACTCTTTTCGATCAAGGCCTCGGCCTTATCCATCTCCGCGAAGACGGCAGCCAATTCCTTGATGGCCAGGTACTTAGCCTTGAAGCTACGCATATCCTCCAGGGCGTCGCTGAGCATGACTTCGCGAAGCCCCTTGTTCGATAGGACGTTTACGGTCGCCCGATATCCACCGCCACCGGAACGATCCGAACTCAGGGCGACGTAGACCCGGGTCTCGGAGTGCCCCTCCTCGATGACGTTGACGAAGACGCGGATCAGGTGGCGCGCTTGCTCCATTCTCCATCGCTCGGCAGCAACCGTGTTGTCCCACTCGAACTCATCATGCAACGGTGATTTTTTTGGCCTCGCCGCTTCAACAACGTCCTTTGGGTAGAGAATTCCCCCATGATCTCTTTGTACCCGATCGAGTTCGTGCTTGACCAGTTTCTCCCTTTTCTGATCAAGGCTGCGCTTCTTAGACGACAACCTGTGTGTGATCTTCTTATTGTGCATGATGATTCCTTATGCGATCAGAGCCTTCCGCTCCTTGGGCTTGCCCTCGGGGGTCCAGGTCCCCCAGCCGCACCCGGCGCTCTTCTTTGAATCGGGGCGCCCCTCCCCGGTCCCTACTTGCAACCCGGTTCGGTATAGAAGGTTGGTCACGGTCTCCAGGGACATCATGTCCGCGTCGTAGCGAACGCGGAGGACCGCGTGCCAATCATTGTACATGGGCCTCGCGCGCAGGTCACAGGACCCATTATCATTGCGCGCCGGTCGTACATCTTTGACGGGCTTGCCATAGATACGGACCAGCGGAGTCCCGTCCTCTTTGTCCCTGCCATCGGCGAGGATGCTGATCGCCAACTTAGCTTTGGTCATGACCACGCCGCAGGTCTTGCAGGCCGAGATCATCCCCGCCCTGAAGGCTCCTGCGGAAATGCCGTCCCAGCCCTGGGTTGAGATGTGCCGAGCGCCGTTGAAGTCCCGATCAAAATCCCGGGGCTCCCGGTTCTTCTTGCCCTTGGCCGCTGCGCCCTCTTTCTGGTTGGCCATCATCTGTTTCTTAGCCTTCTCAGAGAACTTATGGATAACCAACGGGACCCCAGGTTCGTTCACGATCTTGAACTCGGCGACCCGGAAGTTCGGGGCCTTCACGGTAAGGATCGTCTTGTCCCCGGAGGGGACCATCGGAGTCCCATCGCCCGGCCCATCTCCTGGCTCATTGAACGTCTCGATCTTCTTCTTGTCCATACTCACTGTACCTCCTCACGTCGATTAACTATTTACCCTCAAATCGGTTGCACGGTTTCCCCAACGTTACCGTAACGGGGTAGAACCCGCACAGCATCTCCCTCATGTTCTCGGCCTGACCGACGTTGGCCGAATGTATGTTGACCCTGCTCGGGAGATAATCGGCGTCCAAGGTCGACCCGCCGTCGCGGTCCCAGACCATGGCCATGCACAATAAGTAGAAGGCCACGGGCTCGAATGTCTCCCCACACGGGTACGGTCGGTGGACCCCGTTGATCTGGACGTCGTGGCTGATGTCGTGGTCGAACGAGACCTCGGATACCTTCTGGGTGGCGAGCACGCGGATCGCCTCGGTCACGGTCTTGGCCCAGTGCCATCCTTCGGGGGCGGGGCGGATGTCGTCGACCCAGAGCTTGATCACCGGGGCCTCTTGAGTCCGTCCATCATCGCCTCGATCGCGCGGGCCCCGGCACCCGGGCCCATGTCCCGGTCGTAGCCCCAGAGGTCCAGCGGGTTCTCGGAGACGTCGGTCTTTATCACCCGACCGTAGAGGTAGTCGAAGTAGGCGCCGGTTGCTGGCTGCCCGATCTCGTGCCTGGTCCCCTTGATCAGCTTCTCGGCGGCCTCGACCGTCATCGGCTCCGGTCTCGCCTGGAGCACGCCCAGGCCCTGGACCCGGCTGGCATTGTAGAGCGCGGTGAGCACCTGCGCGTCGGTCAGTCCCGTTCTATCCACGTTGTCTCCCTGCGACCCGGATACTCTACCATGAGATTCCGGATTTGTCAACACCATCATACGATCAGCGTCGGACCTTCTTCACCGGCGCCAACCTCCTAGCCTCGTCCCGGATCAACCTCAGCGCCGCCGCGAACGGGCGCGTCTCCTCGGAGACGTCGTCGAACATCGTCGGGAAATTGACGAAGTCACCGGCGATGATCCTCTGGAGCAGCCCCGCCATCTCCGGGGCCGCCAGGACCAGCGGCATCAGCTCGCACTGGATGAACTCGGCGGTCTTGGCCGAGTCCGGACCCTCGTGGCCGATCGTGATCTCCACGCCCCTGTAGGTGAAGGACTGGGCCCCGAGTTCCTTGAAGATCATGACCCCATCTCCCTCTTCGAGTACTTATGGAAGGACTCGAACGGGCAGCGGGCAGCCGGGGCCGGGGTCATGCTCGTTATCTTTCCGTCATCCCAAGTCAATCCGCAGTGGCCGCAGGTGACGGGGTCATCGGCCTGCTGCCCGAGCTTCAGCGGCTGCACCGGCCAGGTTCTGGGGATGCTCTTTATCGGAATCTTCACTTGGCCTCCAGGCGACCACCGCAGATTTCGCAGCGCCGGGTCCGGGGTGGATACCGGTTCTCGTCCCCGCAACCGTTGCAGACCTTGCCCACGTAGAGGACGCGGGATAGGCTCTGGCCGCAGAGCACGCACTCGGTGGCGCCGTACTGGTACTCCTCCCGGCAGCGCGGGCAGGTGCTGACCTTCTTGCCCTTGATCGGGGCGGGCATGAACTGAGTAACGATCGGGAGACTGACTCCATCATCATATTTAGTGGACCAGGTCGAGAAGTCGAGGGGGACGCGGAGCTGCCGGGGACGGGCCACGTAGATTCCCTTCAGGCCCCTCAGCTTCGGCTTCAGCGTGGTCCCGACCTCGGCCCTGGTCTTGACGAGGTCGAGCCAATGGGGGTTGCGGGTGTCCAGGCCCGGGCGCTGGGTCTGGCGCTGTAGGAAGCCGCAGCGGCTATCAGTGAGCACGACCCAGAGTCCGTAGGCGATCCTGTATTTGGCCATGATCAGGGCTCCTGGGCGGTGGCCTTGGAGATGGCGGCTCGGTCAGGGCAGGCGGACAAGGCGCGGTCGTAGTCAGCTAAGGCGCGGTCGTAGGCGGACCCGGCGCGTTTATAGGCGGACCCGGCGCGGTTATAGGCGGCCCAGGCGCGGTCGTAGTCAGCTAAGGCGCGGTCGTAGTCAGCTAAGGCGCGGTCGTAGGCGGCACTGACCAAGGCGGCCTTGTGGCAGATGTCAATTTCGGTTTCTGTGTTTTTCATTTTATTTCCCATTGGCCTTGGCCTTGGCGATGGCGGATAGCCACCGGATGCTAAGCTCGGAAATACGAACATGGCGCAAAGCGAAGAATGCTGCCTGCACTTGTTTGAGTGTGGTACCCTTGGACATAGCGGCTAAGCCAAGTGGGATGAGGATGTGGTCGCGTTGCGAGCGGGAGCATCTCATGTCACTTGACCTCCTGGGCCTTGGCCGAATTGTTGGTAGCCATTAGAGTGGGTCCTCTGGCCGGAACCCGGCGTCATGTATGGCCTCGCGGAGTACCTGCTGAGTGGCCTCCGATCCGCTGGCCCCCCCCGGTTGGGATCGCGGAATTCATCGAGGGCCTTCTGGCAGGCGCGCAGGAGCTTGGGGCTCGCGGCCATAAGTTTGAAGTTTGCGGCCTTGACCTTCTCGGTGTAGGCCAATAACTTGCTGGCGTGGGCTATGACGCAGCCAGATTTGCTCAGCAGATGCTGGTCACTCCCGAGCTTCTCAGCCATCCACGGATCATGAGCGACTATCATTTTCCTCTTCCCTTTAAGATTTTCGTTCATAATACTATTGTACCACGTTGAACACATCCTGTCAAGACCCGAAAACAGGCATAGGACTTTGGGCCTATGCCAGTATAGGTCTAAATAGTTCCACCCTGGGATGTCCAAATCGCGGGGAGCACTTCCTGCCAGGATCAGAGTACGATTACCGACGAGGAGTCCGTAGTAGTACAGAGCGCACCAGAATCGCGATGCTCGAATTCTCAGACGGCGCTTGACAATCCCCGGCCCCGGTGCTAGAATCTTCGGGCAGCACAATTTTCAAACAGGGAGAGCAGCAGGGAAACGTGATGAGCGTGCAGACTGGAGCTTCGACGAAGCGTCTGAACTGATCACGAGACCGCCTGGCACGGGCGGTCTTTTTGTTTCCTGCCGCTGTGGAGAATGGTACCGAAGACCGCGATCTGGGCTTGCTCAGCCAGGTGCGTAGACGGCAAGGACCGCACGGTCCTGGCCCTCTACAGGGGAGAGAAGACGGTGTTGGTCCAGAGGCCCTGGATTGCTCCCACGACCACGCTCCTGCTCGAACCTAAGCTGCAAAGGTTCGTAGGCTTCCTACGGGACCTGATCTCCGTCGCCGACTACCACGCCTATAAAGGAGTCTGGTATGGGGAGGTCGCGGTGGACTGGCGGGCGCTGTCCGCGATCTCCGGGGGCCTGGGACGCAACTCCATCGACACCTACCTCAAGGCCATGAGCCGCGCCGACCTAATCCTGTACCGTCCAGGACACTCCTGGACCAGGCCGCCGCTGATCCGCATCTACCCCTACCAGAGGACCACCGGAATCCACCTGATCGAGCCAGAGGCCTCGTGGCTACGGTCGTTCGTGACCAATATCACGCCGAAGACCGTGGAGCTGGAGATCGAGCCCCAGGCCAAGAGCATAAACACGCAGTTAATCCGGCGCCTTACCGCTCCAGTGGCCCAGAACAGTCCCTGCAACCTGGTATCCGAGGCCCCAATCTACGTAACCGAAGATTCCACAGAGCCCAACTCGTGGGCTCTGTGTAAAGTTTTAAGCATACTGCCAGGAAATGCTGATATCATAAGAACAATTTGCGGAGTTCCTGGGCTTGAAGACTTTGCCAACATGAACTGCGGCGTCGACCCAGCGGTCGGTTACCACAGTTCGGAGCCAGTGACCCCAGAGTCGGTGGCGAAGGCCAGGATTGAGGACTCCGTGAACTGGCGTTCGGAGTGGTCAGAGAACGGGATAAGCGTAGTCGTGGCCAAGGATTTCCCGATACCGGCGCCAGGGGACTTGGGGGTAGTTCCGTCCTGGGAGCTGGCCTCTGACGACATAAACTTTCCACAGAGCCCAAGCCGTGGGCAGGTCCCAAGTGAGGGACAGGAAGCCGGTGCCGACTTTTCACAGAGCCCTCAGCGTGGGCTCTGGGTGCCAACAGACAATGATACCAATCAATTAAATGATATATCTATCAAATCTGATTGTGATGTCAACCAATTAAATGATATATCTATCAAATCTGATTGTGATGTCAACCAATTAACCGGTTTAACTATTAAATGTAGTTTGCAGGCAGAGCCCTCAACGTGGGCTCTGGCCGGTGGCGCTGGCGCGCCGGTCGCGGGCCGAACGGCGCCCGCTCCCGGCGCTATGCCAAGCGCCAGCAGTGATTACATTCGCGCAAAGTCGAAACGGCAACTGAACCAGGAGCAGCTGTCCGGTCTCTACCGGCAGCGGGGGCCGAGGTTGACCGATGAGCAGCGGGAGGAGCGGACGACAAAGGAGGTATCCTGCATCGAGACGTACGAGAGGCTCACTGGTGTCCCCTTCTGCCGTGATGACGTGAAGTTCTTGGAGAATGCCTTGACCCTCACCAGCCACGATCTGGTGCTCAGGGGCATCAGCTACTCCTCCAAGTGGCCGGAGCCTCCCGGCTACTACGTGGTCAAGAACGGGTTTGCACACGTACTGCGTGCGATCGAGAAGAACAAGTTCCTACACCTGAAAGCCAAGAAGTCTAGGGATCGGGTAAAGGTCGGGTCCGGGATCAGCGACGTCAAGGAGAAGGCTAGGGACTATAAGAGGGCAGACCCAGCTCCAGGCCGTGCCGTTCCGTCCCAGGATTCTTCCGCTCCGGAGAAGCCCGCTCCCGCCCCCTCTGCGGCCCCGGCGCCAGAGGCTACGGCGGGCAAGGTCTTCGTGTCGCCAGTAAAGCCCGCGCCCGCCCCATCTCCTGACCCGGCGCCAGAGGCTATGGCGGGCAAGGTTTTCGTGCCGCCGGTCAGGGAGGACCGCAAGTGAGCTTTGACCTAGCCGGGAAGTGGCACTGCCCCCACGGCATGTGCGAAGGATCGGCCTGGGTCATGGGTCCCGATGGCAAGGGCGTTATCCACTGCGCGTGCTGGCCCGACATGATCAAGGCCCTGGCCGTGTCCTCGGAAGCTCGCATCCCCCCCAAGTACCAGGGCAAGCGCTTCGACAACGGCAGCGTCACGGTCCGCGAGCGCTACCCCAACTACCAGAACGTCGTGGACTTCGCGTACAAGTACGCTACCAACTGGCAGGGGGCCCCGGACGCCGGGGGCTGGACCAGGGCCCGCAACGGTGGCCGGTGCCTGATCCTGCTCGGCGTCGACAGCGGCGCGGGCAAGACCCACCTCGCGTGCGCGATCATGCAGCAGCTTATCGAGGACTACTGGACCGAATCCGTGTGCCACCAGGACGTCTGCTGCTTCGTCCAGCCCGTGGAGTGGTTCGGAAAGATTTCTGAGCACTACCTGAGGTACCCGGTCCTCCCTCGCGGGCAGGCCCAAGACGAGCAGAACACCGACCCGGGCTGCAAGGCCAGCCGCAGGTCCCTCGCCGACTACGAGAAGAGGCTTGAGACCACCGACCTCCTCGTCATCGACGACCTCACGCGGTTCCGGGGTGGGGACGATAAGAAGTTGAGCCACATCTTTGAGGTGGTCAATAATAGGACGAACAACCGCAAGCCCGTAATCGTCACCGACAACGAGCCCACGGTCGAGCGCGTGGCCAAGGCCCTGGGCGACAACTACGGCCACCCGATCATGTCCCGGCTCGAAGGCAACGGAGACATCGTAACTATCGACAACCCCCGGGAGAACCGGGGCAAGAGGAGGTCCCAGTGACCCCGATCACTTACCCCGTGACTCCTGGAATCCGACGCGCCCGTCGCGGAGAGTACTGCGAGGCCTGGGTCAAGGACACGACGTACGCCAGAGCCCACGGCTGCATGATCACCCACGGCTTGAGGAAGGTCGGGGGGAAGTTCCTTTGCTCCCGGCACCAGAAGCCCAGGAGGAAGCCGTGACGGCCCAGGACCTGTCCCAAAAGTTCTCGTCGGTGAAGGGCACGTTCGCCCACCGCTGGAGGGAGGGTACGGGTCCCTGGCTCGACCAGCAGCGCCCGGACCTGGCCGTGGCCATGGCAGTGACGAAGGCTGACCTAGACTCGACGTGGAAGGCCGTACTCGAAGGCAGGGGCCCGATCGTGACCTTCGAGATCGCGCTGATGCACTGGGGCCTGGCGCACGTAGCCGCACTCGACGCATGGGAGAGGAAATGAAAGCGAAAGAAGCCGTGGAAAAAATACTGGCATCCACCAAGGGGAAGGTTATGACCCCAAACAAGGCCGCCGAAGTCCAGGCCGCCGCCTTCGCCGATTGCGCGTGGGAGGAGTTCAAGCGCGTGATCGAGCTTCGGTTCCGTGGCAGCCGCAGCAAGGTCAGCATCCAGTCAATAAAGAGCTTGGTCGACGAGTACGGGGCCTGGGGCACGTGCGTCTCACGCCGGTCCAAGCTCCCGTGGCTCAAGGACAACTGCGGGCGCGTCGCCTTCGGACTGTTCTTCGATGCCGTGGCCAAGGCCTCGGGGGGAGTGATCTCGATCTCTGACCTGATCAGGCCCAACCTCGCCGTGGGCTCGCGGGCGGTCCTGGGCCAGACCGCGACCGGCGCCCCGCAGCCCCAGACCTCGGGACCCGCGTCAGCGTCCACCACCCATCTGCCACCGACCGTGGGTGAGGAGGCGATCAATGGATAGCGCGCAGATGGACCTGCCGCAGGTCCCGGTCAGCGGCGCCGCGATCTCGCGGGAGGTATACCAGCAGATCGTTGGCAACGGCCTGGTCTCAGACCTCCAGAAGCTGGTGGTCGTCGCCATCGACAGCTACGGGCCCATGACCGCTAACGAGGTCACGGCTAGGCTGAACGTGACGCAGCGGGACTGCGTCAGGCCGAGGCTCACCGAGCTGAAGAACCTGGACGTGGTCGAGGCCGTGTCCAAGCGCAAGTGCTCGGTGAGCGGGAAGGTCTGCCTGGTCTGGAGCTTCACGGGCAGGCCCCCGACGCGGAACGTGACGGAGATGGTCAGGTGCCCGCACTGCAATGGGAAGGGTAAGGTGCCCAAGGCTGCCAAGATCGCAGAGTTCTCTGCTCATGAGGAGAAGGGGATCGCTGGGGAATTCTGATGATTAGAGATTTGGAGGAGAGGTATCGTTCTTACTCCGGCAAGAAATTTGGGCGCTTGCTGGTAGTTGGTTTTTCCATGAAACCCCACGCCACGCTGAAGTGCTCGTGCGAGTGCGGTAAATCAATTAAGGTCGAGGCATGGCGGTTGACCTCGGGGCACGTTAGTTCATGCGGCTGTCGTTTCCGCACGGTTCGGGATGATGGGTTTAGAAATTTAATCAACAAGAAATTCGGGCGGCTATTGGTGGTCGGAATGACTCGGGTTCGTCGGACAAACGGTGCAATTCACATCCTATGGGAATGCGCTTGCAGCTGCGGAGGAAAAACATTCACGAGTGCATATGCCCTGGATTCTGGTAGGACTTCGTCGTGCGGATGCCTGCGCCGGGAGCGCTTGTTGGCGTCCAATGTCACTCACGGGTGCGCATTCAATGGCGCGGTGACGTCGGAGTATAAAACCTGGCAGCAGATGGTCTATCGTTGTACTGTGAAGACCCACAAGCAGTTCAGAGATTATGGTGGTCGGGGTATAACGGTTTGCGATAGGTGGAAGAGATCGTTCTCCAATTTCCTCCATGACATGGGCGCCAGGCCGAAGGGGATGTACTTAGACAGGAAAAACAACGATCTTGGTTATTCCCCATCAAATTGCAAGTGGTCCACACCCACGGAGTCCGCCAACAACACTAGGCGCAATCGGCTCATAGAGTGCGGTGGTATCACTCTGACCATGTCTGAGTGGTCTAGGAGACAGAAGATTCCTCTCCACACAATATCCTACAGGATCAATTCCAAGCGTTGGTCCATAGAACGTGCTCTGGAGTTCTATGTTTAATCGCGTTCGCGATTCCGTCGATATAATTCGTCATATAGGTAAGCACGTCGAACTTCACGGTACTACGATGCCGATGAAGGCTTGCTGCCCATTCCACGAGGAGCGCACGCCAAGTTTTTACGTATATAAAGATCATTTTTGGTGTTATGGAAAATGCAATTCTGGAGGGTCAGTAATTGATTTTGAGGCGCGGAGGCAGAATCTCAGCATCGTCGATTCCGCCCGTTCCCTGTGCATAGAATACAACATCGTGGTCAGCCAGGAAGAGAGTGATCGGTATGAGAAGTCTGAGAAGAGGAGGAAGGAGAAGTCCGATATGCTGTCGGCGCTTCCCACAATCGGCAGCGCGCGACCCGAGCTGGTCCGATACCTGCGCGAGGAGCGTAAGCTCTCGGACCAGACTATCCAGGACCTCGGCATCACCTTCGCCACTCGCGAGAACTCGATCGTCGTACCTATCAATGACAAGTTTGGGCGCATCGTTGCTTTTGCCAGGCGCGATCTCGACTACGCTGTCAAGGGCGGACCGAAGTGGAAGAATGACGCCGCCGATGAAATCTACGACAAGAAGAGCATCCTCTATAACTTTGACCGGGCCCGGAGGTTCCTGTCCCAGGACCAGCATCTTATCCTCTGCGAGAGCTACATGTGTTGTGCTGCGCTCTGGGAAGCAGGGATCAAGACCGGAGTGGCGTATTGCTCGTCGAAGGTCACCAAAGAGCAGGCGGAAGAGATAAGGGCTTTGGGCGGTCTTGGGATGGTGGTCCTGTTCGCGGCCTGCAACGATAGGACGGCCCAGGACAAGCTCCTGGTGAACCGCACCGTGATCCACTCAGCGGTGCCTGAGGCCCACATCCGCGCGGTCGTGATCCCGGATGGCTCGAAGGATTTGAATGATGTTCTGATCAACCACGGCAAGGATGCCTTGGTGAAGATCGTGCGGGAGTCGATCCCCATGGACCGGTACCTGCTCGATCAGGTCCTGGCCAGTGAGCCCGTGGTTGAACTCCAGTATCGTCGGGCGAAGGCGATGGTGGCCATCGCCGAGAACCCGCTGAGCCAGAAGGACCTGATTTCCTACCTCGCCAAGAAGTGGTCGAAGGACGAGGCGATCGTTGACCACTACATGACTGGCAAGGGCGGAGAGGCCGTCTCCAGCATCTCCTTCGACAACATCGGTAGCCTGATCACAAAGTACGAGGAGTACACGCGCACGATCGACAGCCAGCGCGTGAACACGGGCTGGGCTCCGTACGACAAGCTCACGCGGGGCATGAAGCCCGGAGACGTCTGGCAGCTGATCGCCGCCGCCGGGACCGGGAAGACCACGTTCGCGGAGCAGTTGATGATGTCGATCGGGGAGACGCAGCCGGATGTCCCCATGATCTTCTACAGCCTTGAGCAAAAGTCGCTGATGGTCTTCGAGCGCTTCATGCAGATGGCCGGGGAGATGGATGGAGGTGAGGTCGAGAGGTGGATGGTCGCGGGTAACGACGCCCAGAACAGCAAGATTTTCTCGGCGGCCCAGAGCCTGAGCGCCAAGCTCAAGAACCTCCTGGTCTGCGACCAGGGCGGCCTGAACCTGAAGATGATCGAGGAGAACACCCGGGGCGCGGGCTTCGCCTACTTCGGCAGGCCCGTGTCCGTGATCTTCATCGATTATCTCGGCTACCTCCACGGCGACGGCAACTCCATCTACGAGCAGGTGTCGTACCTGGCGCGCGAGCAGAAGGAAGTGGCCAAGCGCCTCAACTGCCGGATCGTCAGCTTGCACCAGACGACCAAGGCCGGTAAGCCAGGCGTCGCCATCGACGACTCCCACGCCCGCGACAGCAGCGCGGTCCGGGACTCCGCCGACGTCCTGATCGGGGCCTGGCGACCGGAGCTGGAAGAGGGTCTGGTAGACGCGAAGAAGAAGGAGCTGGAGGGCGTCTGGCGGTCGAAGATTCTGAAGAACCGCTACGGTCCCGCGCACTGCATCGTAGACTTTGAGTTCGTGCCCAGGTACCTGAAGCTATTCCCCGCAGACCCCAGGAAACGGGCGGAGATCGCGGCCCGGGCCGTGGCCCAGCCCATCACCCTTCCACCGGCGCCGGGCCTGGAAGGACCTGACGGTAAGGAGAGAGCCAGTGGATCATAGCCAGTCGCCGAATGTTCGTTACGTCGAGGAGACCTACGGGGAGACGTGGCCGACGTCGACCCAGTACGGGTCCATGGCCTTCGGTCCGGTCAAGGAGGGGCAGTACGTCTACCTACCTATGCCCCTGGCCTACGCGCAGCTCACGGCGCAGGCCCAGTGGGAGCGGTTGCTCGACCCCAAGTACGAGAGCGAGAAGCACAACCTCTTCCTGAACTGGAACATGCGCCTGACGATGGAGCGGGCGCAGATGATGGTCCGGGTCAGGTCAGAGGTGATCCAGCGCGTGAACGAGGCCCTGACTCTGGGCCAGATCAGGAACGCGGTGACCCGCGATCCCATGACGGGGAGGCAAAAATGATAAAGCTGTTCAGCGACAAGTGCAATTTTCCTCAGAGCTGGTCGGAACTTAACCCGAACCTCGCGGTACTGGACAGGGAGCCGAACCTGAACCTTTCCATCTTCACGGACCTGGCTGAGGAGCAGGCCAACGTCATCGACACCGACTGCCTGCCCGGGGCCGTCGCCCACTTCATGGTCAAGATTCAGGTCGTGATGAGCTACACCAACGTCATGGCCGCCCGCGTCGCGTTCAAGCTCAACGAGTACGGCATGGCCATGGACAGGGTCAGGGCCCAGAAGGCGGCGGCCTTGAACGGGAACGAGGAAGTGGCGAAGCGCCCGAAGTCGGACGCGGCGCTGGAGCGGGCCCTTACGATCGACCCCGACCTGATCGCCCTGAAGTGGTCGATCGAGGACCTGAAGACGGTGCACGAGTTCTGCAAGGATACGTTTCGGACCCTGCAAAAGGGAGCGGAGGCCTGGCGCGCTCGGTACTACGGCGCAGGCGCGGACAAGGACCTGACCCCGGGGATCAACGCCCCGGACGATGGCGAGGGAAGCGTGAGTGCCTTTCCGCCCAGTATCGGTGGATAGGATCAAACCAAGGAGGAATCGTAAATGAACGACATGGTACCAGCAGGGACGCCGGGAGCGATGGTCACGGGCGGGAGGACGGCTAACCCGTTCGACAAGGCCAACGCCTCTGGCGCAGTCGAGGCTCCTCCACCGGATGTTCTGGGTGGTGGTTCGTTCGGAGAAATCTGGGCGATCGACACGGACCGCAAGTGCTTCGTGAACAAGAAGACGAATGAGGCCCGGGCCGAACTCTACATCCAGGTCTGCGCCGCGCGCGCCAACCGCGTGTTCTTCAAGGACAACGAGCGGGCGTGTTGGTCGGACGACGCCAAGTCCGCCTACAGCGGCATCGCCTGCCCCTCTTGCCCGAGGATCAGCAGCGTCGACGCCTTCAACAAGTACTACGAGCAGCACCCGGAGACGGCGCGCCCGCAGTATCTCGGTGACGGTGGCCGCAACATCGCCTGCTCCCTGCGCTACACCATCAAGTGGCACCGGGAGTTCGTGCCGGTCCAGGGCGGTCTCGTCATGTACGAGCACGAGAACCCGGTGATGGTCAACACCCCGGAGTCCTCGGTCTACGCCATGTTCGGGGCCAAGGGCCTGATGCCCAAGCTCCAGCAGATGGGGGTGGACATCACCACGTGCGTGATCAAGATCAAGCACGCCGAGCGCGAGAACAAGGCCTTCAAGAAGATGTACAGCTACGCGGACTTCGAGTTCGTGGACCTGGCCCAGAACGTTCTGGCGAAGGTCACGAAGGTCGTCAATGTCACGGACCAGACCGCAGCGCCGTCACAGGCTGCGGCTCCGGCACCGGCTCCGGCGGCCTCGTACCCGGCGCCGGGCCTGCCGCTGATGTCGGGAATGGCCCCCGCCGCGCTCCCGGCTCCGACGTTGGCACCGGCGGTGGCCCCCACGGCCTTCCCTCCGGCGATGGCGACGGGGCTGGCTCCGGTTCCGGGGATCACGGCGGCGATCCCTATCGCGCAGCCGACGACGGCGGGAGTCGCGGGATTCCCGACCACGGCGATGCCTCCCGCGCAGCCGACCACGGCGGGGGTTCCGGGATTCCCGGGCATGGGTGCTCCGGCCCCGGCGGCCCCGGCAGCAGCGCCCGCACCCGCACCCGCACCCGCAGCACCGGCCCCGACCTTTCAGGAGCTGGCGAAGGCGCAGTTGATCAAGGACTTCTCGTCGCTGCCCGAGCAGCTGAAGCCCCTGGTCCTCAGCCTCGTCCAGGTCCAGAAGATCGAGGACGTGCCGTTCGACAGGGTCCTCACCGCGTCGCAGGCCGTCACTGCCGCGAGGAGCTACCAGCCCGGTCAGCCCGCAGCGACCACGGCGGCGGCCCCGGCGGCGGCGCCGTTCTGACCAGACTGGGGAGCCGGGCCCAGAGCCCGGCTCCCCTCCCAAAGGAGATAGAGATGCCAAAGAAGAGCGCGAAGAGGGACGGTGAGAAGGGCGGCGAGTTCCCGGCGCCCCCGAACGAATACTGGAGCGTGAAGATCGATTTATACGGATGGTTCTGGCACCTGTACAAGTTCTCCTTACTCAGGATGGAGAAGGTCCCGAACCGGAATGGGAAGCCCGGCTCTTCCGGGGTCTTCGTATTCGAGCGTACCCCGGAGCTGGAGGAGGCGGTGCGGGAGTTCTGGAACCCGACCACCGAAGTGAACAAGGGCTACAAGGCCTTCCTGGAGGCTCTGAAGGATGGTAGGCACATGAAGATCGCACTGGAGAGGTGAGATGGACGACTGGCACGAGCTGCTGAGGCAGGCGGAGGCGCGCCTGGCCGCCGCCGGGGCCCCGCCGACGACGCCCCCGGTGGTCAGCATACCACCCATGAAGGAGGAGTGGCAGAGGGAGATCGTCCAGCGTCTGGAACAGAGCGGGTACAACCTGGTCATCCCCCTTACTTCAGGGCAGAAGATCAGGGTCGTGCGCGAGTCTGAGGTCGGCCTTCCGGACCCGGAAGGTTTGGTCAGGATTTCTGACCACACGATGATGAGTCTGGCCCACCACGCGGTGTTCCTGAAGGGAAAGGTCTCGCGCGTGGTCAGCAAGGACCAGCACACGGCGGAGTTGAAGGCCCTGATCGAGCAGGGCAAGGCCTACTGGGCGAGCCCGAACGTGTTCGTAGAGATCGAGAAGAAGGAGACGTTCTCCACGGCCCCTCAGGACGGGGTGGTCGCCGCCCCGGGGAATCCGCAGGCCCTTCCCGTCGTGGACCCGAGGCCGTTCCTGTCGATCAGTGCCGGGATCGTCAGGGAGTCGGTGCCGATGCGGCTGCCCAACGGCAAGGTCGTGGGCTCGCTGTTGAAGACCGTGCACGGGCCCCTGTACGTCAAGAACGCGGGTGAGGCCGACCACCGCCTGCACGTGGGCGCGGAGTGGGCCAATCTCGGCGGCTACACGATCGACGAGGAGATTTTCAGGAAGTACCTGGGCGACCCCCAGACCGTTATCAAGGTCGTCCGGGACAAGGTCCTGTACTTCACGACCTCGGAGCACGTGAAGCGCTATGCCGGGGTCATCCGGTCCTGGGGAGCGGAGAAGTTGGTCATGCCCCTGAGCGGGAAGTTCTGGCTCGTGACCAACGAGCAGGGGCAGTCGCAGGAGTTCGGGTCTTGACAAATTCCGTGGGTTTGCTATGATGATAGTGCACCTGATGAACAGAGAACCTTTTTTACTTTATGGGTCGCCCGTCTGGTCGAGGGTTCTCTCTCGAATCAGGTGCAACGGGCGTCCCACCTTTTTTTTATGAGCAAAAACAAGAAGGCCAAGAGACCTCCGACTAAGGCCGTGCGCCTCAAGCGCGTGAAGAAGGCTCTGAGCGAGCTGTGGTCCAGGGTCGTGAGGCTGCGCGACGGCAACAAGTGCCTGATGTGCCCCAAGACCGAGAACCTCCAGGCCCACCACTGGCTGTTCGCCAAGGGCCACTGCCAGCCCCTGGCCTACAACGTCTGCAACGGCGCGACCCTGTGCTACGCCTGCCACGTCCGCAAGCTCCACCAGAACAGCGACGGCGACTTCGTGATCCGCCTCTGCGAGATCATGACCAAGATCGTGGGGGTGGACTCCGTCGCGAGGATGCGCTGGATCGCTGCGGAGAAGCCGGAGCTGGGTCTCGAAACCATGGAGTCGATGCGGGACACCTTGCAGAGGATACTTAACAGCGGCAACGCCACGGCATTCATCGCCAGGGAGTTCCTGAAGCAAGATCGGAAGCCTGCGGCCCAGGCGCCGATGCCGCAAGCGGATAAGGGAGAATCTCATGGGTAGGTTCCGGAAGAAGCCGGTGGCCGACATCTTCGAGAAGACCTACGATCCGATCGAGGCCTCGGACTGCATCGAGCGCAAGTTCAAGGAGGCGTTCTGATTAAACCTGATTTGGCTGGCTGCTTCAGCAGCGATTGGCACATCGACGCCACGCGCAACCTTGAGGACACGGCCAAGTGCGTGGACTTCGTCATCGCCGAGACGATCCGGCGCGCCGACGCCCTGGGCCCCAAGGTCCCCTTCTGCTTCACGCACGGTGGTGACGGCTACAGGTCGTCCCACCCCCTCCCGATCGAGACGGACATAATGCACCGCGTCCGGCTCCTGAGGCGGCACGGGATCGAGTCGGAGATCATCGTCGCCAACCACGATATCCGCGAGAGCGAGGCCGGGGGCTCGGTGCACGCCTTCGTGGACATGCGCAACCTCGGCAATGCCATGGACGTGATCGAGGAGCCCACAGTGAGGCCGGTCATGTGCGGCGACCAGACCATCGCCTATCGCCTGCTGATCCCCCACATCGGGAAGGCGCTGCTCCAGCGCTCGGGGCTGAACTACAGGACCTACTTCAAGCAGGTGATGAATGACTTGATCTCGCGCTGCCCCGCAGGCAGCCGCATGATCCTGGTCTCCCACTTTCTCGTCAAGGAGGCCAAGGTCGGGACCAATGAATATGTAGTGGGTGACGACCAGAATATCCCCCTGGGGGACTTGGTCGACCCCCGGCTGCTCGCGGTCCTGCTTGGCGATGTCCATAAAGCTCAGCGGATGCACGACAAGCCCTGGATCGGGTACTGCGGGAGCATAGACCGAGTCGACTTCGGTGAGGCTGATGACCCGAAGGGCTTCATCTACTACGAGGTCTACGGACCCGAGATCAAGGTCGAGTTTATCCCGACCCCGGCCCGGCGCTTCCTCCACATCGTCGCCGACCTCAGCCCCAACCAGGCGGAGGGCAGCAAGTTCTTCGGGGCCCCGGAGTCCGTCTCCAACCTCCAGGGGTGGCTTGAGGGGAAGATGGAGGACTACGATCTGAAGGGTGCGATCGTCAAGGTCACGATCAAGTGCGGTTCCGGTCAGAAGGTGGGGGTGGACGACCGGCGCCTGGGAGACCTTCTGGTCAAGCTCGGCGCCGAGCGTGTGCGCACCGTCAGCTTCGACATGTGCGAGGCCAAGCTCCAGCGCGCCCCCGAGATCACCGAGGCCCTGAGCCCGGTGGCAGCCCTGGAGAAGTGGGTTGGGACCCAAGATTACTCGTCGGCGGTGAAGGAGCAGGTGGTGGTGGCGGGGAAGAAACTCATATCAGGAGGCGAATAACGTGGAGCAGATGACTCACCAGATCAAGACGCACGAGGACGTGTTCCAGGCCAGGGTCAACGGCCTGAAGCCATGGGAGTTCCGGAGGAACGATCGCGGTTACGGGGTCGGCCACTTCCTGCACGAGCGTGAGGTTAGGTCCGTGGTCAAGGACGTGCCCCACACCGATAAGAAGGCTGCCGTCGACCTGGAGTACACGGGCCGGGAGCTGATGAGCAGGATCGACTACCTCCTGGAGGGCCCGAGGTTCGGCCTGCCCAAGGGCTACTGCATCATGACCCTCAGCTGCCACTCGGTCCCTCGGGTGGTGCAAGGGTGATGCGCAAGATCATGGATGCGGTGGAGAAGGTGAAGGACGCGGTCCTGCCGATCCCGACGTACCGCACGCGCGTGGTCAAGGTCAAGGACCCCAAGGATTTCGCGGCCAAGCTCTTGCGAGGAGACGTCGTCGTCGCGGGGCAGGCGTCCACGAGCATAGGCCTGGTTCCCGGGTCCGAGCACGAGGTCGCGACGATCGACGGCGACGTCCTCGTGTTCAAGGACGGGAGGAGGCGACTGGCGGAGTGGTTCCGGCCCGAAATCAGGCGCCGGGAGCGGGTGCGGGTCAAGGTCGATATCGCGGCCCAGCAGAAGATGATCGAGGACTTCGCCCACTCCCGCTGGCAGTCGTTCTCCACCCAGATCGACGGTAGGATCGCCAAGGCCAAGTCCGAGGTCGCCGAGTACGAGGCCGCGATCCAGCGCGCCCACAACATCATGAAGATGCGCAACGAGAACCTGGTCCGGCTGGAGGCGTCCAAGGTCGGCGGCGAGGTCTGGCCTGCGGCCCTGGCCGGTAAGCTCCTGGCCCTAGTCAAGTCCAGGCTCTTCGCCAACGTCGAGATGGTCCAGGAGGGCGAGCGCCGCGTCCTCGTCGCCTACACAGGCCCGATGGATGTCGAGGCCAAGCTCGGGGTCACGCGGCGGGGCGAGTACGCGATCAAGGTCTTCCCCGAGTTGTCGCCCACGAGGATAGTGATCGAGAACGTGGGCCCGGGGCAGGTGGCATCTGACGTCCCCCACAACGAGAACGCGTCCGGGCTATGCAATGTCTGCTTCGGGGATCAGCGGGGAGAGATTCAGTCCATGGTCGACGACGAGGACTGGCCTAGGGTCCTGACCCTGATCCGCGTCTATCTGGAAGGTAACAGGAAGTAGCCGCTAAGGCGGCGAGGCCGGGGGCTCGCTATCCCCGGTCAAATCGCAGGAACAGGAGGGCAAGGTGACACCACCGGTGGGAAAGAAGAAGAAGCTGAAGGTCGGAGTGAAGAAGGTCAAGCTCGACGTCGGCGAGTTCCGGGACAAGACCAAGGAGATCGAGGTCGTCGAGGGCGTGACGACCGTGGCCGAGGCCCTGAAGCTGGCGGGCCAGAGCGTGCCCGAGGACAAGACCGCGAAGGACGAGGGCTGGCGCCTCAACGGCAAGGTCTGCGGCTGGACCAGCGTCATCACCGGCAGCGAGCCGACGTTGTACCGGCTTCCCAAGGTCCAGGCGGGCCGGGAGTAGGGGTATGAGCGGGTACTCGAACTCTCCAGACTACGGGACGGGAGTAATCGCGGGCGGGACGACATCAGCAGGAACCAACTACGTGGCCTGGGGCAGCGGTGCCTCTCGGACGACCGTGTCCTACGATGAGTCCTCGGACATGAAGTGCGAGAAGGCACCCGAGAGCAGGCCCGAACCGAAGCGCGGAGAGTTCCGAGTATCCGTATGCCGCAGCCCCAAGGGCCGCAGGGTGAAGCTCGTCGGGGATGGCCTCGACGGGCTTCGCCCACTCTTTTCGGCGTGGGCGGACAGGCTCGGCAAGGACCTGCGGGTCGTGCTCACCGGGGGCATGGCCCCCTACGAGTTCTACGAGAGGCCGCTGGTGGACATGCGGGTCGGGCCCAACACCCTGGTCCTCTTCCTCAGCGGCGATCCCAAGGCCCTGGAGAAGTCCTCGGTTAACCCGAACGAGGGCGCGTGGAGGGTGGGGCTCGACGAGCTGCAATCGCGGAAGGCCCCGGAGAAGTTGTGCTCCCCGGAGTTCCCGGCCTACGCCAACATCTACGACGACCGCAAGACATTCATCGGAAGGATCGAGGGGAAGTACGTCTATACCATGCTCTACATCCCCGAGGCAGAGAAGGCTCTGCCCGACGAGAAACTGCCCAGCGGGATGGTGATGAGGGACCGACACCAGGTAGCTTCGGCGCCGGAGCGGATCGCGCCCCTGATCGAGCACGTGCTGTCCCAGTACCAGCGCATAGTCGGGGGCTACGCCAGGGAGATCAGGGGAGAGGTAACGGATTCCTTATTCCGCGAGTTCTGCGGCGACTCCATGCGCAAGCGCCAGAAGTCCCTGCAAGACAAGATCGACTCCGCCATGAGTGAGATCAGGTCCCTGGAGAAGAGCCTGATCGAGAAGTCGCGGGCCGTGCGCGAGAGCCAGAAGGAGATCACTCTCCTCGGCTCCGGGGCCCTGGACGCGGAGCTGTCCAAGGAAGTTCGGATGCTGCTCAAGCTCGTGGATGATGGCCTCTACGAGAAGTTCAAGATCAGGCACGGTCGGATCATCGGCATGAGCGCGCCCGTGACGATCGAGCACGAGGGCAAGAAGTACGCGCTGGGCAAGTTCCTGGTCTGCATCCGCCAGAACGGCGCCATCGAACTCCGGCACGAGACCAAGACCGGGGCCTCCCACCCGCACCTGAGCACCGGCTCCGAGCACCCTTGCCTTGGTAATATGGGCAGTGACATCCCGAAGCTGATCGGTATGGAGCGCTACGCCATGGTCTTCCAGATCATGCACGAGTGGCTGCACTGCTATAACGTCGATAGCCGACACAACAAGATCGAGGACTGCGTGCGGACCCCAGCCGTGCTCCAGGCCTTTACCCCGGGAGAGCAGGCAACCCCGGTGGCTCCGGGTGTGATGCCTATTCGCTATGATGTCGAAGTAATCCATGCGGGTCCCGCTACTCCGGGCCAGTTCTTGCAGAAAATGGAGGACGTCAAGAGCGAGGTGCACAAGGCTCTGGGCGTACCCCGAGAAGCCTTGCACGATGGTCCAGAAGCGAAGACGGCGTCGGAGGAGACCTTAGCCGAGACGGTTAAGAAGCACCAAGCATTCACCGCGAACGTGAGCGAAATCGAGGAGGTAGGATGATCCAGACCACGGAGGGGGTCCTGACCGGGACCCTGACGCAGACGCAGGGCTCGGAGCTGACGCCAGAGATCGTGCCGAGCAGCCTCTCGCTGTCGGCTCTGAATATCACCGGGGCCACGTATCAGCCGGTTAGGATCGGCTGCCTGTGGCCACCGGCGGTGCCCAAGGACGCTCGGTTCCTGCCCATAGAGAACTTCTCGTCCCTCCAGCAGATACTGCTGATGAAGCGTGCCTTCGAGATCGTGATCGATCAGGCCGCTTACAATAAGATGATGTGCTACACGATGCAGGCGCCGGGAGAGGTCAGCGGCTTCGGCAAGGTCGTGCGGACCGGCAACTCCTTCCTGGTCCAGGACGTCGTGGCCCTGGAGCAGGTGAACACGGCTGCGTCCAGCCGCATATTCGAGGAGACGCTGAACCAGTTCATGCGGCAGATGCGCAAGCACGGCCTCGACACCGAGGGCTACGACCTGTTCTGGCACAGCCACCACACCATGCCCGTGTTCTTCAGCACCACGGACATGGACACGGTCGAGGCCCTGCACAATTCCAGGTTCACGATGTCCATCGTCGTGAATCAGCGCCTGGAGAGCCGGTGCCGCGTCGACTTCTACGACCCCGTGCGCTACGGGATCGACAACCTCCCGCTCAAGGTCGCGCCCGTGTTCAACCCCGGGCAGGCCGAGGCCTACCGCGAGGAGATGGGGCGGATAATGAAGTTCAAGCCGCTCAAGACCGTGAGGAGGAGATAACCGTGGAAACCATAACCGCAGACGTGAACGCCGTCGAGGCCCCGAAGCCGCCGGAGAAGAACCAGAAGTACTGGCGCCAGCTCGACCTCATGAGCCCGGAGAAGCTCAACGAGTGGAGCTTCGTCGTGGTGGGGGCGGGGTCAGTGGGGTCGTGGACCGCCCTGGCCCTGGCGAAGATGGGCGCGCAGAAGATCACGGTCTGGGACCGGGACGTCGTCGACGAGCATAACGTTAGCTGTCAAGTCTATCAGTCCTACGCCGTGGGTAAGCGCAAGGTCGAGGTTCTGGCCGGGATCGTCCAGGACTTGACTGACCAGCAGGTCGTGGGCATCGTCCAGCACCTGGACAAGGATGCGCGCCCCACTTTCGACGATCAGACGATCTTGGTCATGGCCGTGGATAATATGGATGCGCGCAAGCACCTGTGGGAGGTGGCGAAAGCCTGCCCCGCGATCCGCCTGGTCATAGACGTGCGCATGGGCGGAGAGGTCCTGCGCATGTACGCGGTGAACCCTCACGACCCCATGCACGAGGCCTTCTATGAGGAGAACCTGTATAGCTCCGAGGAGGGTGAGCACCTGCCCTGCACCGCGCAAGCCGTCTCCTACTCCTCGTTCTTCTCCGCCGCCTTCATCGCGAGCACGGTCAGCTCCTTCGTTAACGGTGTTCCGTTCCGCAACGAGACGACCTTCCACTGTCGCCAGCACAAGCTGATCGGGAGCCAGGTCTGAGATGGCCGAGAGCAAGCCCGCAGAGGGCCTGATCTTCGACAAGGTCGTATACGACTGCCTGGTCTCCAGCTGCGGTCGGGGTAGCGGCGAGAACATGGCCATGGTCGACGCCAAGAAGGAGACGGGCCTGTCCGAGGACTCGATCCTGCGCGCCATCGCCGAGATCAGGGCCAAGGGCTACCCCGTGACCTCCCAAAAGATGCGGCCCATGGCCGAGGACCGGTTCCGCATCGCCCAGACCGAGAGCGAGTACTTCGACTGGCGGGAGGGATTGATCAGCGGAATCCACGGCCTGATATCCTTGCTCAGGGTCTGCGACGCCGGAGCCAAGGCCAAGTTCGGAGTCGTCGCCCATCAGGCGAGGTTTGACATATGAGAGAACTAAGGATCAAGCTCGAAAACTTCATGGCCTACGCGGACCAGGAGTTCGCCCTCGATCGCTACTCCGGGCCGGTCCTGATCACGGGCAAGTACGTGGGTGGTGACCCCGGGGAGTCGAACGGCGCGGGCAAGAGCACACTGATCGAGGCCGTGGCCTGGTCCCTGTTCGGCGTCAGCCGCGCCGCGAGCGACGACGACCTGATCCGCCTCGGCACCGACGAGATGAAGGTGACCAACGTCTTCGAGATCGACGGCGTCAAGTACGAGGTCGTGCGCTCGCGCAAGCGTGGCAAGAGCCAGAGCCTGCTGTTCTCGGACCTGACTAACGACAAGAAGCTGCGGGGCAACTCCGTGAAGGAGACGCAGGCCCGCATCGTAGAGGTCCTGGGTATGGACTACGAGGTCTTCAGCAATACCGTGTACTCCCCCCAGAAGAAGCTGGACCTATTCCCGAGCCAACTCCCGTCCAAGCGCAAGGAGGTCCTGAGCACGATCCTCGGCATCGACGGCTACGCGGACGTCGAGGAGCGGGCCCGGCGCCTGGCCTCCGACCACGAGCGCGACGCTCAGGCCCTGGGCCTGGCCATCGACCGCATCCAGCTGGAGATAGGCCAGGAGACCGTGGGGGACGAGGCCCTGGCTAGGTTGGAGGAGGAGGTCTCGGACCTGGCGGACAAGTCCGTCGCGGCCAACTCCGTTGTCGAGGAGGCGGTGAGGGCTGCCGGGGAGGTCCGGGCCAAGGCCGCCTTCCACCAGAAGCTCCAGTCTGACCTGATCCAAGCCGATCAGAGCCTCGATCGGCTGCGCAGCCAGCAGGAGTACGCGGAGCGGGACCGCACCGAGCAGCTGGCTGGCGTCGACGCCGAGTGCCAGCGCATGTCCCAGATGGTCCAGCGCGAGCCCACGGTGACCAGGGCCGCCGCCGAGGTCGAGGCCAAGATCAAGACCTACGAGCAGGTGGAGAAGCGCCTGAACCAGTTGCAGACCGAGCAGGCCACGCTCAGGGTCCAGCGCGATGGATACCAGCGCGAGATCGAGGTCATGGACAAGGACCTGGCGAGGCTGAGGTCAAAGCTCGGGCAGGTGACCCAGATCGGGTCGCGGTGCCCGACCTGCTACTCGGCGCTGACCGAGGACGCGCAGAAGAAGATCATGGAGGACATCGTGGCCGAGGGCACGGCCAAGCGCAAGGACTACGACGCCAAGGCCGCGCAGGCCAAATCCGTGGTCGAACGCTGCGCCCAGGTCGAAGCCGAGGTCCGGGGCCTGGCCAACTCCGTGGCGCAGCAGGGGGAGCTGCGCCGGGACCTGGACAACTTCAAGCGCGAACTCAGCCAGATCGAGATGGCGAAGAACCAGGTGCAGTCGGCGGGGGCTCGGCGCCAGCAGGTGGAGGAGTCTTTCAAGAGGCGCGCGGACGAGATCGCGTCGGAGCGGACGCAGTGGGGCGGGCGCAAGATCGTGGCGGAGAAGTCCTTGGGCAGCCACGCCTACTCCGAGGCCGAGGCCTCCCAGGCCGAGGCCAGGATCGTCGCGGCTCGGGCCCAGGAGACGGCGCTGGCCAACCGCCGGGCCCAGGCCAGTCAGGAACTGGGGGTGCTCCAGGCCCGAGCCGAGGCCTGCCGGAGCAAGGGCAAGCAGCTGGAGGCCGACCGGGTGCGGCACAAGGAGGCCGTGGACCAGCAGTTCGTCTACAAGGAGCTGACCAGGGCCTTCTCAAGAAACGGGATACCGGCCCTGATCCTGGATAACGCGCTGGGGGAAATCCAGTCCGAGGTCAACGACGTCATGGAGAAGCTGACCGGGGGCAGGATCAAGGTCGAGTTCGCGACGCAGAAGGAGCTGAAGACGGGCAAGACTGCGGAGACCCTGGACATCATCGTCAGCGACGAACTCGGGGCCCGGGACTTCAGGCAGTACAGCGGAGGCGAGGCCGCGCGCGTGGCCCTGGCCATAAGGATGGCCCTGGCCAAGGTCATCAGCCGGAGAGCGGGCAAGCGCGTGGACCTGGTCATGATCGACGAGGTCAGCGACTTGGACCAGTCCGGAGTCGACGCCTTCGCCAGCACCATCTTGGAGATCGGGAAGGACCACCAGGTGTTCCTGGTCTCGCACTTGGAGAATTTCGGGGATCGGATTCCGAACAAGATCGTCATCGTCAAGGATCGTGATGGCTCTCACGTTGAAACCGAGGAGGCT